AATCAGATTGACCATATAACTGACCTGACATATTGACAGTTTCCACTATGTCATCATCATAGATAAACATGGAAGATGGCTTCATCCTTGCCAATAAGAAGCCTACATAACTCGATTGTTCTATATGTTTCCATATAGTCTGGACTATATCTTTATCCTATATTTTATAGGATAGAGGGCACTTTTTCACTATAGCACTACCTATAGCTACTTCCTGTTATTAAGCTGACTTTACAGCTCAGGTAGTCTCTGAACCCACTATGAGTGTACTCATAGCTTGGCTGCTGATTAGCATAGATTTCTCCTTAGCTTTCCAGCAATTCACCCTCTCCACTTTGAGTATTACTACTCAAAGGGGCAGTTATGGAAAATTGTTTTTTACAATCTTTGCATCTCCCCCTATAAACAAGTCCATGAATCATTTGTCTTGTACCTAATCTAACTGTATTATTTCCATTACATATAGGACATGTTAGTCTCTCCATTCTATGATACTCTGGAATATAATACAGTCTTTCATACTTTCTCCTAAGATAAAGTTCTCCACAATCTTTATAGACATAATCTGCAAATTGCTTTGATACTTTGTCTGAAGAAGTATAAAGTACATAATAATCATGCTTTCTAAGACTTACTCCAGCATATTTACAGGTCATATTTACAGTGATTTTATTATCATATAACACTCTTACTATATCAGTAATCATGTTAAACCCAGTTCCTCCAATATCAATTTTAGTGTTTCCCTGTTTTTGTCTATAAACACTACCGTCTCCATCGAAGTATCCTCTGATAAAATGGTGTATTAACTCTTTATCTAAATTAGGGAGTCTCAGTAATTCCTTATTATCAGTAGATTTTCTAAAATACATACCATTAGCTTGTAAATCTTCTACTATAGCCTTTTTAGTACATACTATAGACCAAGCATGATTAGTGCATTTAGACAATCTAAAGAATGGAAACTTAACTACTATAACATCAAGGAGATATTTATCATCTTCATGTAATGTTATACCAGCATAATAACTTCCATCACTAGAATGAATACAGCCATCACTGTAAAATAACCCCAGTAAATATGCTTTTTCAGGGGAATCAATGTTTTTTAATTCATTATTATACATACCCAAATAATTTAAGATTTATTTGGGTGCAAAGATACTAAAAATTTATGAGATTTCCAAATCTACCAATGCCACCTACACCTGCCAAAATGACAATCTTCTTCTGAATGTTCTCATACCAAATGGCAGAACTAAACCTACTTGTAGCTTCATCTACAAGCAAAGTTGCAGAGTTTGTAGGTATCTCTTGGTGTGCATCTTCTACAGCTTGGTCAAGAATAGCCTGTTCTTCCTCTGTCAAAGGTGAATCATTATCAAGATTCTGAGGAATATTTTCATATTCCCCTACTGAGTTGAACTCTTCAATAGCTTCTTCTAAAGCTCTCTCATATTCTGCTACTCTATTTTCTATTTCACTATTTGTCATAATACTAAATACTTTTGAAGTGCATCAATATACCCTTTGATATAATCATTTTCAGGGAGTTTTGTAAGCTCCTCTATCATATCATGGGCACAAATAGCACAAATTTCTGTTTCATCAAAGCCAAGCTCTTCCAACTTCTCATCTGTCACATACCATGTCAGATACTCTGTATAGGTCTCTGCCCATATCTTGAAATTATCCATGCCAACTTTGCCTTTACCAAATCTCTTTTCATACAGTGTAGGCATTGACTTAGCCCATTTAGTAATGTCAATCTTGCTATCATTAGAAATGATAATACTACCTGTAATCAATTGAAGTACAAGAGATTTCAAAGTAACCTTATCAAATGATACCTGACCATAAGGTATGTCATATCCCTCTTCAAATGGCAAGTCATCTGCATTATCAAAGAGAGTTGGCTGAACTACCTTAGGCTTATCAGCTTCCTTCTTGACAAGATTTGCTGGACCTGCCTTTGTACCATAGGAATTAGCAATAACAGGTTTATAGCCACCTTGATATACAGGTGTCTGAGCTTTCTTGGCTTTCTCTGCCCTTTCTGCTTTAGCTTGCTTGATTTCCTCAAGTCTTGCTGCCATGTCTGGGAATGAAAATGTTTCATTTTCATTCTCTATTTTAAGGTAGAACCATTCAATTTCATCTGCACTACTTACATATTCCTTAGTATCATGCTTTTCACCATCACCAAAGAACTCATAAGACACAGACTCTTTGACCTGCTTTGACTTAACCCTCCTTGTAATTGCAGCAGTATAAGTGCCTGCATTATTCACAATGAGAGACACAAAGTTATTTCTATCCCTACCTTCCTCCTTTAGAGTGGCAGTATCTGTCCCACTAAAGAAAGTACTCATATTGTTATGGGAATGTATAAGACCCATTTGGCAATCAAGTAACTCAGGATTCTCACACATATAGGCTATCACATCAGGATTCATATCAAACTCTGTATAGGCTTGAGTACCAATATCCATAATGTAAATATCCACACATCTTATCACAAGGTCATTATTTTCAAATGAGCCTTCATGTGTAAAGAATAGTGTACCTGACCATTCAGTACTCCACACCTTTTGGCAGGCAAATCTTATCTTTCTCTCCACTTCTGCTGGGATAATCAGCTTATAATTATAAGTACCTGACTTCTGTACCAAGCTGATTACTTTCGTGGGTTGCTTTACTTCTTCCATATCTATAATTTAACACTTTAAGTATTGTTGCTAATATGTATAGTGCAGTATGAGTATTAAGAATTATACTCTTATTCTCATTCCTTACCTCAGCAATATCTGTAATATCAACAGTGACCTCTCTTCCCTTGAACATGCAAACCTTCTTGCCTATATATTGAGCATAGTTATTTACATTGTTCCTACCTTCATCATAGTAAATCTTCCCATTATCTATGATACATTCTTTCAAGATACCTTTCCTCTTCAATTCTGCAAACTTAGCAGTTAGTTCCTCTTTATTAAACTGGTCATTATACCACTTAGTAAATTCATTGCTAATAAGTACAATAAACTCAATAAGTGACATACCAATAGAATAAGAGCCATTTACATAATTGAATTTAAGTTTCTTTGAATTGATAAAGACTCTTACAAACTCCTTCAACTTATCAAAACTAAGAGCATCCCCATAGTAGTCTGGTGATAGATATGTAACAAATCTGTCTATACCCATCTTCATGTTATTAGTACCTAACTTTTCCAAATAGTTATAAGGTCTGCCAGCAATGGATTCTACAGTTACATACTTACTTAGCTCAAGGCAAAACATATTCCACATATCCTCATCATAATCCCTGTTAAGGGCACTAATAGTACCATTGATAGGACCACTGCCTGTGCAAGGATTCTGAAAACTGGTAAAGTCATTTATAGGAATGCCACTGATATGACTGTGCATATATCCACTGCTAATGTGAAGCATAGTATATTCTGACCTGTTAAGTGTAAATCCACCATTCAATGTGCCATTATACATTACTTTTACCTTAGCCCACAGATGGTTAATATCCACAAATCTGTCATGCTCATTAGTTACCCTTACATGAGGAAAATGTACAAGAATGAATATGCCATTGAACTTAGCATTACCAATTTCTTCCTTTACTGTAGTATTTGTAAGCACATTTACAACCTTTTCTACCTGGTCTCCAGGTAAATCAGTAATAGCCCATGTTTTATACATGCTCCAGTCATTCCTGTTCATGCTTACAATATTACCATCAGGAATATAAGTAGATAAAGGCTCTATATTCATCCAAGATTTGAACTTGTCCAAACTCCAATATCCTTGCATATCAACTTTATCCTCTCCAAAGAAATCATTGAATATGCTTAATACTCGGAGTGGTCTGTCCATCAAGGAGTTATATAGTTCTTCTATCTTCTCCTCAATTAATTTAATTGTTTCTCCACTCATATTACTGTAAAAAAAGTAGGTAAGGAGGCATTTCTAACCTCCTTACCTACTATATTATTCTGCAAATTTCCAAACAAAGCCATAAGATTGAGATACTGAGACCCACTTACCTCCTCTATAATATCCTCCTCTACAACAATTAAGTATTGGAGCAGTATTATATCCTAACTCTCTTTGTATTTGAGAAGCTGAGTCATAAGTCTTTACAAGAATATTTGCCCTATATTGTGCTATTTTTAGTCCTCTCTTTTTACTAATTTTCTTTGAAGAGAGTCTTTCTTGAGCACTCCCATAATTTACATTGTAACTTTGACTACACCACTCAAGATTGCTTACAACATTATTAATAGGGTTCTCATCTTTATGATTTACATAAGGTAAGTTGAAAGGATTATTAATAAAAGCCTGTGCTACAAGTCTATGTATAAGATAATGTTTTCCTACATTTTCCTTGTATAAGCTTACAGATAAATATCCTCTGTTATTCTTGTGCTTGCTTAGTAAAGCATTCCTACTTAGAGATTTCACATTCCCTAAATTAGAAACTTCATATAACCCTTCATATTCTTGTATAGGTCTCCATATTTCAACCATATAATTTAGTCTACAAAATTAAACATATCATCAATCTCATCATCAGAGTAAGGAGAAGCTGACTTAGGCTTATACTCCTCAGAAGGTGTAGCAGCTACAGCTACTTCACCCCCAAGAATATTAAGCACTTTCTCTTTCTCATAATCTTCAATTGTGCCATTGTCCTCAAGAATTTCCACCAACTTGCTGGTAGCAGCTCTTGCTACAGTATCAACACACTCACCACCATTACTTGCAGGTGCTACAGGAGCACTTGCTTCAGGAGTGTTTACAGGTGCTTCCACCTTTTCCTCTTTCTTAGTCTCAGCCTTAGTCTCAGCTTTAGGAGCAGTAGGAGCAGGCTTTGAAGCACCATTGCTCTGTATCAATGCAATAAGGTCAGCAGTCTTACACATAGTGAAGTTTTTGCCAAACTTCTTTACACAAGCATCCTGTAAACCCATAGATTTGATAGCACTGTATGCCTCAGCTCTGCTCATTGCAACAGCACCACTTCTAATTTTCTTGTTGGTGTTAGTAAGCATGAAAACCAACTCATTTGTGATAGTGCCCTTGTAAGGAACATCATGTGGCAGAACTGAAGCATCATTCTTCAATTCAACCTTTGATGTACCTTCAAAGAAAGTCATACCATCATAGTCAATACCATTGGCTCTCAGGTCACTTTTCAACTCAGCAAGGGTCGTGGCTGCTGACATGATAACACTCTTTTTCTGATTCTTAGTCTGTACGACTGTAATTTTTCTTGCTTCCATGTTTTCACTTTTTTTTTTATAATGTTAAATTTTTCTTTTAATGTTATCCCAAACAATCTTTTTCCTTAAAGTCCCATACAAATCCTTTATAAGATTTATGGCAAGCAGTTAGTATTCTACTACAATCAATTTTTAGCTCTTTAGCTGCTTCAGTAGCACTGTTCCATTCCCTAATTACATTTCCCTCTAAGTCCTTTTGTATAATAGGTCTTACCTTATATCCACCATTTCTTTCAATAGTTTCAAAAATTCTCTGTCTAGCTGTACCATAGCTAAGATTATATTTATTAGTACACCACTCCAGATTGGAAACACAGTTATTAGTTTTATTTTCATCCTTATGATTTACCATAGGTAAATTATCAGGATTTGGAATAAATGCCTTAGCTACTAATCTATGTACTTTTATAGTTTTACTAACATTTGGAGCACTACTTAGGGACACTCCTAAATATCCTTTGGTTAATCTGTGTAGAGATAAGATTTTGGGGGTACTTCTTCTTCCCCATTTATTATTTATCCAACTTCTTACTCTACCTAGATTACTAACCTCATAATATTCATATCCTTCTATTGGTCTCCATTCTTCCATAATACATCTTTAAGGATTTCATTCATTATTTCTAAATACTTATCTCTTCCATATTTCTTAAATAGGTCAGATGGGTCTTTTGATTTGTATTCCTTTGGTATTTCTATCATTTTTAGATTGTATTCTTCGCATAACTTGACTGCATCATTATGTCCAGGATTGTTTGGATTAGTAAAATCATTATCAAAGAATATTATAATATTCTTATATCTTGACTTTAATTCTTCCATTATATGAGGTTTAGGTAAGTACCCCTCTCCTTGTAAACATATTGATGGTATTTTAAAATTACACATTATATTCAAGCAATCCTTTACTGAGGAAGATATAATTAAATCATTCCCATATTCTGGAATTTTAGTCCAAAGACTCCATACTGACCTATCTATATTACTACTCCACTTATAACCAGCTTTATTAAAAGGCTGATATATCTTTAGAGTAACTTTACCTTCCTTGTGTTCTACATAAGCATAAGCATACTTATCAGCTCCAAACACATATCTATGACCATCCTTTATGACAATCTTATGAGATATGGGATAAACCTCTGCATACTTGAGCCATTCTAAAGTTATACCATAGGATGCCCAGTATTCAATATCATAACTCCTCCAATCTCTGACTTTGCACTGCAAGTCTGTATCTTTGTTGTAACTATTTGTACTTCTTACAGCACAAGGAGTATATGAATGAATATTGGCACCACCACAGAACTTTGAAATATCCTCATTAACCCTTGTTAGAACTTCCTTATAACCACAGTTCCACATATGACCAAGCAGGTCAAACAGACCTCCTCTATCCCTCGTGGATAAATCTGTGTAAAATATTCTTCTACCATCAGTAGAATAAAGACCAAAAGAAGGTCTCCTGTCCTGTCTAAGAGGACTATTTATAATACAAGGAACCTCTGTGACTCCTAAGTAATATGACAGAATGTCTGCTTCTGTCACTTTACTTAGAATATCATCAAGGCTCACAGAAGATTTACCTTTGCTGATTGCCATTGCTTTTTTTTTTTAGAAATTACTACTTACTTACCAAAATTCCAAGGTGTACCACCAGCAGTATCACCAGCAGGGAAAGGCATATCACCTGCTGCACCAGAGTTACTGAGGTCTGTAGATTCTACATCATACTCCTTCAAGTCACCCACAGTGAACTCAGTAGTAGGATATGCACCAGCAGCCTTTCTTTCCTGCAAGTCCTTGTCCAGCCTGCTATAGTCAGTGATGTTGTTCTTCAAGAACATCTGATTATAAACAGCCTGATACTGCTTGTTATCATCAGTGGTTCTTACACCAAACAATACCTTAACCTTGTTATTAGGCTGCAATGCAATAACATCTCTCAGCTCCTTGAAATTACCCTTGAAGTACTCAGCAATGTTCTCAAGTCTTGCTTCACAATCCTCAGGTTTGTCTACCATAACCCAAGTATTATTGACATACTTCATTACATTAGGAATGTTGAGGTATGCCTTGATGAAGTTAGTAAGCTCTTCCTCACCATGATAAGCAGGTCTGTAGTCCTTATCAATGTTGGCAGGACCATTCTTATATACAGGAATTTCATGTGCCTTAGCCTGCTCTACAGTAACCCAAGCAGTTCTACCATACTTATCAATTACCTGTACCTTAGTCTGGTCTCTATTGTATCTGTATTCCTTTCTGATGAAGAAAGCCACCTTAGTGGTAAACTCAATACCACCACACTTCTCAGCATCAGTCTTAACAATGAAGTCAAGTCTGACATTCTGTACCTTGTGCTTGTCCTCACCTACCTCAACTTCACCCAGATACTCAGGGTCATTTTCAAGCTGGGTATTATAGAGCTTCTCTAACTCTGCCTTGTTAGGATTTACAGCCAAAACAAATACACTTCCAACTCCAACATATCTTTTAACAGAATTACCTTCACTTGATACATTGCCCTTAGAGAATGCCATAAAAGCATACCCTACTTTTTTATTATTCTTGCTCATATTCTTATTACTTTAATTTCCATTTGAACCTTTACAACTATTATAGATTATTCTGCACCATTGTTGAAAGGATTGGTAGGGTCAAAAGGAGACTCTTCACCAGCCTTTACTTCTGTCTCAGGTGCCTTCTCAGTATCATCTACTGTCTCAGGAGCAACATTGTCAATAGTAGGCTCTTCTACATGAATCTCATATACATTAGCCTCCTCATTGAACACTACTACACCAGCCTTAGGTTCATACTTAGTAACCTTTACAGGCTTACCATCCTTATCAACCTTACCAGTATCTTCTACCTTCTTGACAACCAAGTCTTCACTTGTGAGACCACCTGTCAAAGCCTTGACACCCATCTCATGTCCCTCAATCTCCTCAGTCAGAGCATTGTACTCTGCATTGAGTTCATCAATCTTGGCAGCAATCTTATTCTTCTTCACTACCAAAGGATTAACATTCTGTGCAATTCTTTTTACACCTGCAAACTGTCTTACTGTTAATGTCTTCATATTTTCTTACTATTAAAAGATTTGTAATAACTTTCTTTCTTGCCCCATGTTATTTAATGGATTGGGAGCACTCTATAGCTTATATATTGTGAACTTTCTCTCATAGAAACTTAATGCAAAGTTAAAGCAATATGCCATTAATTGCCTATCTCTTAATACATGTGTTACAAACAGGGCAGTCTCATAGTAAGGCTTGCCCTGTTCTATGCAGTATTGCATCAACACCATATTGACATCAGTTTCAGTAAGTCCACCAAAGGCAGCCAACCTTGATATTCTTACAGTCTCATTTCTATCCATAAATCTCCCTCAATTTGTCTACTACTATAGACAAATCATTAGGAATCTCATCAGGAAGGTCATCCAATGCACCAAGACTGTCTTTAGCAGGATATTCTCCATCAAACTCCTTGACAAAGTGCTTGATAGGTCTCTTGTTTTCTGCATCATATCCTACCTTGCCAAAGAGGATAATATCAAACTTACCCTCAGGAGTAATATAGTCATCAACCATCTTTCCAGTGGTCTTGAACTTATAGGAAATGGAATCACCATTCTTATCCTTATACTCCTCATAATGGGCACAGCAGATAATGTTCTTATCCTCAGGAAGCCCCTTAAAGGCATCAAAGATGAGACCCATCCCATAACCAATCTGCTTAGGAGTATCCCATCCACCCTTCATGGCATTAGCCATATAGAAATCCTGTGCAAGATAATTGAAGTCATCAATTACAATGTTCTTGAAAGGAGACTTCTTCAACATGTTGATAATCTCTGTTACTGCTGCAAATCTGTCAAGACCTGTGAGACCATCTACTTGCACTCTATTGCCTGTACCAAGAGCATTTGCATTTACAAGTTTCTGTGTAGGCTTACCTACATTCTCTACTCCAATGCTACCTTCAATCAGCTTAAAGTTAGGGTTAGGAACACCCCTACCAATACACTGGATAACATAAGTTTCCTTTGGGTCAAGCCCCTTAATACCTAACTTCTCCCTACCACAATAGGAAGTGGTTTTTCCAAATCCACTTTTTGCCAAAACTAAAATCTTTGCCATTGTTTTTGTTCTATAATGTTACTTTTACTTGAAAAGGGCTGCAAACTTACTAAATAATTTCGTATTATGCAACCTTTTACCAGATTTTCTTATTCCATAACTAAAGAAAGACTTTGATGTACTATTAGTACCCCTTATCTTCTTTAGATATTCATATACCTTCTTTATACCATCATTATCATCAGGTCTTGGAAGTTCATTAAATTGACATACAGCACCATCAAAGAAAAGAGGACATAATCCACCCATCTCACCCAATTATGTTACCTCATAAGCTCTTTATCCTATGATTCTCTATATTACTATAGAGTTCAGACTATATCTTCATATATTTCTATATGCTGGGATTTCGTGTCAGGATTATATTCTATATTACTATAGTTTCACCTGTTAGTCGTTTAACCTTCTATAACCATTTAAGCTATAGCTTGGTAAAGGATTTTCCTTTTCAGGAGTTCCCCTTTTTAACCCAGTTAAGAGACAGTTCTCAATTTATACCTTAATGATTCTATCATATATGGTTCTATAAGTTCCTTAAATCTTGGAAAATCATATTGAGATAGCCTCAACCTATAGTACTTTCCATGATTCACTATAGAGAAATGCAAACCAAATTTCTTTTCCATATATTCTACCAATATTCTCTTACTTTCATCAGAGAAATTATCAGTACATATGTAAGCTGTGTTTTGGTCGGCATATCCATCATCCATATATAGGTAAGCCAATGATTTAATAGTAAAATTTCTTAAGAAATCCAAGCATATCTCTTTTTTACCAGTACTATAAAGTTGATTATACATATTAAGGAAATATGGATTGCTTGAAGTAGACACACAATGGGTTATATACTCCTTATTAGTTCTCTTATCTGTTCTACTATATTTCTTAATAGAACTTCCAAGTGATTGCAGTTTACTGTATAATAAGTTAGCATATTCTTCTTGTGAACCTCCGTGGTCACATTTGAATTTAGGAGACCTCCATCTATGATTAGGATAATATTGTAGACTTGAATCCCCTAATAATGTACCTGTAAGAATCTCAAGTTGCTCTTGTGTTGGAACAACCTCTCTACTTCTGGATAATTCCTTACTCTTATTTGGAGCAAGATTCATACTCTTTCTCCACCTAAATATAGTAGAATTTGAAATTTCCATTCTCCTTGCAATGTCATAGTCATTATAGCCTTGATTATAAAGACTGACAAACTCTTCTTTCCTGATTTCATTAATCTTTTCCATACTGTGTATTATTTACAGATGCAAAGATAATTACAATTTACTAAAATCTCAATAGCTTAAATAAAATCATTACATGATATAAATAATTGTGTTTATCTCTATTGACAATCATTTCAAGGAATCTTATATTATCCTTGAACTTGGATATGTCATAGCCCTCATATTCCTTAAGAGCAAACCTAAATGGTGAGAATAAACCAAGGACTACATTACTATCCCTTGAGGTATATTTACTATCACCCAATCCAGCTACTGAAGGTCTTACCTTACCTATCTTGAAAGCTTCATTACCCTCTTGGTCAAAGGCTTGCTGCTGGATTATTACAGGAGAATAATGATACCTATTTCTCAGATACTTGGCACAATATTCACTGAGTTTATCCATAGACTGCTTGAGAGTCATTCCTCTCTCAGTATCTATAAGATTGATAGTATCAACCATTATTATTCTATACTCATTAGAATTATCCTGCTCATATCTGTCAAATACCTGTCTCTCCTGTATTATCCCAAACTCATCCTTATATTTACCAGTCTTATAATAAGTCTTGCCATGTTCTTCTGCATATCTTACACAATACTTATATATACCTGTAGGATTACAAGCTTCATCAGGGAATATGATATGCTCCTCAAAATATTTGATTATATCTTGTATCTCTTCAGATGCAATTATATCAAGTATCTCTTGCGGAACAGCCTTAGTAGTACTCCTCAAATCTCTTGGACTTATCCTTATCTCTCCATGGCTGAAATCAAACAATAGCCAAGATATAAATCTCTGCATAATTCTTTCTGGAGTTTCCTCAAGAGGAAAATACAGTATTTTTATATCTACATCTGCCTTTGTATAATAACAGAACATAAGAGGTTTATAGATAAAGGTATATGACGCAAATTGTGACTTACCTCCCTTAGTAAATGAAGTTATAGTGTAATAGCAAGACTGCTCTATTCCTATAAAATCATCACTGAATCTCTTAAATGGAGAGGGGATGCAATTCAACTGTCCATCAAGAATCCTCTGTCTTCTGATATTCAGATTCTCTATTACTCTTTCTCTTAGTGTACTCATTTCAATGTAGAAGTCCAATCATTTCTTAAATTCTCTTCTTGACCAGCATTCTCAATGTAACTAATCAATTCTGAGTCTCCCTCAACCTCACCAGCAGCACCCACTTTCTCTTTGAATATGAAATACTTTAATAACCTCATATATGTATAGTTTCCATTGAAACCTTCCACATACTTACTGGTTGCCTGTATGATTTGCTCATCAGTATAAGTATTTCCATATTTCTTGAAGAATAACTTTAATCTTCGTACAATCAAAGCTACTCCATCTGCCCAATAATAGTTAGTGCCATCTTTTTTGCCTTTAGGAAATATCTCTTTGAGCCTTGTAGCTAACTGAATTAACCTGTCATTAGGTTCCTGCTTCTTATCAGAATCCACAATCACAGAATCTATTACCTCAGTGCCTTTATTAGTAAGTCTCCATCCAATCTGTTGGAATAAGTCATCCCTATTAGCAGTTATATAGCCCTTCTTAATCAGCTCCTTCTGAGCTGTATCAAGGTCAGCATTATTATGGATGGCAAGCATCAAGAGAGCCTCAGCAAGACTAATGTTGTTCTTCTGACATCCTTCTTTACTTAAACAAATTGTCATAGCTTAATGTCATTAATACTATCAACACTTATAATAGAATCCTCAGAATACTCCTCTATCATCTTCTGCACAAGTTCTTCTTCCCTCGTATCTTTGAAATAAGGTATAATGATAATAGGAGATTTGTGTCTAAGTATTCTACCAACTCTTTGCTTTACTACAATCTCCGAACTATTCAAGTTGCAGAATATACCTATCCTACAATTAGTCAAGTTCACACCTTCATTGAGTATATTACAGGCAGTAATATGCTTAATCTTGTTAAGATTAAACATCTCAAGGTTCTTTACTGAAGCCTTATTCTTCGAGGTGATATTGTATTTACCTAACCTCTCTGACTGCTCAATACTACTACAGAAAGTCAAAGTCTTGTAATTCCTGAACTTGTCAAGAAGAGATAGTACAAGGGCTTCCTTTTGTTCAGCACACCATTTTAATCTTTTGCCTGCTGTTGAAAGCCATAAGTTCTTTATCCTCTCATTTCTTGAGTTAAAGTACTTATTCTTGTACCACTCTATAAGTGAAGAGATACTATCATAGCAACCTTTCTGAGTAGTAATCACATTACGCCCAAACTTCTTAACCTTATAGGTATAATTAGACTTGTCTAAAGACAAGGGCAGTAGATATACTGTAGGCTCAGGTAATACTTCATCTTCTACAGCTTCCTTGAGACCACACTTAATGACCTCAGCCTTGTGGTTGTAGATGAAATAATCCCTCATGTCTCTCTTAATAGTGGCAGACAATCCAATGAAAGACTCATTGATATGGATAGTCTCCAATACATCAATTCTTGCTTCTGACAAATGCTGCATCTCATCTGCCACTACTACATCAAAGTATGAGTTCTCATAGTTCTTTAGTGACTCATAGCATTCAATGGTAATATAGTCAGACTTGATACCTCCCCATTTCTCAATCTCATCCTTCCAAGTCTGCTTATGCACAGTCTTAGCTACAAGGATAAGTATAGTAGTAGGGCTTTCATCATTCCTGAATACCCTATCACATATATGATTAATGAGGTCTATTGCTACTTTGGTCTTACCCATTCCAGTTATCAACTCAAGTATCAAGTACTTAGCCCTATCTATCTTAGACAAAGCCAAGTTATTCACTTCTTCTCTTGTCATTTCTACTTACAATTCCTTTTAGTTTGTTAATGTAGTTAGGGTCTTCTGCATACCCTATATTACTCAGAAACCTATAATAGTCATTCGGAGGTTTATCACCATCTCCTTGATACTTGTATTGTACCATGTTTACATAGGCTTCAACAGAGTTAGTCCAATGGTTAAACTTATAATACTTCTTATTCTTGCTATCATATAGCCCAAATAAGTTATTATTTGTCAGACAAGCATCGGACTTAAAATGACCAGTTTCAAGTACAGCTTGTGCATAGACTATCTGAGGATGTTTGACCCCATAATACTCCAATGCTTCCATCAAGCCTTCTTGAGGTGATTTACTGAAGAAGTCTGGTTGCTCCTCATTAACTATGTGTACCACCTTCATTTCAGGTGGTTCATCTTCCTTCAAGTAGGAATGTACTTGAATTGCTCCAAGTACTCCTACTGCAAAGGAGATGAGTATGTTGAATACTTTTTGTTTCATACCCTCTTACATAATAGATTCTTAACCTTTAGTAGTCCTCTTGTGACAATGTTATCTCCTCTCAATGAGAATACATGAGTGTAGTCTTTACACTCATTGGGATTCCACCCTGCATGGATTGCATAATATATGATGAAAACAGCAAATAGGATGATGTTAGCTATGGGCAGCAAGCCCAGTACAGTTATAATAAGTGCCATCCATAATGGAACTATAACATCATATTCTTCCTGTAACTTAGCAGGACTATGATACCTATAATACACCTCAACATGAGTATCTTTCAAGATACTCAATGTCAAGATGATTATTAATATAGCAATAACCCACATCATTTGCTAATATCCTTAAAGATTGTAGGAACTTGACCATATACAGGCAATTTACCATCCCATTTCTCAATCCACATCTTCTCAAGAATTGCAGGAGTAAGAGCCTGTTGCCTCAACTCATTGGCTTTCTTCTCTGCCTCAGCAGCTACAATAAGTTTTTTAGCCTGAGCTTCTGCCACTTTAACCTCATTCTCTACCTGCATAGCCTGTTGAATAGCCTTATTCTTGGCATTTACAGACTCTACAATAGTCTGAGGATATTTGAGACCAGAGGTTAGCTGCTCCAACTGAAAGTTCTCTTTGGCAAGTGCCTGAGTTAAGTACCTTTCAATAGCATTCTCAATACTATCCCTTTTGCTCACAATATCATCAGTAGTGAACTTATTGAGCTGGATTCTAAAGGCATCCTTTACATAGTTATACAGAGTACCCTTGATTACCTCATTCAACTCCTTTCTGTACTTCTTAAAGACAGCAGGTGATTTACCATCAATAATCTTCAATGATACAGTAGGGTCTACAGTGAACTCAGAACCATCCTTTGCATTGATTGTAAATGGCTCATAGTCAATGGTCTGTACATAAGTAGGATACTCATATACTGTGGTGGTCCAAGGATTGTACCATACAATACCAGTTACCAAAGAAGCATCATCCACTCCCTTATCACTGCCATACAGATTCACCTTGATGCCTTCACAACCTGCATCTACCTTCTCCATACATGATGTCATTGAGAACACCATAAACAAGGACAGAAGTCCCAAAATCAATTTACTTTTCATGTTTTCTTTCTAATTTAATTGCTGTTAAACACTTTGTTCTGACTGATAGATATAATGTTGCCACTACCATAAAGAATCCTATCACATTCTCAATGGTATTAGGTGCTGAAATCATTTCAAGTCCTAAGGTTATTAGGATAATGAAGATTACAAACCATACAGCAACTTTTACTACTACTTTACCCATAATCTACTTTCTTCATGCTTTTTTTTTGTTAAACTTATATTGCTTAGTCAGTGAGACTTTAGTCTCCTTCTTTAGTCAGAAATACATAGTCAGGTAACTCCTTATTATCTGACCATCTATATTCAGAATAGGTGATATAATAAGGGTCAATTAGGTATTTTCTACCCTGAGACTTACTTACCCAAAATCTGACTCCTATGCCTATTTCCTTTATCTTGGCAATCCTCATATAAAAGTAAGATGCCTTGTAATCTGACTTTGCTGCTACATAGACTGTAGCCTTTCTTGATTTGTATAAACCAGTTGAGATGTAGAATGTACCAAGAAGCTGCTTCTCATGTGTCTCCTCAGCCTTCTTACATACATTATATAACTCTCTTTTACTCGGAAGATTCTGAGTATTAAGATACTGCAATATGAAAGGTGATGGAGTATAAGAACCCCTGGGTCTTTTGCTTCTTTTCTTATAGTTAATGATACCATTAGATAAGTAGAATCCTCCTCTATAATCTATGTTCTCTTTTTCTTCAAACATGTCATAGAACCATTCTCTGAGATTATACTTCTCAGTGCCTCTCCTGCATCTTTGCAAGAACTCAGAAAATACTTTATCTACTGGTCTGCCTACATTCTTTAACAGGAATTTATGCAAATCTCCGTGGAAATAATAATAGCCATCATCATACCAATTGTGAAAATACCATCCAGCAGCTTTCTCACTGCCTCTCTTTAATATTCTCTTTCTTGGGTACTTCTTAGCCCATCTTGATTTCTTTCCATTCCTATTCCTATTAAGGGTAAATTCTATCATACTTCAAACAGTTTTATGTAAGTTCTCTTACACTCCCCACTCCAATACCATTTGTTATACCATAATAGCACAATGAGGAGTAACACATTAAATGCTGTCATATTATTCTGGTTTAGGGCAACACACTACATATTCAAATCTTGAACAAATTCCTTTCCACATCCTGTAATCATCACATGAGTTCTTCTTTAATGCTTTTGCATCAATGAAGTTACTTACACAAAGCATATCATACTTATTAGATGGGTGATAACTCACCCCAAGCTGTCTATCTAAGGCTTGTATAATTACTTCAATGGTTTCACCTGATGCTATAAAGTCATCCACAACTATGAACCTTGTAGTACCAACCTCATCAATTCCTCTTAATGAAGAACAATGAGCACTTGTATCTTCTTCCTTCCTGACAATCAGGATATAGGTCTTAGTAGTTGGATTAATATTGTGTAACTCATTAAGCATAGCACCTGCAATCATGGCTCCTGATGTACCTCTTGCTACAAAAGTAATGCTCGTACCTTCCTCAATATCTTCTTTGTATGTATTGAAGATTGCTTCTGCACTCTGTTGTATATAACTATGCTTCCAATGAACACCAAATGGATATTCTACGACAATAAAATGGTCAAGATGTATAAATTTAGGAACATATCCCATAGTCTCTTAGTTTTATCCCACTTAGTCAGTAGGTCGTAAAAAAAAAAGAAGGACAAGGATATTGATAATACCCTTGTCCTTTACTATGAGAACACACCCAGTTAGTCCTCAAACACTTGATAAGTGTACGAAGTACCCCCAAGATGTTCTACTGTTCTCTGCAAATGAGCTTCAAGTCTTTCCTTTTCACTCATTGCAGCCCACTTGCCAGGCTTAGACCATGAAGGACAAGAATCCTTGTCAATCATATACTCATAAGCCTCTTTGCTCATGTTCAAGGACTGTGTAGCTGGCTTGCACTTCCTTGTATGGAAAGTGATAATCTCTGGATTGGTGCCATCTGTGTCAGTCACTCTCATAGTGTGCTTCTCCATCTTGTCCCAATCCTCTACTTTTACCTTAATGGTTTTCTTGTAGATTTTACCAGCTTTGGTCTTCTTCTCAATCACTTTGTGAGTTGTTTTAAGGCACTCCTCCTTGCTGAGCATTGTGCTTCCTCGAAGCTCAATACTCAGACTTAACTTGATTTCACTCATGTTTATTAATCTTCTTCAGATTCTTTCTTCATAATTGCAGTAAGCATAAGAGCAGCCATTGCATCTCTTGCTGTAGTTTCTCCCTTATCTACTTTTTCTTTTAATTCTTTTAACTCCTCTACTATTTTCATGCGAAGATTATGTTTCAAGGCTTCAATAACACCCATCAATTCTCTTGCACTGAAAAATACTGAACTTATTATAACCACCTCAAGAGGTGCTTGCACTGTCTTACCCTTGTAGCTTTCCACCAAGTTTTCAACAAGTTCAACATTGGTCAAACTACCACTCTCTTTGCCACCTTTAATGGCTTCTGCGACATTTTCAAATGCCTTTTGTTCCAGATTTCTTTCCAGAACCTTTTCTTCATTCTTTTCCATCTTTTTTTTAGAAGTGAAACAATAAATGTGGAGCATAGGGGACTCGAACCCCTGTCTTACCAACCTTTAATAAAAGAATTACACATGCTTACTACTTTTTAATGTGGTCAGTTACCCACTGGGTCTGTCTGGATTGACAGCATTTCCACCATCTGCATTAATCTATGCAGAAAATCTAATTTGCACCTTTCTGTTCCTAAGTAAGTGCTACTCGGCTCATTAATCTACCTATGGATATATAAACATAATAAAGTGCATAGAATTAGCACTATAATATAACCTATCATCTATCATTAGGCTGCCATAAGAGCAGGAGTCATTCTATAAGACTTAGCATTTATTGTTTGATGTCTTTCCATCAGTCTTTGCATGTTCTCTTACCAAATAATTGGCAATCAAAACCAATCATGCCCCATTATGAGATAGGAATGCAGTAGGAGTCGAACCTACATCTTGCTCTCATTGTTTTGAAGTGGTACCACGCTGCTTTACCATTAAGCTATACATTCCTAATGTGATTCCCCAATTGCTTTGCTTCTTTTCTAAGAACAAAGTACAAGCTAAAACAAGAAACAGTAGCTTACCTACCAGCATCACATTTTGCTTTTCTTCAGGTTCAAACTGCTTAGTAGAAATAGTGAGCTAAATCCACCATTGTATCTCCAGTGAGACTCGAACTCACATTAAATGCTTAGAAGGCATTTGTTCTTTCCCTTGAACTATGGAGACACAAAGAAAAGGTCATATAATTCTCACGAACCTATGACCTGTGACAATATTACTATTGCCCAAACTAAATTTCACATACCTAAAAACAATCAAATTACCTTATATGAGTAAATACCTCAGTACTCCCAACAAGACTTGAACTTGTGTCTACTCTTTAGGAGAGAGTTGTTCTATCCACTGAACTATAGGAGCATGTCCTCTTCAGAGGACTGGTTTAGTTGGTCTTGCAAGCATATACCACATGCTCATCTTCCTCTCTTAGAACCATTGTCTTGATAGGATAGCAGTTTGTAGAATTGATTACATTGACCATTTCACCGCTTTGTTTGTTGTAATACTTGTAATCTTGGTCAATTACATCAGTCACTACCATATTAGTGGTATAATTCCTTGACTCCAGGACATCCCCTACTTTCACTTCACTATCTGTTCGGAAGCAGTACTTTTGCATCTTTTGGTTATTAATCTGCTCAACAGATAATTCCTGATTTGTGTAAACTACTAAAATTGTCTTCATCTTATTCACTTTTTAATTTGTCGTCAAACCACTTGGAAAGAGTTAATATTTCAAATTCCTCTTCAGATATTAGCTTATAGCAAGTATAACATAATACTACACATACAATGATTGAGTGTATAAAATATCCATTGTCATAAATGCTATCTACTCCTGATATAAAGAGCATAACTGCAAAGGCTGTTATCCATAATAACACTCCTTTAAGTATAAGCTTGAATCTTTTCATCTTTCTTCTGTGTATTTACAATTTTCACACTCATGTCCATCAAAAGGCTCACCACAGTTAGGACATATAAACTGTTTGCCATAGTCACAAGCAATGGATTCTTCTACCACTTGCTGTGTTTCAAGTTCTAATTCTGCCATATCTTAATCATTTTTATTTATTGAATCAAATATGATATAAAGAAAGAGTAGGCTTAATGGTAAGCCTACTAATAAGTATATGAATAAATCCATCACTTCTTTCTTTTATATTTGTAGAACTCTTTTCTTGCTTCTTTACCATTCTTGAAGTTAGTAACAACTATTCTACCAGTAATTGATATAACAGTTATACTATATTCAAAGGCATGTTGTCCACCCAGAACTATTGTTCTCCCATAGACATCTACTATGACTTCTCTTATGAAACAGTCACAGTTTTCTCGGTGATAAGTGTATTTTCTGCTCATTTGATTGTTTGTTTATAAGTTGATAAAAGGGAAGTATGATAGACTCGAACTATCAATAACTACAATTGAGTTATGTACTGCCATTGTACTACTTCCTAATTCCTAAAATCATATAATATTAGTTGCTGTCTTTAATATGCCTTAATTCTTACCTAATATTGAGTTTCATAACCTCTTACTCTTATCATAGTTTTAAGTTGAGTCTATTCCTTCATACTCACTAAGCTATTGGTATATATTCTGAGTAATAAAAATACCCTTTTCAACCTCACACAGTCCTTATGGGTGTATGTATCTTTACTTCTATGATGCAATTTCAGTAGCACTCCCAATATTATTGGTGCTCAATTGAAGACATTTAACAACAATTAATATGTGTTTGTTTGATTGTTTGCTTGTTAGATTGTGAATAGGGTATAATTGGATAACAGGAAAAATAGTCATACATTACTGGATTTCCATATAAATCCATAAGCTGTTCTTTGGTGTCCTAAAAGGCATTGAGTTATACAGGTCTGCTTGTAACCTAATACTCTTTGAACCTCAGAAGCACTATTGAATCTTCTTATTTCATTACCATGTAAATCACACTGTATCAATGGTTTACTTAGTTTAGTAGCCATTCTACTATTCCTTGTACCATAATTACAATTCTCTTTATGAGTAATGTATTCCAAATTCTCTACTCTATTATCCAACTTATCCTCATTAATATGATTAATCTCTTTACCCATTTGGTCATGAAGGAAATAAGATGCTACTAACTGATGAATAGTAAATTTCTTAGACTTACCATTCTTATACAGAAATACTTGCAGATAACCAAATGTATTTGGCACACCTTTTAATATTCTACCAGTTCTGTTATTCCTTATTCTACCAAGAGATGATACAGAATAATCATAGCCATTTATTAATTTCCATTCTTCCATATGATTAAAGATATTAACTATTAATGCTCAAAGAATAAAAAGAGAACAAAGAGTGTATTCCACTCTCTATTCTCTAATTACTCTAATCTAATCTCTTAGACTATTGGACAAGCTACATTCCACTCTAAACACTATTACAACTAAATGAGAATTGTATTAATGCTTAGAGGAAATAAAAAGGAAAGCAGGCATAAAGCCTGCAATCCCTTAGAAGCTTGCCAATACAGGTGCACCTCCCTGGCCTTCCTCATGCAGAAGCCAGAATGAGCTACCATCAGAGCCAGTGACATTGCTCAGCATAGGATGCTGAGGAATGCCTTTGACTGCAACTGCACCTGTCTTTGCACCATAGGTGAAGAAGAGCTTGCCTGTCTTAGGATTCTTCTTCACATCAATGCGTGATACATTCATTTGTGCCTTGAACTGCTCTACTGTCAGAGTGTCATTGAAAATAAGATTCTTTTCCATGATGATAAAATGTTAAATTGTTAATAATAAAATTGTTTTAGCTACGGGGGTAGGACCCCCTTGGGCTAAGTGATGGGGAGGGTGTGGTTGGTGTAACTACCACTCATAAAAATATCACAGAAAAAAAAATTAGAAAAAAAAATTAGAAAGTGGATAAGGGGGGGTCAAAATCACCCCTATACTAATTAGAAAGGTGGGGAAAAGCAGTAAAAAAAAAGAGAAAATTATTTTTCCTATAAATTTTTCATTTATATATTTGCATATATCAAAACTTTTACCTACCTTTGCATCCCAGTAGAGGTTAATGGTGGATTAACCTTTCACCCATGAGGTTAAAAAGTAATGGGTTAGAAGTTGGGTTAGTACTCTCACACTTACATAGAGAGGAGGTTGTCCCCAATACTACTAAAATTGCTACTATATAAATTAGATTGCATGGGCACATCCACCTGAGAAAAGGCACAGGGAATCATGCTATAGGGGTATAATCAAGAACTGGTCTAATGAAGTTAGTAGTTAAAAGGAGATTAGAAATAACTCTTATGAAGCCATAACAAAGCTTCAGGGATATTACTATATACAAGAATGAAGAAGATAGGTAATTACATTAAGGATTCTATTAAATGGTTATGGCAGTTTCCACAGAATATGCTTGCTCTATGTATAGAGGGTGTATTGTGCCAAGCTGCATATAGAGAAGGTAAGGCAGATGGTAATACTATTATAGTGAATAGTACTCTACCTTCAGCTATGTCTTTGGGAGATTATCTCTTTGTGAATCCTATGTCATCACAAAAATCCATTCAACATGAATGTGGTCATAGTAAGCAATCTGATATATTAGGTCCACTATATTTGATAGTAATAGGAATCCCATCACTACTACATAACATAGTACATTATCTGTGTAGTAAGATAGGAATTAAATGGAACTACTACAGTTTTTATACTGAATCTTGGGCTAACAAGTTAGTAGGAATTACTTGAAAGAATATAGATAAGACCTAAAGCCAAAGCCTAACTTTACTCCTTCATGACAAGAAAATGATGCTTGAATTAAAAATAATTGGGAAAAAGTTTGGTGGTTTCAAATATTTTGCTTACCTTTGCAGAGCAATTGAGAAAGAAAGATTGGTTTTAGGAAATTTCCATTGTTAGGGATGTTACTTTAACCAGTTGTTTAAGGTAACATTCCTTTTTTATTGCCCCATAGTATAGTTGGTTATTACACGGGATTTTGGCTCCTGTAACATAAGTTCGAGTCTTATTGGGGTAACAATAGTAAAGGTAAATGCCCTCTTAGTATAATGGATAATGCAAGGGTCTTCTAAGCCTTTAATGGGGGTTCGATTCCCTCAGGGGGTACTAAATGTTGGGTTAGAATAGGTGGTCAGTTCACCAGACTTTCAATCTGGAGAGAGGAGTTCAAACCTCCTACCCAATACAAATAAATGGAGCTATCTACTAAGGGTTAGGTAACTGCCCTCTCAAGGCAGAAATTTGGGTTCAAACCCCAATAGCTCTACAACTTAGGGTGTGTAGCATAGTGGTTAATGTGCCTGACTGTCAATCAGGAGATTGGAGTTCAATTCTCCCACATCCTGCTAATCCACTTTTAATCTACTGAAGTCCTATCCTACAGAGGTAGGTAGGCAAATGGAGAGGTAACTCAGTGGGACTGGGACTTGTCTTGAAAACAATGGGAGCAGTAAAATGCTTGGGGGTCGGGACCTCATCTCTCCGCAATAATAGGTGTTCTTTGACATATTGGTGAAGGAAAATGGAGAGTAAACCTAAGAGGTCTTAGGGACTGTCTGCTAAACAGATTGTACCAGTAATGGTATGTGTTTCAAGTACACTGCTCTCCGCAATATATAGTAGTAGCCTAATTGGTGGGGCACTGCATTTGGGATGCAGAGGATGCAGGTTCGAGTCCTGTCTACTATACTAATGGGGTTTGTGGTGTAATTGGCTAACACACCTCCCTTGCAAGGAGGAGTTCAGGGTTCAAGTCCCTCATTCTCCACACTATGTTTTCATGTTTTCATAATGTTGAGCTTTTGCTTGGACCCTCTTTTGGGTAGTTAGAGGTTAAAGAAACTACCCTATCAATGCTCCTTAGTTCAGTGGTTTAGAACAATTCTCTTACAAGGAAAAGGTCATTAGTTCGATTCTAATAGGAGCAACAAATAATGGGTCTTTAGTTCAAAGGTTAGAACAGTGGGCTGTTAACCCTCAGATGTAAGTTCGAGTCTTACAGGTCCCGCAAGAATTTTTGCAAGAAGTTCAGTCAAGTAGCTTGCAATACTTGATGCCATCATTTCTGAAAGTTCTCTGAGTGCAATAAGGAGAAGTAATCAATGATTTGGTGTTTTGTAGGTTAGAGAAGTAGTAATCTCACCCCACTGCTAATGGGGAGACCAGTGGTGCAAATCCACTACCTACAGCTAATATTGGTTCATAGTTTAATGGTAAAACATTAGTCTCCAAAACTAAAGTTATAGGTTCGATTCCTATTGAATCTGCAAAAAAAATGGGCATGTCTTCTAATTGGTCAGGAAGCTACTCTGATAAGGTAGTAATGAAGGTTCAAGTCCTTACTTGCCCACTCTAATTCCTTGTCTTTAAGGAATATATGTTGATGTACTTCAATGGTAGAAGGCTTCTCTCATAAGGCAGTAGTTGAAAGTTCGAGTCTTTCCATCAGCACTGTGTTAGTAGCTCAGTCAGGTAGAGCAGAGGATTGTGGCTCCTTACGGCATGGGTTCAAATCCCAGAGTCTCCACTTAATACCCTCTTGATGGAATGGTAGACATAATAGCCTTAGAAGCTATGGCTGCAAAGCATAAGGGTTCGACTCCCTTAGAGGGTACTAAAAATAATTTGAAAATAATTAGGAAAATATTTGGTAGTTCCAATTATTTTGCTTAACTTTGCAACATCAAAATAAGAGAATATGTTTGAAGATGATAACCTATTTACTCCAATGGAATCAAGCAGAAGTACAGAAGTATCTGGTTCTCAGTTCTTTATTAACTTCTTAAATCAACTTGAAGGTTGGAAAACTAAGTGTAAGAATTTGCATTGGGCAGCACCTGAGAAGAATATCCATGTATATCTTGATGAGTTCCTTGATATATTGTCAGACTATCAGGATGGTCTTGCAGAAGGATATATGGGAATACTTGGTAAAATGCAACCTAATGCTATCAAGGGAACTCCAAGTGATGCACTGAATGCTTTTGACTTTATAAGTGAAGTTAAGTCTGCTACTATTGCATTTTATGATAAGATTCCTCAAGAGACTGTTTATAAAGGTATAGCATCTGAGTGTGAGACCTTTATTCAGAATATCAATAAGTATGACTACTTATTCCACTTATGTGATATAAGACCTTATTGACAAGAGATGCTCTCATGGTGGAATGGTAGACACAACAGACTTAAAATCTGTCAATCAGCAATGGTTGTCTGGGTTCAACTCCCAGTGGGAGTACCAATTGCCTCTGTAGCTCAATGGTAGAGCACCTGTTTTGTACTCAGATGGTTGAGGGTTCAAGTCCTTTCAGAGGCTCAAAATGTAGGTATGGTGTTAGTGGTTAGCATATGACATTGCCAATGTCAAGGGGTCAGTTCAAATCTGATTATCTACTCAAATGCAGGTATAGTATAAAGGTTAGTATGTAACACTTCCAATGTTAATGTGTGGGTTCGATTCCCACTATCTGCTCAAATGTACAAAATATGCCACTTACAAGGGAACAAAGAATAGAATATCAAAGGAAGAGATATAGAGACTTCAGACTATGGTTAGAAGGATATAAATCAGACAAGAAGTGTGCTATATGTGGATATAATGAACATACAGAAATTTTACAGTTTCACCATGTAAATCCGAAAGATAAGTCCTTTGAAATTAGTGATGGAAATGCTTGCAGTAGAAGCAAAGAAGCCATACTAAATGAAATGAAGAAGTGCATAATTGTATGCCCAAACTGTCATAGATGGATTCATTATGATATGAATGCTGGGTTTAGAAGAGAATAACATCGCGGGGAGAATTGGTATTCAATCCAGTCTCATAAGCTGGACTCCGTAGGTTCAATTCCTACCTCCGCAACTAATTTAGATAATATGGAAGAGATAGAAAAGGCAAAGGTGACAAGAACCAAAAAGACCAATGGTTCAGAGGTTCATCAAGTTATGACTGCATTAACTGATACTACAATCAGAGGTATTGTAAGGTCAGCTAATGAGGAAGGAATTAAGAGAGAGGATATAGTCTCTCTTCTTAAAGAGAATGGTCAGTTTGTATTAATCTACTTTAGATAAAAACATTATGGAAATGGAAGAGCAGAAGACAATAGAAAGACCCTTGATGGGTGAAGAAGAGTTCAAGGATTACATGGAGAAGAATAGAGTAGATATTGTGGGAGATTTCTATGAAAAAGGTATTCTTCACCTAAGAACTTATGGAGCAGTAAGCAAGTTCAAGTCTGTAAGGAGAGCAATCAAAAGAGGTCATGTATCTCTTGATGGTATTATCTTCCCTAAGAGACCTTTCAATAACAAGGCTAATACTTGTAAGAGAAAGGGACATCACAGTAGGACTATTAATGAAAGAAAGAAGATGATTTATGAGCAACTTAAACACAGAAAATCAGCCTAATGATTACAATAAAGTGCCAGTATTATACTGCAAGCATTGTCTATCATTGAATATTAGGAACATTCCGAGAATGGAGGATTCAGATTACTGTGATGAGTGTGGCTCCACTGATATAGGAGAATGTTCAATAGAAGAGTGGGAGACTCTATACAAGAATAGATATGGACATAAATTCCTTGAAGAATATTAACAACTTAATTATAAATTAAAATGGAAGAGCAGAAGGGAAAGGTTGTAGAGATGCAACCAACAACAAAGGAAACAGAGAGACCTGAAAAGATGTCTTATGAGCAGTTAGAGAACATAGCTCATCAGCTTAGTGAGCAGGCTAAGCAGTTATATATGAAGCTGCAAGCTGCTAATATGGGCAACATGTTCAAGAGACTTGACTACTTGTTTAAGGTAGTAGAGAATGGACATATGTTTAAGCAAGACTTTCTTGAGAAGTGTATTGCTGAGATTGAGGAGCTTATGACAGTTCCTGAAGAGGTTGAGGAAGATAATAAGGAAGAGGAAACACCAGATATTAAAACTGAAGAGTAAGATACATGATGAAGAAGGCTAACAACATAGTTAGAATCCCCACTTCATTAAATGGTAAATTCTTTAGATATTGGTTTGAATTTTTAGAGCCTTTTCATAAGCTAACTGATAGAGAGATTGATGTAATTACATCCTTTGTCAAGCAAAGATATGAACTCAGTAAAGTTATCAAGGATAATGAGATACTTGATAAGGTTACAATGAGTGAAGATACAAAGAAGAAAGTAAGGGAAGAGTGTAATATCACTCTCCCACACTTTCAGGTAATTATGGGCAAGCTAAGGAAGAATAAAGTTATCATTGATGGTAAGATTAATCCAAGGTTTATTCCCAACATTGATGAAGAGACTGGCACTTTCCAACTATTGTTACTTTTTGAATTGAAATGAATTATCCTGATATAATTGGTAAGGTTTCTGAAGAGTTGAATTTACCTAAAGAAGTGGTAGATAAAACATATAAGGCATTTTGGTTATTTATTAACCAATCCATACAGTCCTTGCCATTAAAGGAGAATCTTAATGAAGAGGATTTTGCTAAGTTAAGAACAAATTTCAACATTCCATCACTGGGTAAACTGACTTGCACTTATGATAGGATGTTAGGTATGAAAAAGAGACTCAAGTTTATTAAACAGATAAGGGAGAAGAAATGAAGAAATTGTTTATTAGTCAGCCCATGAAGGGTAAGACAAATGAAGAAATAGAAGCTGAAAGAGCCAAAGCTGTGGAAGAGGCTAAGGCAGTACTCAATGATGATGTGGAAGTGATTGATAGCTTCTTCAAAGATGCACCAGTAGATGCAAGACCTCTGTGGTTCTTGGGTAAATCAATTGAGCTATTATCTGTGGCAGATGCTGCATATTTTGCTAAAGACTGGGACAAATATAGAGGTTGTAAGATTGAGCACTCTTGTGCTGTAGAATATGGTATAAAAGTTATTGAGTATGTTGAAGGTTAAGAAAATAAAGCCAATGTTCACTGCACTTATCACTACAATGGATAAGTATGAACATGATGTAACTACAAGAGGTGGTCTAATTGATACTACTAAGCAGCAGGGTGGATTAAAAGAATATCAAACTGTGCTTGCAGTAGGTAGTTCAGTAAGAGATATAAAGGTAGGTGATATAGTGTGTGTAAACCCTACAAGGTTTGCAGTAAGAAAACATCAAGCAGGCACTCTTAAAGATGGAATTGTAACTGACAATCCTGTTACTACTTACAATTTTGATGTTGTTGAGATGGATGGAAAGCAGTGTCTATTGCTACAGGATAGGGATATTGACTTCATTATTGAAGAGTATGAGGAAGTTCCTGACCCAACTCCTTCACCTATTATTCAACCAGAGAAGAAGAAACTAATTGTATAACTCAAAAGAGTGTATCAGGAAAACTAATCTTGATACACTCTTTTTTTTACTAGACTTTATGTATAGCATATATGCACATATAAATAAATTAAATGGTAAAGTTTACATAGGTCAGTCTTCATCACCTAAAAATAGGTGGAAAGGGAAAGGAATATCTTATAAAGGATGTCATTATTTTTATAATGCAATAGTAAAATATGGTTGGGATAATTTTCACCATGTTGTATTATCTTCCAATTTAACTAAAGACGAAGTGAATAGGATAGAATCTATCTTAATAAGCTATTATGTTAATCTTGGTATTAGTTACAATATAGCTCCTGGAGGATTTGGTATAATAGGTCCCAGAAGTGAAGAACATAAGAGGAAGATAAGTAAATCTTTAAAAGGTGTGCCAAAGTCAGAGATAGCAAAGCAGAACATGAGAGATAATGCCACTCATCATGGAGGGAAAGAGGTAGCTATGTTTGATAAGGATAATAATCTTATTAGAATATTCAAGACTTGTGGACTGGCTTCTAAAGAAACTGGAATAAAAGCTACGCACATTGCAAGATGTGCAAGAGGTGTTAGACCAAGTGCAGGTGGTTATATTTGGAGATATAAATAGTAAGAGGTTATGATGAAATTACTTAAATATGAAGGTTATAAGGTTGTGATAGAACCAGAGCTTTTAACATTAAAGCCCTTCAAACAAATATGGACAAGAGATAAAACAGTGAATAAGGACAAAGCCTTAGCAGAAATTGCTTTCATCTATTTTATGACTGACCCAAGAAGTGACTATCAATACCTTGTAGATGACAAGGAGAGAATGGAAGCCATTAAAGAGGGAGAAGGATTACCTCCTAAATGGGAACCAGACAGGATAGTAACAGAAGCAATGGAATTTTATAAATCATTCAAGCCAATCTCTGCATTACTCCTTGAAGACACGAGGTTTATGGTTAATAAGTTTAGAGCAAAACTAAGAGAGCTGGACTTTGACAGTCTTGAGGTTAAGGAGTTTAAGGAGATTACAGCCATTGTGAAACAGATTACACCTCTCATTAGAGATTTGGATGAGGCTGAGAAAGCACTTAACTCTGAAATGAGGAGTTCAGGTAAGATGAGAGGACAGGGAGAAAAGACTATATTTGAAGATGACTTGGCACTATAACTATGAAAGCAGAAGATATTATAGAAGGTCTTAATAAGCATATTGAGACGAGGAGAAGTGAGAGGGGAATTGAGAATGTGGGGCACATGGTATTACAGAAAGAAATTATGCCTCATTCCTCATTCAAGGTTTATAAGATTTACAAGTACACTCTTTGGTTCACTAAGAGAGGTAAATCTTATAGAGTAATAACAGTACAGCATACTGCTAAGGTTCCTGATGGTCAGGAAGAGAATATGTTAAGAGAGATGAATATCATGTTGAGTACACTAATATTCAATTGGATAGGCTCTGATTTTTATGAAGCAGTTATAAAGGGAGAATATAATGGAATTAAAGAATAAGTCTTTTAATATACTTGGCACTAAGTATAGAATAAAATTTGTGGATAATGTGCTAGATGAAGAAGGTAATTGGATATATGGTAAGGTTGATACATCTTCTAAAGAAATTCAAGTCTCTATTAAATTAAGTAATGGAAAAGATGTGCAAGAGAATGAGATTCTTATTACTTTATACCATGAAATTATACATGTTATACTGTTAACAGGTCAATATATAAATTCTAGTAGTGATGAGCCACTAGTAGAATGGTTAGCTAGATGTATTTTATCTCTAAAGAATCAAAAGATATTATAATATGAAGTATGAGTTTAATAAGTATCAAACTGAACTTACTGAGGAATTGGTTAATAGCCTTCCTCAGGAAGTTCAGGACCAGTTATTTGATATTATAAATAATGTAGAGTTTGTCAAGAGATTGATAAGCCCTACAAGAGAATATGCTAAGGATAGACCAAGAGATAATAGAGGTAGAATTATTGTAGATTTGGCTAATCCTCATATATTGGAGGATATGGACTATTTCAGACCATCTGCTATACATTATGAGAAGTATGGTACATTTACTAACCTTAGACCTAATGCCAATCCTAATAGTGAATATGGTAAGTGGGTAAGAGAGGAAAGAAGAAGAATCTGGGATGGTTATGTAAGGGAAAGTGATGGAGAATGGGTTACAGGATATATGTATTGGTTCCTTAATTATTCTCCTATGATGCTCTCTAAGATTAGAGAGTATAAGGATAAGAATGGTAAGAAGAGAAAGTCCAAGAGAGCTGATAGAGTAGAGGCACTACCTGAATGTTGGGAAGGCATCTATTGGAGATTCCATTGCTTAGACCAAGCATCAAATGGTGGTTTATACAATAACTTTGAGGGAGGTCAGCACATGGCTGAACTTGCTTCCAGAGGTAAAGGTAAGTCATATAGTCTTGCATCTATACTTAACCATATCTTTGTGGTAGGTGAGAATGAGGAAGCACATGAAAAGGTAAAGGGTATAGTGACTGCCTATCAGAAGGAGTATCTTACTAAGGATGGTGTCCTTAATAAGTTTGTAGATATGGCTAACTTCTGTGCAACCAATACCCAGTTTCCAAGAAAGAGATTAAAGAACTCTTTACAGGAAATGACATGGATAATGGGGTATAAGGATGTAGAGTTGGATATTGAAAGAGGTACTCAGAATACAGTACTTGGAGTATCATCTAAGGATGATGAGTCTAAGTTGAGAGGTAAGAGAGCTGCTAAGATTCTTATTGAAGAGTTTGGCTGCCATATAAAGGGTACTAAGGTTTTGATGTATGATGGCTCTATTAAAAATGTAGAGAATATCACAGTAGGAGATGTGTTAATGGGAGATGATAATACTCCAAGAGTAGTACAAGAATTGTATAATGGTACAGACCAATTATATAAGATAACACTATCAAATGGGGATTATCAGATAGTAAATAGTCATCATCCAGTATATTTCAGAAAATATAATTGGAATAAAGGTATTTACACAGAACATACTTTAACTGCTCCTGAACTTTTAGAAATTAAAAACTTAAATAAAGGATATTATATTCCAAAGGCAATAATACATTTCCCATATATCCCTGTAACTATAAATCCTTACTTCTTAGGGCTATGGTTAGGAGATGGTGATTCAACAAGATTAGATATTGCTAATGAAGATACAGAGGTATTAGGTTGGTTATCAGATAACTATGAAGGCGTCATAAGAGATTTGAATCAATCTGACTCATGTAAGGTATTTCATATAAGCAAATCTACCCATGTATATAATAGGCTTTTTTCAGAATATAACTTATACAATAACAAGCATATACCACAAGATTACAAGATAAATGCTCCAGAAGTGCAATTACAAGTTATTGCTGGATTAATAGATACTGATGGCACTTATAATTCTAAAAAGAATTTCTTTGAGATAACCCAAAGATATGATAGAAAACATATACTAGATGATATAAAATTTATGTGTGAGTGTAATGGACTTAAATGCTCTATGACTTCAAGGGTTAGTACTGGGAAGAAGGAAGGTATTATACATTATAGACTTAGAATTAGTGGAGACCTATCTATTATTCCAACTAAGATAAATAGAAAAAAAGGTGTAAAATCTGCATCTTATAAAAGTAAGAAATGCTGGAATGATTATACTTTCAAAGTAGAACCTTATAAAGTAGATGAGTATTATGGATTTACCGTAGATAAGAACCATCTATTTGTATTAGGTGATTTAACTGTCACTCATAATACATTCCCAAGATTAGTTGATTTGTATAATGTGCTTTTACCTTCAGTACAGGAAGGTGATATTGTCTTTGGACAAATCTATATGTTAGGTACTGCTGGTGATAATGAATCAGACTTTGCTGGTGCTCAGGAAATCATGTATAACCCTAAAGGTTATAATATGTATGCTTTACCTAATGTATTTGATAAGTACAACCAAGGTAAACCTTACTTTGTATTCTTCTTTCCTGGCTATGTGAATAGAAAGGGATGTTATAATGAGAATGGTGTATCTGATGTAATTAAGGCTCTGATTGAAATTCTTATGAATAGGTATAGGGTAAAGTATAATTCTACTGACCCTAACACTATTATTAAGACTATTGCTGAGGTTCCTATTACTCCCGCTGAAGCTATTGTTAAGACAGGTGTAAATATGTTCCCTGTAGCTGACTTGACTGAAAGAATAGGTCAATTGGATGCTAATCCTACAGAATATGATGATGTATATGTAGGTGATTTGGTATTCAATAAAGATGGTCAGGTGGAGTATAAACCTACCTCTGCTACACCTATTAGGGATTTTCCACATAAGGATAATAAGATAGAGGGTGCTATTGAAATATATCAGTTACCTGAGATTGACAAGAATACAGGTAAGCCATACAATGATAGGTATATATTAGGTGCTGACCCTTATGATGATGATGAATCAAATACTATGTCTTTAGGTTCTATATTTGTACTGGATTTATGGACAGATAGGATAGTAGCTGAGTACACTGGAAGACCTTCTTTTGCTGATGATTACTATGAGATTTGTAGAAAGCTTTGTCTATTCTACAATGGCAGGCTGAACTATGAGTACAATAAAAAAGGTCTATTCTCTCACTTCTCGACAAGAAATAGTCTCTATCTTCTTACAGATGTCCTTGATTTCTTAAAGGAAAAGCAGATGATGAAAGATGGCTATGGTAACAAGTCAAAAGGTACTAATGCCTCTCCTGCCATTAATGCTTATGCAAGGAGTAGATTGAGAAGCTGGCTATTAGCTCCAGTTCCTATTATGCAAACTATTGATGGAGAAGAGAAAGAGGTAATGGTTCCAAGACTATTTACTGTAAGGAACAGAGCACTGCTGAAAGAGCTTATTAATTACAACTCTGAGGGTAACTTCGATAGAATATCTGCTATGGGTATGCTGATGCTTCTAAGAGAAGATAGAATGATAAGATACCAAGGAGATGTTAGTAAGGAAAAGCAGGAGAGGGCTAATAATAGCTATGATGGTAATGACCCATTCTTCAAGAGGAATTATGACTTTAGGTTTAGGCAGTAAATTTAGTAAAAATGGAGACTGATGGTTAATAAATTACTTATATACTTGCATAGGTCAAGGATTTTACTTACCTTTGCACAGTAATTAGATTGAAGTATGGAAGATAAGGCATACATAGTATATCTGCATATAAATCCTAAGAATAAGAAGGTATATGTTGGTATTACAAATCAAGATGTATATAGAAGGTGGAAAAATGGGCATGGATATACTAAGTGTAAAAAGTTTTATAATGCTATTATGAAATATGGTTGGGACAACTTTAAGCATATAGTACTTTGTAAAACTTGTAAGGATAGGGCTTTGTTATTGGAGAAAACTTTAGTTAAATACTATAAAAGTAGAAATTTGAGTTACAATATAACTGATGGTGGAGAAGATAGCATACCAAGTATGCTTGGTAGACACCATACTGATGAAGCTAAAAAAGAAAATAAGTGAAGCTGGTAAAAGACCTTGCACAGAGCAGACTAAAAGAAAGATAGGGTTAGCTAATAGGGGTGCCAATAATGGAATGTATGGTAAGCCTATTTCCGATTATGCAAGAAAGTTAGTAATAGAGAGATTTAGCAAAGCTGTACTTCAATTAGATTCAAATGATAATATTATTAATAGATTTTCCTCTGCTTCAGAGGCAGAAAGACACTTAAATGGTAAAGGCAGCCACATAAGCTGTTGTTGCCTTGGAAAGAGGAAAACTGCTTATGGATATAAATGGAAATATGAGTAATTTTATAAATTTACCACCACAGCAGTTACCCTTTTCAAAGAAAAATAGAAAATGGAGGGCTGCTCACTTGGACTGGGCTGATTCTAAAACATTCTTCAATTATAGCTTAGTTAGAAAATCTGTAATACATAAGAAAATTAACTATGACTTGCTCAATGGTAAACTACACATGAGTGACCTTGAGATGATACTGAATCCTGAAAAGCTACAGGCAGGTTTCATACCTGATAGGATTCAACACTATCCTATTATGAATAGTAAGTTGAATGTGCTTAGAGGTGAGGAAAGTAAGAGAGTTTTTGACTTCAAAGTAGTAGTTACTAACCCTAATGCTATTACAGAGATAGAGAATAACAAGAAGCAAGAATTACTACAGAAGCTACAGGAATGGGTATCTAATACTTCTCAATCAGAAGAGGAGGCTAACCAAGAACTTGAAAAGATAAATGATTACTACACCTATGAGTGGCAGGACATGAGGGAAATTAGGGCTAATGCTCTTCTTAACCACTATGTAAAGGAGTTGAATATTCCTTTAATGTTCAATCAAGGATTCATGGATGCAATGGCAGTTGGTGAAGAGATTTATCAATGTGATATTGTAGGAGGTGAGCCTACTATTGAAAGACTAAATCCACTCAAAGTAAGAATCTTTAAGTCAGGATATAGCAATAAGATTGAGGATGCAGATATGATAATCCTCGAAGATTATTGGAGTCCAGGCAAGGTTATTGATACTTACTATGATGTATTGACAAAGAAAGACATGGAGTATATAGAGAAAATGCCTGACCATGTAGGTCAAGCTGCTACAGACTCTATGGATAATATTGATGAGAGATATGGCTTTGTCAATAATCACATGATAGGGGATGAAATAAGTACAGAGGGATTCTTTTGGGACCCATTAGGAGGATATGATGGAGTTAATAACTCACTTCTTCCTTATGATGTTGCAGGAAACTTGAGAGTACTTAGAGTATATTGGAAGTCAAGAAGAAAGATTAAGAAGGTAAGGAGTTATGACCCTCAAACAGGTGAAGAAGTATTTAACTTCTACCCAGAGACTTATGTAATAGATAAGGATGCTGGAGAAGAAGAGCAGATATTCTACATCAATGAAGCATGGGAAGGAACTAAGATTGGTACAGACATTTATGTCAATATGAGACCAAGAGTAGTTCAATATAACAGACTAAGTAACCCTTCAAGATGTCACTTTGGAATTGTAGGTTCTATTTATAACCTTAATGACAACAGACCATTCAGCTTGGTGGATATGATGAAGCCATATAACTATTTGTATGATGCAATACATGATAGATTAAATAAGCTGATAGCAAGAAACTGGGGTTCATTGGTGAGATTAGATTTTGCCAAGAAACCTAAGGGATGGGATGTAGAGAAATGGTTATACTATGCAAAGACTATGGGTCTTGCAGTAGAAGATAGCTTCAATGAGGGTAATGTAGGTGCAGCTACAGGTAAACTTGCAGGTGCATTAAACAATGCTTCTACTGGTGTAATTACAGCTTCTGATGGTAATCAGATACAGCAATACATTAATCTTCTTGAGTTTATCAAGATGGAAATGGCAGAAGTTGCTGGTATTACCAAGCAAAGAGAAGGTCAGGTAAGTAATAGAGAGACAGTAGGTGGAGTAGAGAGAAGCATGATGCAATCTTCTCATATTACAGAGTGGCTATTTGTAGTGCATGAGGATGTCAAGAAGAGAGCATTAGAGTGTTTGCTTGAAACAGCTAAGATAGCATTAAGAGGCAGAAGCAAGAAGTTCCAATATATCTTGTCTGATAATTCAATGAGAGTTATGGAGATAGATGGTGATGAATTTGCAGAAGCTGATTATGGTCTTGTAGTGGACAACAGTAATGGTGTTCAAGAATTAAACTCAAAACTTGATACTTTAGCTCAGGCAGCATTGCAGAACCAGACTCTATCATTCTCAACTATTATGAAGTTATTCAGTTCATCTTCACTTGCTGAAAAGCAGAGACTTGTTGAAAAGGATGAAAGAAGTATTCAAGAAAGACAGGCTCAAGCTCAGCAACAGCAGTTGCAAGTACAGCAACAGGAGATAGAACAGAAGGCTCAGATGGAGCAGGCTAAGATGCAACAGGAAGATGCTCTTAACCAAAGAGATAATGAGACAAAGATTCTTATTGCACAGATGCAGGCTTACAGCAAGAATAGTGAAGATGATGGTATAATAGAACCTGAATATTCACAAGAGGCTAAAGACAAGCTAATGGAGCAAATAAGAGAATTTGATGAAAGAATAAAACTTGACAGGGAAAGGCTTGAGCTTGATAAGACTAAGGCAAGTACTGATGCAAGGTTGAAGGAAAAGCAAATAAATAAAACTTCAAATAAAACAACTCAAAAATGAGAAGATTTAGAGATATTATAGAAGATATAAAAGCCCCAAGTGTTCAAAACTTATGGCTTAATAATGGGAAACTTAAATACTATGGAGAAAAGGGATGGCAAGATATTAAGGGTCAAGATGCTCCCACTGTAAAATGGGATGATATTGATGATAAACCTGAGTCTTTTACTCCATCATCACATACCCATACAAAGTTAGATATAACTGATTTCCCTACCTTAGCTACTGTAGCTACAAGTGGCTCATATAATGATTTGAGTAATAAGCCTAATATACCACCTGCATATTCACTGCCTAATGCTTCTACCTCAGCAAGAGGTGGGGTATTAATGGCAACAGCAGTTGCAGATTTAGCTGGTACTGAGGATGCTGCTGCAATATGTACTAAAGTTAATGCCCTATTATCTGCACTTAGAGCTTCAGGGGCATTACAATCATAAAAAAAAGATGAAAGTAGTAAGAAATTTATTGATTAGTAGTACTGAGCCTACAGATACAAATGTAGGATGGTTAAAGCCATTACCAGATGGGAACTTCAAGCTATTTTTTTTTAATAATGGTGGCTGGACTCCTATCTTGATAGACATTACCATAGAATCTGTGGGTCAGTTAGCATTTCAATATGTAGGAGATGTTCCAGATATAGTAATATCATAATAGAAAAGAAATGGGAAAAATAAAGAAGATTTTAGAAAATGAATTAGTAGGTGGCACACAGACTACTGATGTATATCCTGTTACTTCTGTCAAGGCTGTCTATGATGAGAATAATGAGAGACTTGACCATATACTTAATAGGAGAGGAGTAGTAAATATATCTACTAATTATAATGATGACCATATAGCTGAAGTATTAACTTTAAGTCAAGCTATAGCTAAAGTACCTTCGAGTGATAGAGTACTTGGATTTCAAGGTAATATATTAACACCTGATGGGTGGATTACCTACAAATTTATAGGTACTGATATTACTCAGTGGAGTAATACTGAGTACTGGGCTGCTATTATAGATTCTTCAATCCTTGAGCAGGAAATAGGCAATAAAAGAGATAGAGCTTTAAGCCAAAAGGCAGTGAATGAGTTACTTCCCATTGCCTATAGTGAGCTTTCCTTAGAGAAGGGAGCATTCAAAGTAACTGAAAAAACTTGGTTAAATGATGTTGATGATAATACTGTTAGGTTAAGAACACCTTTGTTTAAGACAAGTAGAGCTAACTTCATTGTTCCAAGTGACTATAGGCTTGGAATAGCCTATGGAAACTATAATAAGGAGCTACAAAAATGGACGGACTTTCACACAGGTGTAGTCAAATTGGATATATCTTACCCTTATGCAAGAATACTTGTTAGGAAGACATCTGGTGATGAAATCGAGCCATCTGAAGTGAGAATACCTATACTTATTGATGAAATTATAGAACTCCAAGACAGTCAATCCAAAGATGAATATTATATTGGAAGGAATGGAAATACTTTAGAACTTGCAAACGGAAGATTTAATACCGACACTAATTGGACTATTGATATAGAAAGCTCTATTAGGCTAAGGAGTAAAATTTTCAGGACAGACAAAATAAGAGTTAAATGTCCCGACGGATATCACATATTAGCTTGTTATGGAGATGCGAATTTTACATTTGCTACTGCTACTTTTTTCTCAGTAAGAGATATTGATATAGATGTGTCTTACCCTTATTTCAGAATATTGGTAAGAAGAATAGATAATGGTAATTTAACTATTGATGAATTACCATTATTAGATATTCTGAATACATCTATTTCAGAGAGGGTTGACTCTATTTCAGAGAGGGTTGACTCTACCAAACTGCATTTAGGAGGTTTAGATGCAGATCGGTCTTTAATACTTGATAAGGCTATATTAGAAGCATTCATAAATACTTCTACTCCAATAGAGAAGTTAAAAGTACTCAACATAACTAAAAAAGTGGGTTCAAGGTGTGGACTTATTCTTGGAACTGGACATGATGCAGATACTTATTCTTTCATGTTTGATTTCAGGGAAACTACTAATGCAGAAGTATTACCAAGTGGCGTGCAATTATTGCATACCAAATATAGGGATATTGATGGCTATGTAGTAATCAACTGGGATAATTTTAAAGATGAAACTACTTATCGTGATAGTGACCCAGAGGACACTTTCGCATTGAAAAACTCTATCTATTCAATAGATAATAGTCCGACAATAAAGAGTAGTTTGTTAAACAGCAAAACGGCAGCTATTGCAAATAATAACACCACGGATATTACTAAAATAATAGATAAGTTACCTGCCGAATTAAAGGACGTTACCTATTATCCTGAACTTCAAGTTGGACAGTGGAATCCTGCGTATTTTACCCCAATGAAATCAAATAACAGATTTGCAACACCTACAAGGATAAAGGTACTACCAAATGAAATCACAAAAGTGAGTGTAACTGATGGCTATTATATGTCTTTGTGGAAATCAGAAACAATAGATGAAGAAATTACTAATATTCCTGTTAGCTGGCTACAAGAATGGGAAGGAGCTGTTGGTGCTAATTATTTAGTAATTATTTGCAGAAAGGGCGATGGTACCGAGGTATTAACTCAGAACGAGATTGCTGATGTAGTTGTAACTCTTGAACTTAAAGAAAAAGACAAAACAAAAATTGAGGATGTTGCTCCTTTATCGGAGTTTGACTCTATTTCAGAGAGGGTTGATAATCTTGATGGCAAGATGTCTGTTGACTATAGCGGATACAACAACTATAATGTAATCACTCTAAAAGCAGACGGCTCAGGAGATTTCACATCCATTTACGAGGCAATAAATTTTGCAAGAGAAAAAGCAACAGCTTCAAATAGATATGAAATTCAGCTTTATGATGATATTAGAGTAACAGATACAGATGGTTTCTTTACTTATTCAAGTCTTGGAGCTAAATGTGTTTTCTATCTACCTGCTTATATAAAGTTAAGAGGAATGGGTGAGAAGAAAATAATTTATGCAGAGTTGCCAAATTCAGGATATTCTCAAACTGATAGAGCTAATCACCAAACGGGATATGTTGATGGAAACTCTGAAATGGAGAATATCCATGTTATTGCTAAAAATATAAGGTATGCAGTTCATGTTGAAAGAGGTGGAGGTGTTCAACTACAAAATTCAACTATTTTTGCCAAAGATTGTATCTTTGAACATCTTGGTGGTGAGGAAGTGGACACTGTACAGAACAAATGGTATCAACCTGATGCAATGGGCTGTGGGGCTTCAAGTGGATTACATTTTGAGTTTGTAGGATGTGATTTCATATCTACAACTGGACCTTTTAGATGTCACACTAACCATGACTTTACAAACCCAGTTAGTGCTAAATTTACATCTTGTAGATTCATAATGACAATGGATTCTATTCAGCAGTACAGAGGAGGTTCTGAATCTGTATATGAAAGTAAATGTATTTACCTTGATGACTTGGGCAGTAAAGTTACAAGGCTGTATGAATTTTATGGATGTGAGTTCACAGGGAAAATAACAGACTCCAGTGCACCATACTTTAATACATCTATCAGCAAAATTTTTCCTTCTGGGAAGTATGTGGGATATGGTAATTCAAAATTCTTTTTTGACCATTCAGTCTCACCTAGGGCTTTGAAAATAACATCAAACACTATAGGTAATACTTCTTCTGTAGAAGTGATTTCTGATGAGGCAAATCTACTTGGAAATACTACTATTATAAAAGGAAGTACTGGATTGAATGGATATGTATATGGGGATGAATATATAAATCATGCTACACTTAATAACCTTATGGTTAAGTTAGGGGATTGCTCCACCACAAATAAGACTTTGGTATTGAAAGTGGATGGTAGTGAAAAGACTATTACTTTCAATCTTGATTTTACAGGATATACTGTAAGTAATGTAGTTCAATTTATGAATACAAAACTTCAAGGAGCAGAAGTTTCCTTATTTAATCCTTACGCAAATTATTTTGCAGAATTTTCAGATGTTGCTTTTAATAGGAAGAATACATCAGAAGCCCCAATAAAGAAGGGAATGTTTGTCAAATTTGATGGTATAAATGGTATAATACCTGTCTCAGAAAATGAGACAAAAGGAACCTTTGCAATGGCAACAGATGATATTCCAGTTGGAAAATTTGGAACTGTGGTTAAAAATACAATATTAAAGAGTACAGGTAACTTCGCACATGGTGTATCCTCATTAACTAAAGGTCAGTTAGTTAGATTTAATTCTAACTCAAAGCTTGAAAAATGTTCTGGTGAAAATGAGCAATATGCTGTATATATGTGTGTGGAAGACACATATATAGAAATTTAGTTTTTGTAGGTAAACTATTCAAGCTTCCTATTATAAATAAATCACTTATGCTATTGCATAGGTGATTTATTTTATGTATATTTGCACCCTGTTAAAGTATATGCTTATGGTAAAGAGATATATAAGGATTGGAATAGTCATTTTGATGAGTTTACTTGCTGTAAGTACATATACATTGTACAACAGAAACCAAGACCTTAGAGAGGAAATATCAGTATCAATGTCCAACCAAAAGGCATTCATAGCTGAGAACTCCTCCCTAAAAGAGGAGAATAGAGTATTCAAATTTACTGTAGAACAACTTAACTACTACAATGACTCTATCTTGCAAAAGATGAATGATGTCAGGAAGGAGTTAAAGATAAAGGATGATAATTTGAAGCAGATGCAATATCTCTTATCTGAAGCTACAAAGAGAGATACAATAGTATTTAGAGATACTCTGTTCAGAGAACCTACATTAGACATAGATACACTTATAGGAGATAAGTGGTATCAAATGAGGCTTGGGCTTAAATATCCAAGCACAATCACTACAGACCCTAAGTTTGTTAGTGAGAAGTACATAATGGTGGATTATAAGAAAGAGACTATAAATCCCCCAAAGAAATGTTGGTTACTCAGGTTATTTCAAAAGAAGCACACCATTTTAGAAGTAAATGTGGTAGAGAAGAACCCTTATATTGAGAACAAACAACAAAGATTCATTGAAATTGTAGAATAATTATGATTGACTTAGGAATACTAATCACTGGAGGTATAGGGCTTATTACCACAATAGTCAGTGGCTGGACATCATGGTTCTTTGCAAGAAAGAAGTATGATAGTGAAGTTGATAGTAACCTCATAAATAACATGAAAGAATCATTAGACTTTTATGAGAAGCTCTCTACTGATAATGGAGAGAGATTGGAAGAGGTACTAAAAAGAAATGCAGAGTTAGAGCAGGAAGTGGGGGAGCTTAGGAAACAGATGTTTAACCTTATGAGTTCCATATGTACTGACCTTACCTGCCAATTAAGAAAGAGAAACTTAAACCTTTTTAATGAGAAATCTGAAATATAATCTATGAGAGGAGTCATATATAAATATACTAATATCTATAATGGAAAAGTTTATATAGGACAGACTGTAAATGAATATAAAAGGAGAGAGAAATGGAGAAATCTTAAAACACCTTATGCTGGGAGCTATATTAATAGAGCTAGAATGAAGTATGGATTAGAATCATTTGAATATGAGGTGCTGGCAGAGGTAACTAATAGAGATGAAGATATTCTCAGAGAGACTCTTAATTCCTTAGAGAAGAAATATATTGCTTTATATCAAAGTAAGAATCCTAATTTTGGATACAATCTCACTGATGGGGGAGAATCTGGTAATGGTCAAATTGTTTCCAAAGAGACAAAGGATAAAATAAGCAAGGCTCATAAAGGATTAAAGAAGAAAATGTCTGAACAAGGCAAAAGAAATATCAGTCTTGCTCATAAATCGGTAAGACCTTGGGCTTGGAAGAAGGTTGCTCAGTATAATAAAGATACTGGTGAGCTGATAAAGATTTGGAATAGCCTATCTGAAGTTACTTCTCACTTTGGTGATAAAAGCAATAGTAATTTGGTATATGCTATACAAGGTAAGTATAGACATAAATATTATAGAGGATATAAATGGAAATACTATGGAGCTAGTAGTTAATAGAAAATATAAAAAGCAAAGCTATACTATAGGGGAGCTATATGTAGACGGGAAATTCTTCTCAAACACATTAGAGGATGCTGACAGAGGACTTGATAGTTCCATGAGCATAGCCAAGATTAGAGAATTGAAGAAACCTTCAATTACAGCTATTCCAAAGGGTACTTATGAGATTACCTTAGATGTCATTTCTCCTAAGTACTGTACTAATAGTTTTTACAAGCAAGTATGTAATGGTAAAGTGCCAAGACTACTTAATGTAAAGGGATTTGAAGGCATACTTATTCATGCTGGTAATACTGACAAAGACTCAGCAGGATGCCTATTAGTAGGTGTCAATAAAGTTAAGGGTCAGGTAATAAACAGCAGAGAAACTTTCAAAGAGCTATACAAGCTCCTTAAAGACAAGCATGATAAAGGTGAAAAAATAACCATTAAAATTCTATAGTTATGGCAAAGAAATGTGGTTGTAAAGGAAAAGGTAAAGGTAAGAAAGGTAAATAGTTGAATCTGCTATTGTATTCTGGTTTAAGGATGCAGATTGCAAAGCTGAAAACAAGGTAGTAGAATATCTTGGAGAATACTGATAAGATAAGGGTAAGAGGTAATCTTACCCTTTCTTTTTGTCCATATTGCAAGTATTTTACTTATACAAGTAAAAGCAATTTATTTACTATGTTGTAGATATGCAAAACTTTACTTACCTTTGCACTGTTTTAAGAACAAAAAGGTAGAAGAGTATGGAAGAAGAACTTAGCTTAGATAACATCTTAGGAGCAGAGGAAATTGAGAATCTGTTTGTAGAAGATGAGAATACACAGGATACCCCACCTGCAAATGGGGAGCCTCCCAAGAAAGGGGAGGAGTCAGATAAAGATAAAGAAGAAACTACTGAGGTTGTTGATGTAGATAACTTATTTACTGATACACCAGAGAGCGTAGGTAGTGGAAAAGAAAATACAGAGGAAAAGGAAGATACCACTCCTAAAGGGGATGGCACTTCTCCCAAAAACTTCTACTCTTCCATTGCCAAAGCCTTGAAAGAGGAAGGTATCTTCCCAGACCTTGATGATGAGGGCTTATCTAAGGTTAAAGACCCTGAAGACTTTAGAGATTTAATTGACCAACAGATAAAGGCAGGTCTTGATGAAAGACAGAGGAGAATTGATGAAGCCTTGAATGCTGGAGTTGAACCTACAGAGATTAGAAAGTATGAGAATACTATAAACTTCCTTGATTCTATTAAAGAGGAGAATATCTCTGATGAAGGTGATAAGGGAGAAAAACTTAGAAAAGACCTAATTTATCAAGACTTTATCAATAGAGGTTATAGTAAGGAAAGAGCTACAAGAGAAGTACAGAAGTCTTTCAATGCTGGTACTGATATTGATGATGCAAGAGAGGCTTTGAAAAGTAATATTGACTTCTTCAAAGATAAGTATGATGAGCTTGTCAATGAGGCTAAGTCAGAAGCAGAACAGGAAGAGAAAGAAAGAAAGGAACAGGCTGAAAAGCTCAAATCATCAATCCTTAATGACAAGGATGTATTTGGGGATTTATCAATAGATAAATCAACAAGACAGAAGATTTATGATAACATAGCTAAGCCTGTGTATAAAGACCCAGAGACAGGAGAGTACTTTACTGCTATCCAAAAGTATGAGATGGAGAACAGAACAGACTTCCTAAAGAACATTGGGTTACTTTTCACACTAACTGATGGCTTTAAGAACCTTGATGGTTTGGTGAAAGGTAAAGTAAAGAAAGAAGTAAAGAAAGGTCTTAGAGAGCTGGAACATACTCTCAACAACACAGCAAGAACCTCAGATGGTAATCTAAAGTTTGTCAGTGGAGTTGATGAGGACCCTGAATCTTTCATAGGAAAAGGGTGGAACCTTGATGTCTAAGACTATAGTAATTGAGCTAATTATTAATTTATAAATTTATTTACGATGGCTGGAAAATTAGGTAAGTTTCAAATGGTAGGCTTCCAACACTGGAAGGGTTGACTCACAAGTTAAGCCCTTGTAAAATTGGGTAAAATCGGTGAAGCCCTCCAAAGAAAAGCCTAAGGGTAATACCGAGCTAATCTTTATGATAATACATAAAGACAGTGTAACGCATAGAAGATGAAACTATGGATGGATTTATTTATATTATAAAGAATACTATAAATAGTAAAGTTTATATAGGTCAAACAAGGACTAGTGTGGAACAAAGGTGGAGAGAGCATCTTAGACATGCACAATATGGAGACCAAGTTATAAATAGAGCTATGAAAAAGTATGGGATAGATAAATTCTATATTGAAACTCTAGAGATATGTAGTAAGGAATTACTTGATTATAGAGAAATGTACTATATAGATTTATATGATTCAACAAATAAATCCAAAGGTTATAATGTAAGTATTGGGGGTAATACTCCTAGATTTAAAAGAAAAGTTTTAAGTATTTCTGATTTAGTAGATTTATATGTAAATAAGAAATTTACTCTAGAAGAAATAGCTTCAAAATTTGAGGTATCTAGGTATATTATTTGTACTGAACTTAAAAATGCTGGAATTATTATTAGAGATAGACATGAGTCAAATACTAAATTTAATAATATTCCAAAGAATGTTTTAGAAGAATATTTAAAAGAAGGAAAGACTTTAAGAAAGGCTGCAAAACTAGCAAATATTCCTTATCCTACATTCAGAAAAGCATGTATTTATAACCACATAGAATATAATTCTTCCACGAGTGCCCGACATATCTAATAGATATGAAAATGTATGCTGAACTTACACAATGGTAAAGTGTAAGAACTAAGGGATAAAAAGCCCTTAGGGTAACAGATTGTTAACAAAAGATAACCACCTTGGTTCTATCTTTCAGTTAGCTCCACAGAAGGCTACAAACCTAATGGTGCAACTGTTGGCTTATTACAGAGGAAAGACACTTGACACATTCCTAAATCAATTCCCAACAAGAGAGTTTGAGGATGATAATGAATACTACTGGGATGTTATTGGTTCTTCAAGGAGAAACATTCCTCTTGTAGAGGCAAGAGATGAAAATGGTACTGTTGTTACAGATGCCAGTGGTATGATTGGAGTAGGCACTGCTCCCTTCTATTTGGTATTCCCTGAGGATTGGTTTGCTGATGGTGAATACATTGTAGGTAATCTGAATGAAATCTATCAGTTCAGAATACTTGGAGACCCAAGAATGGAGGGTACTAATGCAGTGTATAAGGTAGAGCTTGCTGGTGGTAACACAGCAGGTGTTCCTGCTGAAAGATTGCTTGCAGGTGAAAGATTCTCAGTTGAAGCTGCATTTGTTGAGAAGGAGCTTTCAAGAAAGGTTGGTGATGTAAGATTTACAAGCCCTGTTTCTATGAGAAATGAGTGGTCTGTAGTAAGAATCCAACACAAGGTTCCAGGTTCTATGTTGAACAAGAAGCTGGCTGTAGGTATTCCTATTGTTAAGGAAACTGAGGGTAGATATACTAAGTCAGTTGCTACAATGTGGATGCACAATGTAGATTGGGAAGTAGAACAGCAATTCTCTGAGTACAAGAACAATGCACTTGCATTTGGTAGAAGCAACAGAAATGCCAATGGTGAGTACATGAACTTTGGTAAGTCTGGTAATGTTATTAAGACAGGTGCTGGTCTGTTTGAGCAGATGGAGGTTGCTAATACTATGTATTACAACACATTTAGCTTGAAGCTTCTTGAAGATGCTCTATATGAGCTTTCTGCTTCTAAGTTAGACTTTGGAGACAGATACTTCTTGATTAAGACTGGTGAAAGAGGTGCTATCCAATTCCACAAGGAAGTACTAAAGACAGTATCAGGTTGGACACAATTTGTTCTTGACAATAGCTCTATTGGTGTTATTCAAAAGACTCAATCTAAGTTGCACCAAAACTCATTGAGTGCTGGTTTCCAATTTGTTGAGTATAAGGCTCCTAATGGTGTTAGAGTTAAGATTGATGTAGACCCATTCTATGATGACCCAGTAAGAAACAAGATACTCCATCCAAATGGAGGTGTTGCATTCTCTTACAGATATGATATTATGTACATTGGTACTATGGACCAACCTAATATCTTTAAGTGTAAGATTAAGGGTGATAATGAGTACAGAGGTTATCAATGGGGTCTAAGAAACCCATTCACAGGTCAAAAGGGTAATCCTTACATGTCATTTGATGAGGATTCTGCTGTAATTCACAGAATGGCTACTCTTGGTATCTGTGTTCTTGACCCAACAAGAACTATGTCACTAATCCCTGCAATTCTACAGGGATAATGATAAAAGGGGAGTAGGATGAAAGCTCCTGCTCCCTTTATTTTTATTCAAAGATTTAAGGAGAAGATATGGCAGAAAAGAAAATGGAAGAGAAGGTGGACTATACTGTACCTAACTTTGATATAGACAATACAGAGACTCCACTTCAGGAAGTACCAAAAGAAGAGGCTACTGTAAAAAGCCCTAAGAAGACACAAAAGAAAGTAGAGGTATCTGATGATGCCTTAGTTAGTTGTCTGAGAAATGAGAGAATTATTGTAAGACATGTGCCTAAGCTGACAGGTATGTGGGGTAATAACCCTAAGCATGTATTGTCAGGAGGTATGGCAGAAGGTGCAGTTAGAACATTTGTAGTACCAAGATTATCTTCAGGTATGTTTGTTAATGTCCTTACAGACAAGGAAAAGGCATTTCTTGAGGAAATAATGGGTCTTGAATATAATGCACTAAGTATCTATAAGAAGGTAGATAACTTCTGGGATGATTCCAATGAGAATGGTATCAATAAGGTAAGATTGACAAAGCAGGATAACTACTTCAATCTATCTGACCCAGAGGATTATATCAGATATAAGATACTATTAGCCAACAAGGATTATATTGCTCCTTCATTGCAAGCATTGCAAGATACTCCTAAGGCTACTTACCAGTTTGTTATCATTTCTGAGGGTGAAGAGACTAAGGTTGCTAAGAATAATATGAGCACTACAATGATGTGCTATAAAGAGTTTGGTAAGATTGAGGATGATGTTGATACATTAAGAGTTATTGTTGAGACCATTGATGGTAGACCTACATCACAGACTGCTAAACTTGAGTTCTTACAGACTAAGGTTAATAGCTTGATACAGGCTGATAGCAAGATATTCTTGAAGGTTATTACTGACCCAATGCTTTCTACAAAGGTTCTTATCAAGAGAGCTATAGAGGCAGGTCTGATTTCTAATAGGGGTAATTACCTATACTTGAGAAAGGATAATACTCCACTTTGTGAGGCTAATGAAGAGCCTACATTGAATGTAGCAGCTAAATACTTAAACTCTCCTAAGCATCAAGAAGTTAAGTTTGCTTTGGAAGCTAAGCTGAAGTAGGAAAAAAAAAAAAGAGTATGACAACACAGGAATTTTCTAATGAATTTGATGTTCTGTATAACAATATAATGAGCAATCAGGCTCCAGGTCTTGATGAGTATGAGAAGTCTGTCTTCCTAACTAAGGCTCAATTGGAGATATTGAAGAATTACTTCAATCCTAAGGGTAATAAGTATGGACAGGGATTTGATGAGAATGCTAAGAGACAGATAGATTTCTCTACTCTAATAACTGTTGCTAAGCCATCACAATATACTCCTGAAGGGGGCTATGTTAAGTTTGATGACAGAAGCCAACTCTACAAGATGCCACAGGACATTCTACTTATGTTGAATGAGACAGGTATTAACACTGTAGATGGAGTTAAGAGATTGATTAGTATAATTCCTATGAATTATGAAGAGTATGCAAGACTTATGTCTAAGCCTTGGAAGCAGCCCCTAAAGAATCAAGGTTGGAGACTATTCCAATCTACTGGTGGAGTTGATTTTATTTCTGAGGTGGTTATTAAATATAATAGTTCTTTGGCTGATTACAAGATTAGATATGTAAAAAGACCAAAGCCTATTATACTTGCAAATCTGGCTGATGAATATTCTAATGTATCCATTGAAGGACTAAATACTATCACAGAATGTGAATTAGACCCTATTCTTCATCCAGAAATTCTTCAAAGAGCAGTAGAACTTGCAAAGTCTGCTTATACAGGAGACTTGAAGAGTAGTGTAGAACTTGGTCAAAGAAGTGAATAATGACAACTGAAGAATTTTCTAATGAGTTTGACACCTTACTGAATAGCTATTCTACCATAGAGGCATTTGGAAAGACACCCAGCACTGTTGAGCTTGATGAATATGAGAAATCTGTATTTCTCACTAATGCTCAAGAAGAGATAGTGATAGGTATGTATAATGGTAAGAATCCATTTGGAGACTCATTTGAGAGGACTGAGGAAATCAGAAGATACTTGAGTGACCTAATAAAGACTTACACAACTACTGATAAGAAAGTAGGATATACAGGACTGTCCAAATCCTCAGTATTCTTTGAATTACCTGATGACTTATGGTTCATAACCTATGAAGCAGTTAATTTGAAGGATGATGGATTAGGATGTATGAGTGGTGAAGACATCTCTGTAATACCAATTACTCAGGATGAGTACCATAGAATAAGAAAGAATCCTTTCAGGGGTACTAATGAAAGAAGGGCTTTAAGGCTTGATTTGAGTGGTAAGGTGGTAGAGATAGTATCAAAATATAATGTGGAGAGTTATCTTGTTAGATACCTTTCAAGACCTGCTCCCATTATATTAACTGATTTGACAGATAATCTGTCAATCAATGGCATAAGTGTAAAAACAGAATGTGAATTGAACCCTGTAATACATAGAGCTATACTTGAGAGAGCAGTAAAACTTGCCATCATAAGTAGGGTTCTAAATACAGGAAAAGAATAAACTATTGTATAATTTAATATTAAATTAAAATGGCAACATTTAGCACAAATCAAGTAAGACAGCTTTATGTAGCAACAGATGTGGAAACAAGTGGACATGTACTTGCATCAGATACTGCTGGTACTATTGCTGTGAAAAGTGATACTTCCAAAAATCACCTGTACTTTGAGTATAAAGGAGCTGATAATCTGATGAGAAGTGACCTTATTGACATAAAGAATATACTATATGCAAAGGCTACTGATGCAGCAGATATGGCTTATGATATTAAGTCAGTTACTATAGCACTTGACTCAAATGTAAATGGTGGTTCTCCTGTTGCAGGACAGGATTACATCCTAAGAATTGCATTTAGACAGTATGTAGGTATGTCTGATGAAGACCAGTACTACAAGTATGGTATGGTTCATGCCTATGCTGGCATGGATGCAGATGAGTTCTATAAGGTTCTTGCATTATCAATTGCTAAGAACTTCAGTAGAGAGGTAGTACCTCTAATTAAGATTGAAGTACATAGTAAGGCTACTAAGAGCAAGGGAGGATTTGACTCTAATGGTTACATGGTTGTAACTCCTACTACTAAGGATAATGGTAAGAGTGATACTACTAACCCATACTATGCAACAGATACCCTTGTAACTGATATTGATAGTATCAGAATTACTGAGGTAGAGCAGCCTTGGAGATTAGGTGTTATGGCACAGACTCCTGTGTACTTTACAGTACAGCCAGTTGCTGTAATGGTAAATGGTGATGAAAGAATCTGGGCTACTGTAACTGAGGGTACAAATGGTACTATTGGTAATGGTAAGAAGATTGCTGACCTTGAGTACTTCTGCATGGGTGAAAGAGGTGATGTTTATAGAGGAATTGGATGGCCTCATAACATTCCTACTACTTACCTTGTAGACCCAACTAAGACATATTATGTATTTGATGTACACTATGCTTATGTTGGTGATAATGAAGCTGTACAAAAGTCTGAAAAGACAATTACTGTTGTATGCTCTGATAAGACTAAGTTTAATAGCTTAATTACTGCATTTAACTCAGCTTCTGGTCTTAGTGTTGCAACTATTTCCTAATAGTAAGAAACAAGATTATAAGGGAGGCTATTTAGTCTCCCTTTTATTTTATATAAATAAATACTTATGGTACAATTTAATGAGTTAAGAATAACTCCTGATGGGCAAAAGCTGATTATAGATGTATCTGTCAAGGACTTAGAGTATTACACAAATGTATATCTTGATACTATACAGATAGATACTCAAGATACCTTTGTTGAGTCTGGTCCAAGTAGTGAAGTTGTATATACAGAAGTTATAGAAGGAAATACCAAGTCAGTCAGATTAGAACTGGGAACAGGAGACCTATTACCAACTCTTAATGATAATCTTTTCTTTGTGTATATTAGGACTAAGGGCACACCTGCTGCAAATACTCCTTGTGGGATGGATAATATTACTACATTAGGAGTTGTATCTAACCTTTATCCTCTGTACCAACATGCCTTTAGTTACATTAAAGAATTGAGTGACACTTGTTCTATCCCTAAGAATTTCATCAACTACATACTTCAATATAAGGCATTTGAACTTGCTGTGAAGACAGGTCATTATACTGAGGCAATAAAGTATTGGAAGAGATTCTTTATGGGAATTAAAGATTCAGTGATAACCCCTAATTGTGGATGCTATGGACAAGGTACTTAATGAATCACTTACAAGATATTTCAATGTCCTGTCAAAGTTAGGATATATGAGTTATTCAGAGGTAGATAAACTATTGGTGCTGATATTCATATATGATTTGCTTGAGAGTGATTGTAAGTCCTTTATAACAGAAGAAGAGTATAGAATTTTAGATAGTGCCCTATACTGTCTATATGGTTCTACTTGCTTAATACCTTATCCAGAGTATATAGCAAACACTTCAATCTCTTGTACAGGCAAGTCAGTATAATTATTACATTAATACTTCTGACATAAAAATAGTAAAATCCTTGTGTAACTGATAATAATTACTTATCTTTGCAGCATAATACAATATAGGCTGTAATGATAACAGGAGTTATATACAAATACACCAGCCCCGATGGGACAGTCTATATAGGTCAAACTATAGATGAGTGTTCTCGTCGGGGTTCTTTCTTTTTGAATAGAAACTATGGTGGAGAGAAATTTGATAGTGCAAGGGCTGAGTTTGGTCCAGAGAATTTCACTTATGAAAGATTAGTGAAGAATACTTATGCAGATAAGGAAACTGCTAAGGCAGATTTGGATAAATTGGAAACCTTCTACATAGAGAAGTATGATTCATATTATAATGGGTATAACAGTACGAAGGGTAATGGTGTCCACTTAAAGGTTAAGAATAAGAAAGGGTTAAGACATTACAAGGATAATAACTCTTACTGTAAATTGCCCCATCTTAATAAGCATCATACTACAGTTGGTATGAATTACAAACATAAACCAGTGTTGCAGTATGACTTAGAAGGTAACTTTATTGCTGAATATTCTGGTTTGAGTGAAGCATCAAGATGTACTAAAGTTGGATTATCCAACATATCAAGGTGTTGTAATGGGATTAGTAAACAATGTAAAAATTTTATATTCAAGTTCAAATGAGCACATACAAAGAATTAACCTACATGGTACTTGATGAATTGAAACTGTACTCAGATGATGCCCTATATACAGAGGAGCATGTTATGTTTCTACTTGGCAAGTATAGGACATTCTTACTGAAACAGAGATATTCAGATGTAAAGAAGCAGATACCTGAGAGTAACTATCAGACTATATGCTTGGATTTAATTGAGGTACCTGCTATATCAGGTGAGCCTTGTGAAGGTGGTTCTTATCTAAGAAGTAAGGAGAAGATACCTTTCCTAATGAAGATAGGTAATCCTATGGTGTACCCAGTTGATTATTATCAAGGGGAGATTACTTATGTAAGTAGAGAAAGGATGAGATATGTGGGATATAATAAGTATCTGAAAAATATCATCTATGCTTCTATTGGTCCAGATAATTACCTATACTTTAAGTCTTTCAATCCACAGTACTTGTATCTTGAAAAGGCAAGAATGACAGGTATATTTGAAGACCCACAGGCTGCATCAGAATTGCAGTGCCCTGATGAGAATGGTGATACAGTATGTGATGTATTAGATAAGACTTTCCCTATTGAGGATGCTCTTATACCTCCCATGATTGAACTTGTAGTCAAGGAGTTATTAGGTGCTGAGTACAGACCTAAGGATGAATCCAATGATGCAAAGGATGAGTTGTCAGAAGTAGCAACTAAATAGTGAGTTATGGAATCTTGTCAAGAAGAGAAGGATAAAGGATTGGTTGATTTCCTGAACTCCATTAAAAAGGTAAATGAGCCAAGAACTCATAAAGTTAATAACTCATTAGGAGTATATGATGCCTACAAATTCCTGAGAAAAAGGAAATGGATTGATACAGGAAGATGCCTCACAGAACATGAGTTCTATAGTATTATAAGGAAAGTCAATGACTACTTAGCTGATAGTTTCCTTCATGGTAATGATATTAAGTTACCACATAGAATGGGTAGAATAGAGCTAAGGAAATATGATGTGAGAGTTAGTTTTGATGGTGAAAAGGTTAAAACTAACTTACCTATAGACTGGGATAAAACTCTTAAACTATGGTATGAAGATGAGGAAGCCTATAAGAAAAAAACACTGGTTAAAGTGGAGGAAAAAGAAATCTTTGAGGTCTACTATAATAAGCAGTTAGCAGACTATAATAATCAGGTCTTCTATGAATTTAATGTCAATAGAGAACTGAAGAAGAGATTAAAACAAAGAATAAAAGAAGGAAAATTAGATGCTTTCAAGATATAATTATGGTAAAAGAATATAACTACATAAATATAAGAGAAGCTCTAAGTAGAGTACTAAGACATCCTCTTCTTCAAGATGTAACTCTTGAGCAAGCTGTACAATATACCATTGACTTCATTGGTATATTTGGTATGCCAAAGTTATATCAAGATAAGGAAGAGGTTCTTCATATAGAGGACTTTAGAGCTAAGCTTCCTTGTGATTTAATATCTATCAATCAGATTAAAGAGTGTAAAACTGGTGTATGCCTTAGAAGCATGACAGATAATTTCATGCCAAGAGAACACTATGACAGAAGTGCTGGCCACAAGATACCACAAGAGTTGTCCTTCAAAACTCAAGGACAAGTACTATATGTATCCTTTAAGACAGGAGATGTGTCAGTGTCCTATAAGGCAATCCCAGTAGATAAGGATGGATTTCCACTACTTATTGATAACCCTGTATTCCTGAAGGCACTTGAAGCATATATCAAGAGAGAGGCATTTACTATTCTATTTGATATGGGTAAGATTGCTCCTGCTGTATTACAGAATACTCAGCAACAATATGCTTTTTTAGCAGGACAATTACAATCAGAATTTACTATTCCATCACAGTCTGAGATGGAGAGTATATCAAGAATGTGGAATACACTCATACAAAGGACAAGTGAGTTTAATAATGGATTCTCATCTCTTGGTAATAAGGAATACATTAAATTACAATAACTATGCAGAAAGTTGTACAATTCAAAACAAAAGGAATGCAGAGGGACTTATCAGCTTCTGCATTTAACTCTGAATATTCTTATGAAAATAAGAATGTTAGAGTAATGCCAACTGATGAGAGTACTCTGCTTAGTTTGATAAATGAGAAAGGTAATAAGAAATCAAGTATAGCAGGTGTGGGAGACCATATTAAAGGTATTCCTATTGGACAGGCATTGGTTAATAATGAACTTATTATCTTTGCTGCTGGAGATGATGATTATAGATTAGCAGATATAACTCCTAATATATTCGAGGCACCTGATATATTTCCTTGTGATATTCTTATTACTGACCTTACTGCTGGGGAAGATACTACAAATGATATTACTCCTGACCTAAGTTCTATTGGAGATATTACCCTTGTAGATTGTCCATACAAGTTGAATATAGATGTAGATTCTATGTTGGATGATAGAATCTATAAGCTATGGTTTAATAATGGTGCATTAACTGGAAAGAGGTTATTTAGGGGAGACTTAGGATTCAATTATAAGCATCCTATAGAAACTATCTCATTCTATGAGAATACTGATATTAGAAAGGTATACTGGACTGATGGTTTGAACCAGCCAAGAGTAATTAACATAGCTGCTGCATCTGATGTAGTAAGCAAATGGAATACTGATTCATTCAACTTTGTGAGGACACTTAGTCTGAATGAGGAAATCACTATTGAAAGGAATATTGTAGCTAATGGTAGTTTTGCTCCTGGAGTTATACAATATGCCTTTACCTACTTTAACAAGTATGGTCAGGAGAGTAATATCTTCTATACTTCTCCACTTTACTACATCTCATATAATAACAGAGGTGCAAGTCCTGAGGATAGAGTAAGTAACAGTTTCAATATAGAGGTTACTAATGTAGATAAGAGATTTGACTACATCAGAATATATTCAATACATAGAACAAGCATAAATGCAACTCCAGATGTTAGGAGAGTTGTAGATTTAGCTCCTCCTATTAATACAGCTAAAGTCACTTACACTGACAATGGTTCATCAGGAGATTCAGTAGACCCTACTGAATTATTATATATTGGAGGTGAGGAAGTAGTATTTGGTACAATGACTCAAAAGGATAATACTCTGTTCCTTGGAGACATTGAGACAAAGAGGAAAACTCTTGACTCTGCTATTAGAAGCTACTTCAAAGGTAAGAGCATTACCTTCTCTACCTATAATAAGAGTATAAGTTCCCCAGAGCCTAAAGGATATTATCCTTATAGTAACCAACTCAAGATGAACTCTTATCAGTTTAAGACATTCAAATATCTTGAGTATTATAGATTTGGTATTCAAGCTCAGCACTATACAGGTAAATGGTCAGAACCTATATGGATTAATGATGTTAGAAACACTGTTCATATAGACACTACCTTTTATAGTGATAATAAGATAGGATTACCAGTAGCAGAATTTACATTGGATGATAGTACTATTATCAGTAGATTACTTGATAATGGTTATATTAGAGTAAGACCTGTAGTAGTATATCCTACTATTAATGATAGAGAGGCTGTATGTCAGGGTATATTATGCCCTACTGTGTATAATATATCTGATAGATTTGGTAATTCACCATTTGCACAGTCATCTTGGTTTACGAGACCTAATGCACCATTTGATGAATATAAAGCCTTCCATTATAATCGAAATAGTGAAGGTAATTGGGGTGGAGACTGGGTAGGATTAGGACAATTCTTAGGAAATCCATCTGCATATTCAAGGGCAGGTATTATGTCCAATAATAGGACTATAGTTACTTCAGGAAAGACACAATACAATATTGATGTAGTCAATAAGGGAGCTTGGGCTGAGTTTAGGCATAACAGACCTATTCCAGGCAATAGTAATAGAAATGCAGAAATCCAATGTATTTGGAATCCTCCTTCTGGTCCTTATGTTGATGATACTGCAACTGACTCAGATGTTGCAAGTTGGGTATCTAACAATGCAGAGAATTACTACATTGACCAATCAATATTGACTTTCCACTCACCTGACATTGAGTTTGATAATGAGGTAAGAAGTATTGATACATCAAGATTGAAACTGAGGATAGTAGGTATGGTTCCCCTAACTGCATTTGCCTCAGATATTGATATTCAGACTTCCACTCCTGTTAATAACTTCTATGATAGTTCAGAGTTGCCTGCTGGATTCTATAAAGAACCTGTTGGTGTAGAGAATGATTTTAGTTATGAAGGGCTTGGGTCACTTGAGTCACATCTTGGTAATTCTCACTTTGGATGGAGAGGATTAATCTCTGGAGCATTCTGGTTTGATGAAGTAACTGCTTATAAGAAAAATACTGGTAATACCAAGCATCTTACCACAGGATTTGTTGTATACCCTTGGCATAGGAATGGCTCACTTAACAATACTAAGTTTGCTACTGATGGGTATAGGTCAGCTATGCTTGACAAGAAGAAAATGTCTAATATGAGGTATTCATATAAGTCAGTCTACTTGGATTTAGGTAATATATGGAATGCTTATGTGAGTGGTAGTAGTACAAGAACTGGTATATCAGGAGTTGCAGTATTTGACTCTAATGAGGTATCACTTGTTAGATTACCTGCACAAGAGAACTCAGGTCTTACAGATATTAATTACTATGGTAATGTAGATAAGCTTCTTACTATCTCAAGAATTGGTGATAAAAAGAATGGCTATCCTATTATGACTACTGGAGCTCAAAGTGCAGAGACTAATGCACATGCCCTGTTTAGTAGTGACTATACACAGGTAGATAGCAGATTTACTGACCAAATTACAGGTACTGACCCTGTTAGAATCAAGTATAAGTCTACTCCTCATGTTATATTAGCTCTAAACTATACTACATCAGGTGCTCAAAGGATATTACCTAATATCAAGGATGGTGATTATGATGATACTTGGCTTGTAAATGCACAGAACTCAGGTGCTCCAAGTGGACAACACATGTATTGGGATAAGTCAGGAAGTACCAAGAGTGTATCACAAGATACTATTATTACTGGTGCTCCAAGAGGTCCTATATCTGCTGTATCAAGTATTCAACATGGATGGCTATGGTTAGGAGAATTGTATAATGATAGTGTACAGAATAGGTTTGGAGGTCAGACAGAAGAGGCATTTGAAAATAATGTATGGCTACCTTGTGGAGACCCAATTTCTCTTGTAGATACTAACAATGGAGTCAAGAGCAGTATTACTATCAGGTGGGAAGAAGGTGATACCTATTTCCAAAGATATGACCATATCAAGACTTACCCTTTCACTCTTGAAGACCAGAATGCAGTAACTGATATTGTATCATTCATGTGTGAAACAAGGGTAAATATTGATGGTAGATATGATAGGAACAGAGGACAAACAAGTAATTTCTCAATTACTCCTGAGAACTTTAACTTGATGAATGATGTATATTCTCAACCTAATAATTTCTTCAACTATAGGACAATTAATCCAAACAAGTTGAACTTGGATAACTTCCATAATTCAATTACTTGGACTAAGACTAAAACTGCTGGAGAGTTAATAGATACTTGGACTAACATCACTCTTGCATCTACCCTTGACCTTGATGGGGATAAGGGAAATGTAAGGGCACTGAGAAGGTTTAATAACAATATACTTGCTTTCCAAGATAGAGGTATCAGCCAAATCCTATATAATGAGAATATGCAGATTTCTTCTACTGATGGAGTCCCTATTGAGATTGCAAACAGTGGAAAGGTTAATGGTAAGAGATATATCTCTGATAGAATAGGATGTACTAATAAATGGTCCATGTGTGAAACATCTAATGGTATTTACTTTATAGATGACATCACAAAAGGTATATTCTTATTCAATGGTCAGTTGGATAATCTATCTGATAAATTAGGTTTCCACTCTTGGATTAACAGAGCTTCTGATAGTATAGATATATGGAACCCAGTAGACTTTGATGGATTTGTTACCTACTATGACAAGGCTAATGGTGATGTATTCTTTATTAGCAAGGATGAGTGTTTAGCATTCTCTGAGCCATTAGGTCAGTTCAGCTCATTCTATAGTTATGAGAAGATGCCTTACTTCACTAACCTTGAAGACAGAGGAATTGCTCTTAATGTCGAAGGTACAGGTACACTATACAGACCTTGGCTACATAATGAGGGAGACTATAATATGTACTTTGGTAAGTACCAACCATTCTATACTACTGTAATAGCTAATCCTGATATGAGTAAGGATAAGATATTCAACAACTTGGAGTTTAGGTCAGATACTTGGGATAAGAATGGTAACTTGCTTAATATAACATTTGATACTCTTACTACTTGGAATGAGTATCAGGAGGGTACTTCAAAACTTACTAATGTATTGGGAAGGCCATCTGACCTAAAGAAGAAGTTTAGAATATGGAGGGCTAATATACCTAGAGCAAAGGCTAATGGTAGAGACAGAATGAGAAATCCATGGTTATATGTCAAGCTATCAATGGAAAAAGAGAATACAAATAAGACTGTGTTACATGATATGATTGTACACTACTTTGAATAATAATATTGGGAGGGTAAGTTTATTACTTATCTTCCCTTTACTTTTTGGATAATATCCTTGTATAATTCAAATACTTTGTTTATCTTTGCAAACAAATTAGTATGATATGGCTAAAAGAAAAGTTATAAGAAAGTCTAACAGACCATTTACATACAACCCTCATTACTATAGTTGGGGTGGTGATTTCAAGAATGCTTTAGTTGGAATTAAGCCTTTTGACTTGAAAGGTACTTTCAGTGGAGGCAATGTTGCTGGTATGCTGAAAGGGGGCTTAGCAAGTGGCATAGGTAGTGCAGTGGGTAATATTGCAGGTGGTGCTATTGGAGGAGGACTTGAGTCAGGTGCAGGTAGTGCAATCAGTAATATTGGCGGCACTATAGGTGGTGCAGTAAGTATGGTTAATCCTGTACTTGGAGGCATTATATCTGCTGGTTCAGGTATTATTGGAGGTCTTACAAATAGGATGTTTGGCTCCAAGTTAAATAAGAAGAAGATTGCTGAGGTTGAAGGAATCAACAAGGCTATGAATACTGTTATGGTAGATAACAGCAGTGCTGATTCAGTTATGGACCAGTGGGCTAATCAGGACTTTGGAGCAGACTTCTCCAAGTCAGATATTGGTAAGGATGGTCTATTTAGCAGTAAAGCCAAGAAAAAGTATAGAGCACTTAAAAAACAACAGGGCATTGCAAGAGAGAGAGCCTTGTCTGCATTTGAAAATGCAGCAGATGCAGCAGATACTCAGTCTGACCTTAATGCTATGGCAAGCTTTGCTGCCTTTGGTGGTCCTCTTGGTATATGGGGAGGATATGGAAGTGGGGCAATAGGCTATGAGTTGGCTAAAGAGAACTTAGGTATTAAGGCTCTTAATGCTGCAAATAAAGGTAAGCTGACTTCATTACCTAACTCATTTGAATCATCAGAATTAAATACTTTTGCTAAAGGAGGTAAAATACATATCAAGCCTGAGAATAGAGGTAAATTCACCAAGTATTGTGGAGGTAAAGTTACTTCAGAGTGTATTGCAAGGGGTAAAAGAAGCAGTGACCCTGCTGTAAGAAAGAGAGCTACTTTTGCTGCTAATGCAAGGAAGTGGCATCATGCCTTTGGAGGAGATTTACTTACTAATGGTGCTGAATGGGATAATGGTCTAAGAATAATTGGTAATGGTGGAACCCATGAGGAGAATCCAATGGAAGGTGTACCTATGGGAATGGATGCAGAAGGAACTCCTAACCTTGTAGAGCAAGGAGAGGTAATCTTCAATGATTATGTATTCAGTAACAGATTATTTGCTGATGGTGGTCTATTGGAGAGTTTTAATCTCCCTAAGTCTTATGATGGACATTCTTTTGCTGCAATAGCAGAGAAGCTGGGAGAAGAGTCTAAGGAAAGACCTAATGACCCAATAAGCAAGAGAGGACTTCTAAGTTCTATGTCCAGACTACAACAAGCCCAAGAGACTGTAAGACAACAGAATCAAGTAGGTCAAGAAGGAGTACAATATGCTCATGGTGGTAGGATGGGTACATTATTTGATGGTCTTGGTCAATACCCTAATTATTTATTGACTATAAATGATAGCAGTGTTCCTGAGGGTACAATGTTTGACCCTATTAGTAATAGGTATGTATTTACTGGTTATCAAGACTCGGATGATAACCCATTGAACCTTGGTTCAGGAATAACACCATCAGGTGAATGGGTAGAAGAGCCTAAATATATGGCAAGGGCTGCTGCTAAGAGAGCAGGATATGATGTAGGAAGCTCTTTGGATGACTATAATAAAAACCCAATTAAAGTCCCTGAGAAGAAAAAGAGTGCTGTATCAAGATTGCTTAGCAATTTAGATGCTACAGACCTGAGATATGCCCCTGTAGTAGGAGCTGCAATAGGATTAGGTCAGAACTTATTTAGTAGACCAGACTATACAAGTGCAGATGCAATATTTGAAGCAGCTAACCAGGCAGGAAATTACACTCCAATAGGTTATACTCCAATAGGCAACTACTTACAATATAGACCTTTTGATAGAAATTTCTATCTAAATAAACTCAATGCACAGGCAGGTGCTACAAGAAGGGCTATTATGAATACTACAAGTCCTTCAAGAAATGCAGCCTTGCTTGCAGCAGATTATAATGCTCAAGGTAGATTAGGAGACCTTGCAAGACAGGCTGAAGAGTATAACTTGGCACAAAGACAAGCTGTTGAGACCTTTAATAGAGGCACTAACGTGGCTAATGCTGAGATGGGACTCAAAGCTGCAATGGCAAATCAAGAAGCTGCATTAAAGGCAAGAAGTTCAAGACTAAGTGGTGTTGCACAGGCTATGGCAGTAAGAGATGCTGTTGATGCAAGAAGAGGTGCAAGTATGAGTGCTAACCTTACTAACTTCTTTAATTCTCTTGGAGATATTGGTAGAGAAGAGTATAGTAGAAACATGATTATGAGTAATCCTGCACTATACTACTCTATTGATAGCAAGGGTAATGTTACATATAAGAATGGATATGAAAATCTTAGTGAAGCAGAAAAAGCAGAGGTAAGAAATGCTGCTAACAAAGATTCTAAATCTAAGAAGAAAGCTAAGGGAGGTTATTTAACTATTAGTGATAGAAGGAGGAAAAGATAATGCCAAACTATAGCTTAGTTATAAATTCACAATTCAAGCCATTCTCTTATCAAGAGATGCTGGCTCCAACCTTGATGGCTACTCAGGCTCATCAAGAGTTGGAGAACCAGTATGGAGAGCTTGCTACTAAGGCAAGTGTATGGGAGGAAATGGCTAATGAACAGACTGACCCTTATGCTTACAAGATATACAAGACCTATGCAAATGACCTTGAGGAGCAAGCAGGTCAGTTAGCAAGAGAAGGACTTAATGCTGCAAGTAGAAGGGATATGCTCAATATGAGAGCAAGGTACAGTAAGGAGATAACTCCTATTGAACAAGCCTATACAGCAAGACAGAAGCAAGCAGAAGAGCAACAAAGAGCACTTCTTCAAGACCCAACATTGATGTTGAGTAGAAGAGCTGCAACTACAAGTCTTGATGATTATATAAGGAATCCTCAATTAGCTTATGAAGCATATTCAGGTAAGTTAATTACTGCACAGGCTGCAAGTGCTGCATCTGCATTGGCTAAGGAAATGCAAGAGAAGCCAAGGAAGTGGAGAAGCATCTTAGGTAATTCATACTATGAGACTATGATGCAGAAAGGCTTCAGTTCTCAGGCAGTATTACAGGCTATACAGGATAATCCTAAGGCTGCTCCTCAACTTACAAGAATTATTGAAGATGCCATTAATTCAAGTGGTGTTAGGAACTGGGGAGACCAAGCTACTATTGCAAGGGCTATTGACTATGCTAAACAAGGTCTATGGAGTGCAGTTGGTGAAACTCAATATCAGACTCTTGATAACTGGAGGGCTAAGATGGCTGAGCAAGAGGCAATGCAGAAGAGAGCAGAACAGAGGGCTGCTGCAAGAGAGGCAGAGAAAAACCAATATAAAATCAATCCTCTTCCTCTGAGAAGCCCTCAGGAAATATCTGAGAAGAATAAGCAGATAAAGGACTTCATAGATAAGGGCTATCTAAAGAGAACTGCTAATGGTCTTACATTGACTAAAGTGGGTCAGCAACAACTTAGGTCAGCTAACTTTAAGCCTATTGTACAGACTTGGGAACAATATAAGAAAGCTAACCCAGGAGCATCAAGGAGTTCTTATGATGATATGGTAGCAAGAGTTGAGAGAATGGGTAATAGACCTAATGCTTTCTCTACTTGGTACAATGAAAATATTGGAGGATATAATCCAAGAACAGGTAAGGTAGAAACTCCTACTACAAGGCTTAACAGGTATGAGAATAGTATAAAGGCAGATTCTTATGATACCTACCACACTACTGAATATGATAGGCAGTTAGACTCTGAATATGGAAAGGAATATATGACACAAATGTGGAGTGCTGCTGAAACAGAAGATGGCGAGAAAGTCCTCTATGGAGTGGAGTTTAATGGGAAGAAAGGATGGTCTAAGACTAAAGCTTACACTAAGAAAGACCTTGAAGGATATACTGTATCTAATATAAGGTACTTCAAGAATGAAGATACAGCCATACTTCAGTCTACTCAGGAAGGAAAGAATGATATAATCAGAATACATATACCAAGAGGTATGAATATAGGTGCTGAAACTAATGTGAGAAGGGCCATTACAAATGCTGATTATTGGGGAAGTATATTGTCAAAAGGTAGGCAACCAGTAATAACTGCTAATGGTGAAATAGCAACAGATACTAATGGTAACATAATATATTCTAACACTCCTCTTACTGAAGCTGACAAAGTTGTATTAAAGAGAAAGCTGAATAGAGCTTTACAGGATATATATGGATATGGTTCACAAACAGTGGTTCCATCACAAACAACTAATGAACAAATAAATCCTTGGTACTAATATGGCAAAGAATAGTACAAAAACTAAAGAAATAGATGTAACTAAGACTGGTCCTCAGTCTTATAGAGATTTACAAAAAGCTAATGAGGCAGCATTTAATAGTGCTGCCTCAGAAAGCATATTCACTGACATTCAATCACCAAAAGGATATGTACAACCAAGTGATGTCATATATGAGGGAGGTGAATATTCCCCTATATATACACAGAGCCAAGGAGAGGATACTTATGGTAGTAGTATATTTGATGAGCCTTATATAAATGAGGAGGATTTTCAGAATCTATCAGATGTAAGGGCAAATAACCAACCTTGGTATGCACAAATAGGAGCAGGTCTTGCTAAAGGTGCTATACTTGCAGGTACTACTTTCCTTGATGGTACTGTAGGTTTAGTGCTTGGAGCTGGTACTGCAATAGGTGAAGGTAGATGGTCTGGTCTTTGGGATAATGACTTCTCTAAAGCTATGCAGTCTGTTAATGAATGGTCTGAGCAGGCATTGCCTAACTATTATACAAGGGCAGAACAAGAGCAGCCTTGGTATGAAAATATCTTCACTGCTAACTTCTTAGGTGATAAGTTTATCAAGAACTTAGGTTTCACAGTAGGTGCTTTCTACAGTGGTGGTGTTACTGCTGCTGGATTGAAAGTAACTAAGCTACCTCAACTTATTGGTGCTATTGCTAAGTCTTCAAAGGCTCCAGCAATAGTTAATACTGCTGTAGGTGCTACTATTTCAGCAGTAAATGAGGGCAGAATTGAAGCACTCAATAATAGTAAGGATTGGTTTGAGCTTCATAAAGCACAGCTTGATGACAGTCTAAGGGAAAGGTTAGATGCAATACAGGCTGAGTATGAAGCTAATGCAGGAAAGGAACTTGTAAGAAGTGGTGTAGAAGGCAATCAGTTTGTAGACCCAGCTTATGTAAAATATCAGGATGCTATTGCAAGAGAAAGAGAAGCTTACAATGCAGCACTTGGTAAACTGAATGAGGATAGACTAAAGATGGGTAATGCAGACTTGCTTATGAATATACCTATCCTTACTGCATCTAATATAATCCAGTTTGGCAAGTTATATGCTAATGGATTCAAGACTGCAAGAAAGGCTACTAATATAGTAGGTAAGGCAGGAGAATATACTGCTGGTACTACAAGATTAGGTGCTGCTACTGCAATAACAAAGGGTGCATTATCTGAAGGTACTGAGGAAATGGCACAGGGTGCTGCAAGTAGAATAGCAGGTAATTATTACTCTACTGATGTAAACAACTTCTATAAGTCAAAGACTGACCCAGAGGCTGCACAGGAGACTCTAAGTTGGACTAAATCATTTGCTGAAGGAATCAATGAGACAGTAAATGATGGCTCTGTATGGGAAGAGTTCTTTATTGGTTCTTTGACAGGTGCATTAGGTATGCCAAGATTCAGAAGTGTAAGAAATGCACAAGGTGGTATTCAGTCTCCAATCACTATTGAGGGTGGTGCCATAAATGAATGGAGAGACTATAATGAGAAGATAGCAAGAGAGAATGAGATTGCTAATTACATGAATAGCAGGATAAACTCTCCTGAATTTAAGAACTATTATCAAGGTCTTATCAGGCATAATAAGTATCAGAATGATATGAATAGAGCTGCTGAGGAAGGTGATGAGTTCAACTTCAAGAATGCAGAACATGCTCAATTAGTATCTGATATTGCCATGTTTGATAATGCAGGTAGAATGGAAGACCTCACTACCTTAATTAACACAGCATTTGATACATCAGATGAAAATCTTGCCTCTATTGTGGAAAACACTACAACTACTCTTGAAGATGGCTCTAAGGTAGGTCCATTTGTTGATAAGAATGGTAATCCTATGTATGCTACTCCAGAAGGCAAGCAGGAAATGATAGAGAAGTTGCAGCAGAACCATGATGAAATGACCAACACTATCAACAATTATCTGAAGATAAAAGATGAGCTTGATATTAAGACAGGTCAGCAATTATCAGATGACCAGCTTGAAGAATTGACTTGGATGAAGTCTCAGATAGGTAACTGGTCTGAGAGAGCAACAGCCATGTCTGGAGAAGTAAAATCTGCAATAGGTAGTGTGTTGGGTAACTTGGATTCATTCCTTAGGTTCAATGAGCAGATAAGAGATTTTGAAGGTCAAACTCATGCTGATTTAACTGACAGATACAGACAAGCAGATGAGAATGTAAGAGCTATTCAAGGTGCAATAAATACTCTTAATCTTGTAAGAAGTCAGGATGATAAGACATTGGCTCATACATTGGCAACTAATCCTAAGTTTGTAGATGGTCTTGTTAAGGAGATTAATGAGGTAGATGAGACTGTACTTAGTGCAGATGAGAAAGAAGATATTACAACTAAGCTGAATGATATTGTCAAGTTAAGCAATGCCTCAAAGACATATAATGCAAAGCTGAAAGAGTATCTTGAAAATCCTCAAAAGCAAGTAGAAGACCATGCAAGGGCTGATGAACAAGCTGTGCAACAAGAAGCTAAGAAGAAGTCTGATGACTTGAAAGTGTCTTTGAATGCTGCACAGAATTTACAGGAGTTCAGGGGTATCATAGATACCCAAGATGATATAGAGAATAGGGATAGAGTTCTAAAAGAACTTGAGGATGAAGGTAGTGAAATGGCTAAGAACTACAGAGAAACTTCACAATACAATAATGAGGTGAGAAGAGTTCTTAATGAGTCAGATGCAGAACCACAGGTTAAACAAGATGCTATGAAGCTCCTTCAAGACCAGTTCAGTAACTCTGAAAACCTTGAACAGTTGGCTAATCCCAACTCAATTTATATCAATAATGAGAATGCCTTTGATGAAGATTCTGAGGGTGATGTTGAGTTGTCTGCAACAAGATTCCAAGAGGCTCAATATGCTTTGCAGAATGCAATGTCTCAAGTAAACAATGACAATAGATTCAAGGACAGATTTTCACCTGAATATAAGAAGCCTGTAGAGAAAAGAGAGGGGACTGTAAGAGGTGATGATAGGAGAGATACTACAGGGGATAGTGGTACATCTACTACTCCTACTGTAACAAGTAGTGAGGACTTACCTACAACAGAATTACCTGTAGGTAATATAACTGCTGAGATGGTTAATGAGGAGAATAAGAAAGCCAATGAAAGGGTAGAAACTCCACAAAGACCAAGTAGAGATACTCTTAATCAATTCTATAGACCTGCTATACCTGAACTGCATATAGAGGCAAGTAAGGAAGGAGACTTTAGACCATTTGATATTGTAGTAAGTGAGAGAGAAAAGAATGTAGACTTCTCTGGCATTTATGGTTATCTAAGAGACCAAGGAGCATTCAGATATGTAAATGAGGGTAACTTAAAGGCAGGTGATGAACTTGGCTTTATGATTGACCCAGACTATAATGAGAATACAATCTTCATTGTAGACAAAAGAAACAACCAAGTAGTAGGTAGTTTGGATGAGTCTGATTATAGTGTTTCAAGGTATGAGGGCTTGAAGGGTCTTGAAGAGAAGATAAGAGGTGAGTATGCTAACAGGCAGAATAAGACTGGTAAGTTTATTGCCACACCTGTTACAAAGGTATCTAAGGTAATGGTAGGTAGAATCCCTTATAGTAATACTGAGAGAAGTCTATCTGAGATACCTAATGTATCTTCAACTGATAGAAAGCCTATCTTTGGTATTATAAAGAATGGTGTTCTTACTACTAATAGTAAGATTGATGACAGCCTTATCATCAAGCCAGTGGATATGAGCCAAAAGGAAGGTAGATTATATCTGCTTATACCTAATGGAGCTGGTAAGTATTCTCCTGCTGCTGTAAGGGTTAAGCACTTCAACAATGAAGAGTTTAATCTGAATGATAGTAACATAAGTTCTACTCCTGTTGGAGAAGATATAAAGAATGCCATTACTAAATTATCAACTGCTACATCACAGGATGATGTGTCTGCTGCCATGCAAGACTTGGCACAAGACTTGTATATGCAGGATATTATGGTTACTTGGTTCAGTAGTAGGGCAGGTGATGGTATTGTTATCAGTAAGAAAGTAAGAAAGCCAGATGGTACTTATGAAAAAGTAATCATTAATGGAAAGGAGCAAATCAAGGAGGATAAGTATGATGTATATTTCTCTACAAGTAGTAAGAGTGCAGAGATTGGAGGTATAAACTTTGATGCAACTGCTCTTGAAGACTTGGGAGATGCAAGTGCATTAGGTACTCCTAAGAATCCTGAGGATATATACAATGAAATACTTGGACACCTTATCAAGTTCAATCTTCCTTTACAGGTCAGCACAAGAAGAATAAATGAGGGTGCATACAACAACAGATTGATAAACTCTAATATCCTTACTTCAAATATTACTGAGGCTTCAGTAAGAAGTAATTGGTTTACAACTGATTACTTTGATAATGAAGGTAACTTACATCAAGCTATAAGTCCAGCTTCTGTAGCTCCTCAACCTAAGAGGAAAGTAGAAACTCCTGTAGGTGGTACTGAGGGTGCTATTGCAGGTACAAGAATAGTATCTGTATTCTCAAATAAGCCATACTATGTAGACTTAAAGACAAACACTATCAGAGATGACCAAGGTAGGACTGTAGAAGTTACTGACAGTAACAGAATATTGTTTGACTTAGCTTGGGCACAAGATAACTTTGGGGATGCTACAACATCATCAATGATGGTAGATAACAAGGTTCTTACTCCTGATGGTAAAGTACTTGATAGAAGCAAGCAGACATATCTCAGTGGTCAAGAGGCACAGGATGTTAAGGATACTATTGCAGGTAGGAAGAAAGAAAGAGAAGATAGAGTTGCCAAGTCTAAGGAGGTTATCAGTGAAATATATGAGAACCAAAAGAGAATAGACAAGACAAGAACTGATGGAGAGTTTTATTATGTACTTGAAGATGATGGTGAATACCACCAATATAGTAGAGTGCATAGTAGATTAGGCTCTAATTGGGTAGAATCTGACAAGCAGACAAAGGCTCTTGAATTAGCAAGACTTAATCTTAGCAAGTTTGTAGATAATCCTACTCAGTATGAGAATTACCTGAAATACTTGGAGAACAAGTTTAAGGTAGACTTGACTGCCTACAGAGGTAAGACTGATGCCAAGAGTAGAGATACTATTGTGAATATAGTAAGAGACAAGATGTCTGGTACTAATTCACAAAGGGCACTTGATGCTGGTTCAGCAGTAGATAGTATCATTAGACAGTACTTTACTATAAGAGATGTATCTAAGATAGCAAGACCATCCAATATGTCGGAAAATGCTTTTATAGATTTGATTACTACTCTTAATAGGGTTAAATCAAATATGGAGCAAATGGGAGAAAGATTCCTTGCTGACAATATTGTATTGTTCCAGAAATACCCTGATGGTACAAGAGTTGCAGGAGAGGTTGATATTCTCTCTGTTGATAAGGATGGTAACTTTAGGATATATGATGTAAAGACAAGTAGATACAGCTTCTATGACTTTACAGACAGATATGGCCATAAGGTTAATTACTTTACTACTCCATCTGCTACTCAGAGAATGAGTGCAAAGGATTACTATACTTTACAACTTTCTGCTTACAAGAACTTATTTGAATCTCAGTATGGTGTACCAGTTACTAAGTTAGCTGTAATGCCATTTGTATTGAGTTATAATAAGGAGAATGTATCAGCAGTACAAAGTGAAAATGGTATTCCTATTGCATACAATCCTGCTGTTAATGTGCCTTTAGCAAGTGCAGTTAGAGTAGATAAATCTACAGAAACTCCTGCTACTCCAGCACAAGCTCAGACAGTATTACCTATCTTTGAGACTTCATTAGAGACACAGAATCCTATTGAAGATTTGACACCTGAACACAGTATGAATAATGCTGATGAGGGAGTAGGTTACTTTGAGTTGGATGGTAAATTACATAAGGGATATGTTACACCACTTACTGTAATTGATGGGGTTGAAGTTCATGTAACTAAAGTTCCTAATATTACAAAGGGATTTGGTAGACAGGGAGAAGCAGCTCATGTAGCTTCAAACAGCTTCTATGCAGTATTCCCTAATGGTAAGACATTCTTATTCTTGAAGAATAATCCTGTGCAGGGGGGTATGACCCAGACACAAGTTGAGGATGCAATTAGGAAAGGACTTGAAGCTAAGCCTCAGAAAGTTAAGGAATTAGCATCAGAAAAGACTATATTGTTTGACCCTGATGCAGTACCTACTGTAAGTGCTACTCCTATCACTACTGTGGAAACTCCTGCAACTATTAATCAAGGTAATACCCAGACAGGTGCTGCCTATACTGCCCAAAAGGAACAGGCAATTAATGACCATGATGAAGAGTTTGAGGATGAATTTACTTTAAGAAGAGTAGATGACACAGAAGCTACAGTATGGAATCAGGAAAAGGAACTTAATTGGTTAAGTAGAGTACTACCTCAGTTAAGTGAACAGGATAGAGTACAAGTAGTAAAAGGTCTTATTAAAGTAGGCAGACAAGGTGCCTTAGCTTGGGGTCAATTTGATAAAGGTGTAATCACATTGTCTGACATAGCTGCTGAGGGTACTACATACCATGAAGCATTTCATGCTGTATTTAATCTCCTTCTTGACAATAATGAGAGACAGGCATTATATGATGAAGCAAGAAAGTTATATGGTGAGAAAGATAATCTCTCTCTTGAGGAAGATATGGCAGAAGGATTCAGAGAGTATGTAATGACAAGACAGAATAGGGGCTTAGGTAAGAGAATACTTGATTTCTTCAAGGAACTCTTTGCTAAGGTTACTAACTGGAATAACTTTAGACCTTCCCTGATAGACTACTATAGAAGAATTAATGAGGGTAAGTATGCAGATAGTACATTCAAAGTTCCTACTATCAGTGAATTGAGAGGTACTACTTCAACTACTACATCATTTAATACTTTAAGTGATTCTATGCAAGAGAATTTATTGAAGAAAGGTTGGACAGCAGAGAAGTTTGATTCAATCTCTCAAAAGGAGAGAGACCAAGCTATTAAGTGTATAGCCTTTTAATCAGTAGGGTGAAATTTTTTATTAGGGGGTAACAGAAATGTTACTCCCTTTTATTTTATGTAAAAAAAAAAATAGGGGAGAGGAGTAAAACTTAATTTACTCACTCTCCCTATTTGCTTTATTGCTTAAAGAATGGAATACCTTCCTCAGGATGCAAACCTCTATAAATAGTTTTGTTCATTGGAATAAGTGGAGATTCAAAGAATAGTCTTGTTGCCTTAGACTCTCCTTTATATCTACCTGACTGTATCAAAGCATCCTCTCCAGCAAATACTTCATAATTAAATGGATTCATAAGTCCAATTAAATCAAGAGTATTCTCAAGAGTATTAATGCCAGCAGCAGGAGACTTTATAATCTTCAATCCTTCTCCAACCATCTGAGGTCCAGGAATCAATGAACCTAATTCAGTGTATAATCTTCTTGCCTGATATTCTGCCATCTTAGCCAACCAAGGTCTATCCTTGTCATCTGACCAGTCCATAAGACCAAGTACAAGTGCTACTGCTAAGAAGTGTCCTACTTCAGTTGCAGCTCTTTTGATGTTTGCTTTCTCAGTCTTAGTAAGTTGGTTCCAATTTGCAGCTAATGCAAACTGACCTTCTTTCAATTCCTTAGCAAGCTGCATCAAGAACCTACCTGTGGTATTATAGTAACCTTCTGTCCATGCTTGCAAGTCATAGTTATATGTGGCAGACTTAAATCTTCTGTTCAAAGATGGCTTAATCCACTTTCTAAACATAACACCCATTCTACCTACAGCTAACCTCTGCACTGCACTTCTGTCAGCCTTATTGTAAATACCGTGCATTCTCTGATTTATAGCAGCAGACTTTCTACTGAATGCTATAATATCATCTCTTGTAAATGCAGACCCATCCTCCTTAGTATAACCTTGCTTTAACTGTAACTTAGCACCTAATTTCTTGTTATTCTTATCAATAGGAACCACTTCCATAGCATCCCATAGAGATACTATCTTACCATCAGGAGCTTTCATTTTATAAGCATCTGCAAGTGCTAATGAGGTTCTATTCTGCATCCAATGCTCACCAGCATTATTCATAAGGAATAAAGCAGAAGTACCAAACATTCTACTGAACCAAGTCTTTCTGTCAAAGTTTACTTCCTTAACATCAGTCTCATATTCCTGCATTACATTGAATAATTCATCCCACAAAGCAAGTTTACTTGTCTTGACTCTATTACCAATCTCTGCAAGAAATTCAGGTAATGCTTGACCATAGTTTCTATCAGCCCTTAGAGTATTAGATTCATTAAAGAACTCTCCAGAGAAAGATTCAATCCTCATCATAACTCCACCAGTAGCCACATTGGAAATACCTGATAGTACATTGACAGCTAATGTATTAAGAGAAGTCATCCTATTAACAAAGTTAGCCACCTTTCCCTTATCAATTTTAGTATTACCAAATGTGCCTTCATCAGCCATGTATCTACCATAGACCTGCATCTCAAAGAAGTCATTTAGTCTCTGCATAAATCTTGTTTCATCACCAGACTTAGTGAGAGTAGATTCTACTCTCCTACCTACAGACTTAAACTTCTCAACCAATGGTTTACCACCTCTTGTCTGTATAATCTCCCTCTCCTTTAGCATATCCCTACCAAGCTCAAGAACATCAATTACTTTATTCATTTCATTGAAGTCATTAGCCATAGCTGCATAGGCTGTAAGAGTAGATACTATATCAGTAGATAGGTCATTAGGACTTTCACCCTCTTTCATCTTGGTATAGTAGATAGGAAGTACTTGCACCTCTTTACCTTCAAAGTCCTTTACTGTAGCCCTATCTCCAAACTCAGTGTCATCAGTCCTCCTAATGAACTCATCTTTTACACTTTCCCACAGTTGTTTGGCTCCAGACTTTACACCATCAGAGGATTTCACTCTTTCAAGTAAGTCTTTTCTGATTTTAACTGCATTAGTTAAGGTAGTGTACTTGTCAGGAAGGTATGAATCCAGCTTAGCTTTTATCTCCATAATCTTGTTGTAGTATTCTTTCTGGGCAGGATTCAAGTTCTGATAAGCCTTATTGCCATAGATTGATACTTTAGGTTGTTTCTTTCCATTGACTACCTCCATATTAGCATCAAACCAAGCTTGTCTCTCCTTTCTGTACTTCTCTGCATTATCTCCTACAGGATTCTTACCATACTTCTCATTAAGAGATTTGAACATTTCCCTGACTTTCTCCTTGAATAGACCTTGATTAATCTCAGAGATATAATTACCTGTAAGATTACCTTTGCTGTCTCTTTCAAACATCCAATCAGTGTTCTTAACTCCAGCTTGCTCTAACTTAATGGTAGCAGCTTGAAGCTCCTTCATAACATTGATAGTCTCCAACCTTGCATTTTCTTTACTCTTCTTGACAGCTTGGTCCATAACTTTCAGCATATAATCTGAAGAGTCTGCCATAGAATCAAGCCACCTATCAAAGAAAGATATGTCCCTGTCAGCTACTTTCACCAAGTCTTCAGCAGTCATAGTCTTACCCTTGAATTTACCAAAAGGAACAGTTATACTCTCTCCTACAAAAGGTTTAATGAAATCAACAAAGAGAGGCATAGCTACATTGTTATATCTAACAAACAAGTCTCCAAGTAATGTAGTTGTATTATCCAATACTACCCTTACTCTCTGACCATATCTATTGTCTGCATACTTCTCTTCATCAATAAGAGCCTTCCTAATATCATCAGTAATATGCTTGTAACTATACAAGTAGTTTCTGACATCTCTTAGTACTCTGGCTCTCTCATTGACATTAGTAGCAGGTGTATTTTGTAGCATTGTGAGCCTGTCACTTACCTTAGTCAATTCCTCAAGAGCATTCTCTACAAAAGTATAAATACCCTCAATCTCATTGTTATCAGCTAATTCAATATCCAATCTATCAATGAGTAATCTTTGGTTAGCACTGAATTGGCTATTAGGATTTCTCTTTTCATAAATCTTCAATCTCTTCAACTCATTTTCAATGATTCCTTGAAGTAACTTCTTGTCTCTTGCCACTCTTTCTGAAGTATTGTAGAATACCCCACTTGATGCTATATTACTAACATCAATAGCCTCATCCATACTGCCATTAAGTATCTGCTGGGCTAAAGAACCAAAGTTCTTATCAGCCTCTTTCATAGCTCTTTGTATAGGACTTGCACTAATATTCTTAAAGAAACTCTTAACTGCTTGGATTACTCTTTGCAGTAGATTCTTATAAGGAGCAGATGGGATATCCTCACCTTGAAGAAGATGCTTTGCAAGTAGTTTACCCGCAGCTTCTTTTGCCAACTTAGTATCATCACTATGATATAGAGTATCATAGGTATCATAGTCCTCACCTATAATTTCTCTTGCCAGCCCATTGGAAGATATATTATTGATAAGTCTTGTGATAAGTGGATTATCTCCCATAGCTTCAATGGCAAAGTGTGCAAATTCCTCAGGAAGTGCTCTTTCACCTTGAATACCATTAGCAAGCCTAATCATTTCAACAAGACCATTTGCTACATTTCTTGCAACATCAAAGTCAGTTACACCATGAATACCCATTCTCTTTTCAAGGTCAGTCAAAGCACCTATCCCTATTCCATGAGACTCAAGAATACCCCTCAACCTGTTATTAAGGTTTTCATTGTATTCCATCTTGTCTGCATTAATAGAGTTAAGCCTGTTTCTTTTCTCAACCTTTACTCCAATGAATACTCTTGGAGATTCACTGTCTTGAATCTTAACTATATTAGCCACATAATCATCCCTATACTCTGAGTTCTGATTAAAGGCTATAGCCCTTTGTTTCAACTTTTGATAATTCTCATCATTGTTTACCCATAGGGCTGGTCTGTCCATTCCTTTCTTATAGTACCCAATCTCTCTATTAAGTCTCTCAAGTACCTTAGTTTCTGGAATGACTTTACTGAGATTAGTCTGCTTTAGCAAACTCCTCAATGTAGGTTCACTGTTTTCATCTAATGTTAGCCTTGGATTCCAGTCTCTTATAAAAGAGTCGGCTTTTGTAATAAGATATAGTCTTGTAGCCTCACTTCTATTGTTTGAAGTGAAGGACAGCAAGTCCTTAAATAACTTGCTGTCCACTACTTGACCATTTCTATTCTTTACCTTTGGAATAATTGCACAACTTCTTGCCATATCTTATAAACTATATAATGTTGGAGCACCACAAATACTATTACCATTCTCATCCTTATACTCTGTATTAGGCTGAATAGCTGTTACATCATCAGCCTTTGGAGCAGAAGTATCAAGAGGAGTACCATATACCTGTTGGAAAGCATCAGTATCTACTTGTGGAATAGAATCCCAATACTCTTGAGGCATATCTTGATAGTCAGGCATAGAGTCATAATCAACCTCAGCATCCCCAAGGTCAAATCTTGACAATGTATCTGCATAAGGGTCATAATCTTTCCTGTTCTTATCAATTACAGTTTCCATCTCTTCCACATCCTTACCATATTCATATTCAATGAAGCTGTTTCTGAAACCTAATGGCTCAATCCTTTCATAGGTTGCAACATTAGTTTGTTCAGTACCTAATGAAGCCAGCTTATAATAGACATAACTTCCTCTAATTCTCTTGCCTATATACTTAAAGAAGTCATAAGCAGGACCATCAGGAGTATCTATCCTTTTTTTGATAACTTTCTTATCTCCAAAGGTAGCATTATCATCAATTACAAATGTAACTTCATCTTTAACTTCATTATCCTCTCCTATGAACTGGACAGAGGCTGTATCAGGGATTTCAGGAACCAACTTTCTGTTATCCAAGTGGTTATAGACATATTGGTCTACAAATTGACTATAATCATCACTTGATGACAAGAGAGTTCTCAATGTACTTATGTACTCTGGGATAGCATTTCTCACTGCCACAGGTGCCAAATGGATGAATGTTGAAGGTCCAAATGCAAAGCCATTCCTATAATAGCTGTATCTGAATAAGTTAAGAGCAAGTTTCTGAGCTTCTGGGTTATTCATATATAATAGAGATGCCCAATCTCTCATATATCTTTCTCTCAAAGTAGGGCTTAGCTGACCCACATTCTTAAACACTACTGTGTCTACAGGATTACTGTCATTTGCCCTAATTACCTTGAGTCTCTTAATAAATTCAAGGTCAGCTATATCCTCATTATCTGTAACCACTCTCTTGAAGTATTCAGGGAAGTTATTGATGAAATCCTTTCTCTTATCAGAGGAAGTTACAATAATATCACCTACTTCTGAGTCAGGGTTTACAATCAATTCAGAACCAAAGAATCCATTCTTTGACATGATATAGGCAAGCAAGTCATTATAAATACTATTCATAGTCTTTACATTCAACTTACCAGTCTTAGTCATGTCTCTAAGGTCATCAATTACAGTTCTGAATGATTCAGTATATTGAGGGAAGTAAGACCCTAACATTTCTTCTGTTTTCTGTAAGCCAAGAGTATAGAAAGCCTGTAAGAAAGGAAGAGGAGCTGACAATAGTCTTTCTCTTAGAGTGTCAGTGTCAGGATTGTCTGATAACAGACCATCAAGTATTACATTGGCATTCTTCAATGGGAACTTGTTATTATTCTTTATTTGGTCTAACAGGTCTTTCACTTTCTGCATCTTTAACTCTGTATCTGCAATAGTAGGACCAGCAGCACCTCCTTGGGTATCAGACCTTGTAGCCTGTACTAACTGTCCCAAAGCATCAGCAGAGTTCATAATTCTCTTGAACAAATATCCGACTGCAACTTGTTTCTGATAGAACTCAATCTTTCTGAAATCAGAAGTCTGAGACCTGTCAGTAACAGCTTCCTTAGCAAGCATTATATTATCTGCAAGCTCTTCAATGTAGAAGCTATTATTCTTGTAGTTATCATAAGTCAAGTCATTATTAAGAGCAGCCTTCTCCTTATACTTATCCAGTACTTCATCAATGATGGTATCTTTACCTTTACCTTCTCTACTCTCTCTAAAATAGGTCTGAGTAATCTCTTGAACTATAGGCTGCATCATTAGCAGACCTATCTCAATAGGATTATAACCTAATCTTGAAAGAAGCATAGAAGCATCAGCAGTGAAAGTATTCTGATTAAGTGCTGCAAGCACAGGGTCTTTAACATTATCCACAGAAGCAGCCAAGAATCCAGCATTATTCTTTGAGATAAATTCCTTGTCACCATTCATAATATCATGTAAAGATGTAAGTCTCTTTCCATTCAATACAAATGAGCCATTTTTTTCATCCAAAGCCAACTGAGTATGTTGCATCAAAGCATGGTTTGCATTATGATTGGCATAAATACCAATCAACTTAGCACCAGTCATGTTCTGCTGATGTAACATTACCTGAGTTCTTGGTGATAATGGGTCCATCTTGACCTTTGTCTTTTCTGCCAACTTATCAAGAGTATCAAGGTCTAAGTCAAATAGATATGAAGCAATAGACTTAGGATAAAACTTTACACCTTTCTGTACAGTCTTATTAAGTTCTACACCTACATCCTTTAATGCTTGAGCCAAGTCACTCTCATAAGAATCATTGAGAATGGTCATTATTCTTGCAGACTTCTTCTGATAGTCAAAACCACCTGGGTTAAGAATCTTTGAAGCTGTATCTGCATTAGTCAGGACTCCATACATCATATCTATCAGCAAGTTATTTCTTGCCTCAAGACTGTTCTCCTGTGGAGACTTATTGAAGTCATACTTTACCTTACTTATAATAGGCTTGGCAAGTCTGTACTTCTCCTTATTCTCCTTGAACCATTCCTTAAAGTCATCAGTATCTGCATTGAGAATATCTTCTGCCAACTGACTATGAGTGAATTGTGACAATACTTGATTGAATAAGCTATTCATTCTTGCATAGTCTTCTCTTGCCTGTCTCATATCATACTTCTTAACTCTGAACTCAGGTAACATGATATATAATTTATCAACCATTTTCTTAACTTTATATTACTATAAAGATGAGACTATATCTTCACTTCTTAATAGAAGTGGCGTGCGCTTCCATCAGTAATCTATCAGATTCTAATGTACTTTCTGTAAGAATTTCACTTACATCTTGTATATTATAATAAGATTTTAATTCTTCTATATCATATAACACTTTATACATCATACTTGGACACATATAAGGTTTAATAATATTAATCAGTTTTTTACCTTCTGCTGCTCCAAAATTAATAGTATAAGCGTCATATTGTTTTATTTTAGATTCATGTATTTTAGTAGGATGTATATTCCATTCTTCTTTAAAATATTGAACAATATTATCCGCTTCTTCTGAAGAACAATAAGTAGATATTCTAAGATAAAATCCAACATATCTTCCTTTATATTTTCTTCTTAGTAAAGAACCATCGTCCATAAACCATAAAGCTAAACCTTGATGGCTAAGCCTGTTCAATAATTTTCTTGGATATTTTTTTCTAGTATCTTTATTATATAGTACCCTTCTAAGAACTTTATTAAACATGTGTATAGCAGTACAAAATCTATATTGGATTGTGTATTTTAAATAACCATTAGAACCTTCATATCTTTGAAGTGTTCCAACCTTAATGCCATTCTTTTTTAATAGATTTCTTTTCCAAATACAATATTCTCTTTGTTTCCAAGAATGGTTTATTAATAATTGTCCTTGTTTGTTAATACACCCATCTCCTAAAGCAGTAGCTATTAAGAGATTTCTACCATTTTCATTTAATCTATCTTTTAAAATCTTTTTCATTTCTTCAATTAATGAGGAATTATTATATAATATACTATTAGTCGTTGAACTTTCCCTTTAAATAGGGCTTAGCTGCTGATTATCCTTAGCTTTACCTATTAGGATTTCCCAGCAATTCACACACTTTTACTTTGACATTATTTTATCAAAGTCACTACCACTTAAAGTAGTAATCTCAGCAGGAAGCATGATTGCAGAACCATTCTGTTGAGGAAGGAATCCCTTAATATACAGAGGAGCCATTGAATATTTATCCTCCGTTGGTTGTTATGTTATCTTACAGATGTTTATTCTGTAATTCTTTATGTTTCCATAAAGCACGGACTATATCTTCACCTATAATAGGTGTTGGGCACTCGTGGGTATATTATATTCTATTTTCATAGTTTCAATACCTAGTCTCTGAACCTTTTATAACCATTTAAGTTATAACTTGGCTGCTGATTGCCCCTACTTATTGAATTGTCACACACTTGCATATTCCCAATAGTAACCATACCTTTTCTGATGAGTCTGAATACCACTAATTATGTTAGAATCCTTTTTGATGTTTCCTAATTGTCTGGCAGCTTCTCTAATAGATTGATAAGTATTTATAATATTACCATTATCATCTATTTGATTAACTTGTCTCTTGTTAGGATTGGATTCCCTAAGCTTTAATCCTATTTTAACTGCTTTGTCTCCATAACAGTTATTGTAAGCCTTAGTACACCATTCTAAGTTCTCTACAGAATTATTAGTCTTATTCTCATCTTTGTGGTTTATACATTCCAAATTATTTGGATTTGGAATGAAAGTATCAGCTATTATTCTATGTACTGCAATAGTTCTTTTCTTATTAGTGCCATCATACAGTTTTACTATAGGATAGCCACTACTATCAAGTACTACAGATAAAGGTTTCAATATATTACCTTGTCTATAGCTGAATACCTTACCACTTTTAGTTACTTTGTAGCTTGGGTATTCTCCAAACCTACTTTTAATATCAAATAGTTCTTCTTCCATATAATGTTCTTGTATAGATTTATATGTGCAAAGATACTATAAATATTTGAATTATGCAAATTTTGTATCAATAATCTAACAGGATGTTCCAGCAATTCACCCAATTTATTATCCAAGGATATTTCTATCCAAGTGAGTCCCAATCTTTCGATTAAACTCTATATCCAATCAACTTTCTCAAATCCTCAGGAAGTTTAGTTACATCAAGCTGGTGAGTATTTGGGTCCATTAGAGGCTCATAGAACTCTCTACTATATGCAGGCATATAGCACTCAAGATACTTAATCCTCTTGTTAGCACCTTCACCTTCAAACACTACATGAAGTTCATCAGTCAAGCCATAATCAGATACCTGAATTAAAGCTCCGCCTCTAATCTTCTGTTTAGTGATTCTACTCTTGATTACACTATTAAGAAGTGTCTGTACTCTTTGAGATTGCACAGGGTCAAAGAGAGGTATATTGAAGTTATTGTTCTCATCAAGAGTACAAGCCCTCATCATATCCATACCATATCTTTGATTTCCTCTTATCTCTTCAAGTAAGATTTCTTCTACTTTCTTTGGGTCTTTGAATATCTTATCTACATCAGCAAATGCTTGAAGAATATTCTCAGTATTGATGGCATTATACAGGTCAAGCCACTCTTTCTTAGTCATCTTCTTACCATTAACCTCAATGATTATGTCATCAGAGATGTCAGCAGTAATTAGCTTTCTAATCTGAGTACCTACTAACTGAACTGCATCAATAGCATGTTCAGGAGTTGCAGTCTGAATACCATAATCTTCATAAGATACCTTATGTACCACATTAGGATTCTCATTACCAAATCCAATACCTGTAGTTTCCTTGAGTATCTCCATAGTATCTTTATAAGAAGTAATAGGAACAGTATTTTCTTCTATAATTTTATCATATTCATCTCTACTGATTTCTCCATTATTTAACTTAGTATCTAACTCTGCTTTTTCTTCAGAAGTCATATTAAGCTTAGTATTCAAATCTATCACACCTTGTTTCAGTATTGTTACCCATAGAGCTTTTTATCTCTATGCTCTTATGCTTCATTTAGTATAAGCTCGGCGTACATTTTCATCTTTAGTTTTACCTATTAAGATGCAGGACACTCTTGGGTCTATTATATTTATTCAAGACCTACGCTCTACACTACTAATTAACCTCTCGTAATTTAATTAGTTAGCACGGTATTAGCATCTCAGCTTTCACCGTTTTTGCCCTGTAATTATATCATTAATTACTTAATGATACGGCAAACAAATATTCATTATATTTTCTGTCTAAGTAAATATGAGCATTATTATAAATAGTATTTAAGAATTGCATTGCTTTACTATGAGTAAATTTAGTTTCATAATAATTGTTATTACCATATTTAGTTACTAAGTTTTCAATATTAGTATACTTCAGGCAATTTGTAATTATATCTAGAGTTCCCACTATATTAACTCTTGGATATGGTTTATTACAATTTTTATGCTTATCTATTCCAATACTTCCATCACCATCAAATATCCCTCTTACAAATGGGATAATTAATGAAGAATCTTGAAATATACTCATATTTGGGAATTTCAAAGTTAAAGATTTTCTTGGAGTACAACCATAAGAAATTAAAACATCTCTTAAATGTTTACTCTTATTCATTATACTATATGATGTATATTCTTTGGAATGTTTAATTCTTATTGGATTATTTGAATTAATAAACTCTTTGAATTTCTCTAAGTGTTCCTTGTCTATTAATCCAATCTCTAAACTACCATTATCAGAAATACAACCATCAGCATAAATGAAACCAAGCCAATATGCTTTTTCCTCAGTATCAATATTATCAAATATATGCTCATTAAATTGAGCTTTTGATAATTTGATATTAAAAGATTTAAGTATATAAGATACTGTAGTATAATATATGCCTAATTCTTCTGCAATTTCTTTAACTCTCTTTCCTTGTAAAGCAAGTTCTTTTACTTTTTCATAATTTACTCTTTTCTTCATATTACTATCTTTATATTTGCTACAAAGGTAGTAATAATCTATCTACTTAGCAAGAATATAAATAAAATATTTATACTTTACCAACCTTAGTAGTAGATTCAAACTGAACTACATCAATCTGATTATCCTCCATAAACTTATTTATGGCTTTCAGCTTACCTGACCTTCCTAAAGGACCAGCAATTAGCTCGTGCATAGCAAGTAATAGGAACTCTGAGTTCTTATGCTGTACAGGAGTCTTAATTCCAGTATGACCTTCAATGCCACTGTTATTATTGACTTGTGTATAAACATAAGGCTTCTTAGTCTGCCAAATGATATTGAAGTCTTTAATATTCCAATCTCCATTCTTGAAGTTGTTATATGCTTGCTCCATATCATCTGTCCACTGACCTGACATGCCAAGTATTGCCCTATAGAAACTCAAACTTCTATATGCCTGAGCATCTGCTACATTCACATTTCTAAACTTGCTGATGATATTATCTCTGTCTATCTTGGTCATTTCATTTCTTCTAACCCTTTCATCAAGTACAGTCTTGATGTCTTCAAGTACAGAAGATACTATCTCATCATCCTTCAAGTAGATGGTTCTTTCCCAATCCCTACCAATTCTCTCACCTTTATAAGTAGCCTTAGTATTCAGTCTAAGGGCAGGAGCATGAACCTCCTTATATCTCTTCTGAAAGTCCTCAAGGTTTTTATAGAAGGCAAGGTCAGTAGTAGTAAGCTGGATAATTTGTGAAGTAGCTAACTTACTGTTCCAATAGTATTCCCTAAGTGCATCCTTAGCATTATTCTTAACAAACAGACTTCTTGAGATTGACTGAGCATCTTTCAATTCCATCTCACCTCTTGTTGCCTTATCTGTCAGCAAATTCTTAATCTGCTCCATCAGGTTATTGGCTTCCCTACTATCAAAAGCACTATTATTGTTATAGGCTCTAAGCATCAGTTCCATATTGGTATTCCACAATGAACCTAAAGCATCCTTAGCCTTGATAAGTGCTTTTGCAGTTATTGCATTCTGCTTGGATTGACCTTCAAAAGGAAGATACTTGTACTTACCATTAGGAAGCTCATCCAAAAGTCCTACCCTCATCCAATCTCTATAGGTCTGTTCAAAACCATCTTCCATCATGTCATTAAGAGTGGTTCTTAGAAAGTTCCTAAGTTTAGCACCAGTACCCTTGGATTTAAGTCTGCTTAGCCTATCAATGAATGTCTCTCCATTGTCATATCTGAGGTTGTTAAGTGCAGGAAGGAACTTAAATTCTGCACCTCCCATACTCTTTATACTACCATCTTTCTTTCTGACAATATCATAGTTGGCAATAGGCTCTACACTCTTATCTCCATTCTGATAAGCCTCATCTCTTTCCCTAACCAGCATGATTCTGTCATACTCTTGATTAACCAAGTCTACTAACTTGTCAAGGATAACATCATCATAGGTTCTCTTCTTACCATTTTCATCAAGCACATCACCTGTTGTGTACTTTCTGAATCTGATAAACTCAGCAGAAGGGCTATCTGAGAGAATAGGAACATGATACCAAGCATACTTTATACTTGACTTTGCAGAATCAGGGTCTCCCCAATATTCTGTAAGAAGAGCCAAAGTATAGTCCAAATCATCCCAATTAGTATAGTCTACCTTATCAGAGTTCAATACTACTTTATGGTTAAGACCTCTTCTCAATTCATCAGACTCTGCAAGCTGTCTTAACCAGTCATTTCTCCAATGACCATCCTTAAAGAACCACTCATAGTCCTTGAACTCAGTCTGCATAAACTGTTCAAATCTCTCCTTGTCATTCATAACATTCTTGAGATTCTTAATAAGTTTACCTAAGTAGTTAGGAGTAACATGAGAATAGTAAGACTTATCATTCTCTCTGACACTACTCTCAATAGCATCCTCAGTAACTTCTGCCATCATACTTGCAATCATATTGTAAGCAGAGCCAAAAGTATTGATAAGGTCTCCTCTCTTCTCAGTACCATCCTCTCTTGTCTCAGACTTGACTTCACCTTTCTTAATACCACTGAATATAACATTCAATTGTGGTAAAAGAAGCATAATTGGGTCAGTAAATGTGATACCTGGAGCTGTCTTTATATCAGTTAATGCAGTTTTCAATACAGAAGGATTGGCATCAATACCTAACATATGAAGTAACTTCATTATGGTATTCCATACATCTTCTCTCTCCAAGAGTTGAAGTCTGGATTCTGTATCAAGGTTTTGGAACATATTGTTCAATGTCTCAGTCCATTGTAAACCTTTAGCTGCATTATCCTTGTTTATTTCCCCATTCTTCTCATATACACTATCATCATCAAGCTGTACTCCATTCTCATAGTTATCTCTCCAAGCATCAAGGAGGTAATACACACCTTCAGGCTTATTGATGGCAATAGTTTCCATCTTGAAAGTACCATCAGGCATCATCTTCTTCTTTTGAATCCAGTAAGGCATAAAGTCCTTTCTGAAGTCTTGGTAGAATTGAGAGAACAAAGTCTCATCACCTTGAAGTAACTTGGTTACTTGCTTAACCCAAGGCTTGATTCTTTGCAAATCCTGCATCAAAGGAAGCATATCATCAGAGTTAATCATGTTCCTTAACTTGTCAATGAAAGTAGCATGAACATAGTCAGCATCAAGGTATCTTGTGAAACCTAAATCATCCTTTTCATACTTGCCTCTATAGTCAAGTTTAGGTACTTGTCTGATTACTTTTCTTACAGCTTGTGACAGAGACTCATGTGAACTTACCTGTCTGAAAATAGTCATCCATCCATCCTTATAAGCCTCTTCTTGTCTCCAATCCTCTGCTTCATTATCTACCTCACTGTTACCATCAGGGTCATCATCATTGAGGTTTGCATCAGCAGGTGCAATGTAGTTGGGGTCTATCCTAATACCCTCAGTCATTACAAGCAAAGTACTTGCTTCCTCAGCAAGAGCCTTATAGACATAAGGGTCATCAACTATCTTCTTATACTCCTGATTCTTATAAGCAGCTTTCTTCTTGGCAGCTTCTAATTTCTGCTCATCAGAGAACTTATCTGCACCTCTCATAGAATTGATTGCATTAAGTTCTTGCTGTATTCTGCCCTCTTCTGTATCCTGTACATAAGAATTGAAGATGTTAGCCACTCTCTTGAATATACCAGCAGGAGTGTACTTCTTTATAGCAGAGAATCTATCCAAGCTATTAAGCTCAGCCTGTAATTCTTCCTTCTCCACACCACTGGTATCATCAATTCTTCTCTTCAAAGAATCAGTCATTTCCTGCAAGGCATTATCAACTTCATTACTGAAGAATCTTGCAATAAGTGTCACTCTGTCTCTTCTTGTTCTTGGGTCAAAGAGTAAGTCCACCTTTTGCTGCTCCTCAACAGTAGTGACTCTTGGAGTATTAAAGGCATCACTTGGTCTTTCTTCTTCTGGTCTTGAAGTAGTAGAAGATAAGAATCTATCCTTGAAGGCTTGTTCATCAGATATATCTTTCCCAGACTTATCTCTAAACATAAAATTAGCAGTAGAGTGAACTTCATTAGGTATTCCTAATCTCTGAGCAGCTATTATACCAGCTTCATCTATACCAGTTTGGCCTCCACTTCTAATTTCAGATATAGTAATTCCTTTATCTTGGAGCTTCTCCAATATCTGAGTTACTAAATCATTATAGTATGATTGACTTTGCTCCATACTATAGATTCCATTACCAGCTATATTAATCTTCAGATTACTTGTTTTCCCCTTAGCTTTAATCTGATTATAAAGATTTTCAGCTATTGCTGAAGCATCATTAGACTCAGGAAGTAAGTCGGCTGATGCATATTTACTTCCAGCAGAGTTTTTAGTCAAATTTTCTCCAGCAGTTCTAAAGTTTTGGGCTAAAGCTATAGTTATATCTGACCAATTAGCATTTTCAATTGTCCTTCTCCTATAAGGATTAGGGCCAGTGTAATTAGAGGTAGAAAATTTTGTATCTACCCCCTTTCCTTTTGGTCTTCTTAACTCCTTAATAAAATCATTGAGTTCACTACCTAATGGAATATCCTCAATAGACTTATTATTCTTTTCCTGCCACAGTCCAACCAAGTTAAGTATTGATTGCTCTGTTTCATTAGGAAACTTCTTAGCTAATTCTCTAATTTCAGGTGTTAATATTAAACAACTCATATAATTAATAATTATTATTGTGCAAAGGTAAGGAATTTAATTGTAATACACAAGCTTTTATTCAAAAAGCTAAAGGGAGAACAAGTATTTAACTTATTCCCCCTTATAAGATTACTCAACAATGTACTTGACACCATTGAATATGAGCCATTTGATTGTCAAGATATTGACTGGTCTAATACCTGACTCTTTATCAGTCTTAGTAATGTCCATATCTACACAATCATATCTACCATCTCTTGATTCAAACTGAATCTTATAGCCTCTAAGAACTCTATCTTCACCTTCTTCATAAGGTAGGATAGGCTCTCTAACAAGTTCAGTAATAAGTTGCTTAGCCCTTTCAGCTACACCTTTCTTACTTGCCCTAACCTTGTCAATATCCTCAGAGAATTGATTCACAAGATGGTCAATTTCCTCATTGAGTTTCTTCTTGCTCTTAGGCTTGTCCTGTTTCTTGAAGCATACAGTGAATACCTGACCAGAGTGGATACTTTCAAAAATACTCCGTATCCCTAAAGTACCATCCTTTTTATCCTCTTTAGTTACCTTCACTTCTTCAACAAAGTTATCACCTGACTTGATGTAGTTCTGTACATAGGTCCTTCCTATGTTTACTACATCACCACTTTCTGTATGTACTACTCTGATACTATTATCAGCATTGATTCCAATCACTCTGTAGTGACTAACCTCACTAAGTACATCATTTACTGCAATTCCTGTTTTCATATTAAATAAGTTTAGATATATTCTCCATGAAAGTCTCAGCTTCCTTCTTAGTTACATTGATAGTCTCAATGTCACTCTGAAGTGCAGCTATCTGAGCTTCCTTACTCTTAATCTCCTCTTCCATTTGAGAGTGAAGATTACTTGTACTCTCATGTGCAGTCTTGAAGGCTGATTTGATAGCAGCCATTTGTTCAGCAAAAGTAGGTTTAGCTACTGATTCTGTTGTTACTTTAGTACTAAAAATTCCCATATTACTTCTTCTCCTCTTGTTTCTTTAATTCTTTGTAAATTTTTGAATACTCCTCAGCAAGTATTCCAGTTGGATTTCTTAATTCTTCAATAGTGTCATACAGAGGAACCATATGACATTTACTCTGAACTAATAAGTGTAATTCATTATCTGTCATAATTAGTACTTCTGTAATTCTTTAAATCATCTTGGTATTTCTGTGTATTAGAATATCCACAAGGACTTATAAATTCTGGACAGAACCCACGATATATACATTCTGGTACCATCTTATCTGCCACTACTGGGTCTATATCTCTAATAGCTTCCTTTACTTGCTCCCATGCTTCTCTAGTTTCTTTAGATGCACACTTACAAAGTCTCTTTCTTGATATATTAATTAGGGCTTGGGCATTAGCTGTCATATCCATATCATTTAATAAACCTTGAGGCAAATCATCTCTAGATAATCCTAAAAGTAAAGGATTCCTGTCTGTCCTTTGAGTATGTACAAACTTTTCACAACCTTCATGATGTCTTACAAGATGAGTAGTTACCCACTGTTGTATGTAAGCCCATGTCCAATCAAACTCAAGTAGTCTTATAGGACTATGTTCAGCAAGAAGCATTTTGGCTTTCCAACTATCTGAAGGTTCTTTATCAAGTACTTTTTTACCTATAGTTCTCCTGGCAGCGTTAAGAACTCTTTTCCAAGAAGATACTTTTTCCATTCTTACAATTTTACTCATACTTTTCCTAAATAAACTACTACACCATGCTGACACTTATCCTTTTCTTCATAAGCATCAGTTCTATTATCAAACACCTTTACATTACCATCTTCATCTGTTACTAAACTAATAGTACCATTGAAGTCTTCAATTATTACATACCTACTCATTCTGTTGTTCCTCCACTATTAGGGAAATTATCTACACTTACTGTACCAGTGATAGATACAGGTTCTGAAGGATTAGTATTCAAGTAAGCATTAGTAACCCTTACAGGTACCTCTGATACAGATACTGCACTTAACTCTACCTTCTGAACTTCACCTTCTTGACCAGATATAGTGTTCTTAATATCCTTCAAACTCTCCTGCATTCCAGCTATAGACTGACTCATATTATACAATAACTTGTCAGTAGTGGATGTAACATTGTTAATATCCACATCTACAGATGAAGGAGGAGTTTCTTCTGATTGGGTAGCTGCTCTATAATCTGCTGCTGTACTCATCATACTTTGGGCAATCTTAAATGCCATACTTGATATGAGAGTAACCTGCCCATCATCCAATGTCAAAGGATTTTCCACTTTAGCCAATATACCTTGCAAAGCATACATTGCAAAGTATTCTCTTGGCTGTAATACATCTATATCAATATTCTCTTCTGAGCCTGCATCTCCTCTGGTAGCTACTGTACCTGAGGTTGCAATAACCTTGGCATCTACAATAAACAGATTATGGAGTTCATTACCATCAGAACATACACCATTGTCATTGAAATAATACATTTTTTTTTGTACTTGTTCAGAGTATTTCTCTGTGACAGAGCCTATATCATTCAATTGAAAATTAAGTACATAGTCACTGACTGCTCCACTTAACTGTCCATTAGAAGAGAATGCAAGGGAGGCACCATTTAATGCCTCATCCTTGTTAAATTCTACTAATTGAATCTTAGTTGCTGTTGCCATATTATTCACTTTTATCAACTATTCTTCTCATCTTATATAAAGATTTATATAACTTCTCTATTTCCTCGAATGTGCAATTATTCTTAATAGTATTTGCTCTATAGCTGATAACCCAAATGTTACCCTTAACATATCCTAATGATGGGATAATCTTGTCCAAAGAGGGGGAATCATAATTTCTTATATTATTTCCCCTATCTCCCCTTTCAGGTATTTTAAGATTAAGAGGAATATTAAGTATAGGACATTTTTCGGGAATTACTATATCTTCTTCCTCAATACTAAAAGGAATACCTTCCTTGAGTGCCCTTGCCTTTGCTGCTGTAAACATTCTATGCTTGTAGAATAGAATTGGGTTCTCAAAGAATTTCTTTCTGGCCCAACTTACTTTCATCCTCGCAGAATAATTAGGGTCTGAAAGTCTTTTATTTAACTTCCACATCCTATCATATATTTTCCTATAAGATTTCCTGCATGAAGGACATCTCTTAGCATGAGTATTCCTATTACTATTAATAGTAAACTCCTTACCACAATCAACACAAACATATTTTCTTTCCATACTAATACTTTTCTGCAAAAGTAAGAAATTTATGTGAAAGAGCGAAGAAATGTTGGTTAATAAATCTTAATCAAGTAAGACTTCAAAGTCATCAACATTCCAATCTCTTAAATCATTAAATACCCTATCCCTATGTTCTAAGGTACATCTAAGATTTTTCCAAGCATCCTGAGGCAATACAATTTGCTCTTCAACTGCACCTTTAAGGTCACAGTTTGAGTAGTCTATATCCTCAAAATATTCACCATCTTCATCCTTTCCAGAGTCAGTAATCTCATAGTCAGATACCTTAATCTTTACAGTTTTACTAAGGGTGACACTTACTGTGACCTCAATTTCCCTTTCAGGATTATCAGCCTGATTCCAGGGTGCATTAGGTCCATCAGTTCCACACGGATAATCATAATTATTATACATGATATTTACTTTTATGTTTTCTATTTGATAACTTTAATAGGCGATTTCTAATATTTTCTCCTTTATATAAGAATATGTAACCGTTAATTGTTAATATTTGCCCTTTACAGCATTTGCATATATTAGTACTTGGAATATTAAGCTCTCTACTAATATCAGAAACAGCACTCCATGTTTTAATTATATCTCCAGACGAAGAATATTGAACTACAGAAAGAGCGTTTGAGTATCTCTGATTATAAGTATTATCACACCACTCTAAATTATCTACACAATTATTTTGAGTATTAGTATCCTTATGATTTATCTGAGGATACTTGTTAGTATTAGGTATAAATGCCTGGGCTACTAATCTATGTACAAAAAATTGTTTATGCTTAATTTTATTATTAGATAACCATACTCTCATATAGCCTTTCTTATTAGGAGACTGCTTTAGCAGTTTACCATAAGGATTTCTTATATGTCCTAAACTACTTATTTGATAACTTTCAAAATCTTTAATGTCTTTCCAAACTTCTTCCATACTTATAATTTTTATACTGTAAAGATACTAATATTTTTCTAATTATCCAAGTTTAGTAAGTTAAATATCTTTAATTTAGGATAATTATAATTGTCCATTATTTTTTTTTCTCCTTTTAATATCTGTTATCAAGTTATTCTCTTTAATCAGTCTACGAGCAATTACACATTCAAGATTCTTAGGTATGCTGATATGCCTTCCCTTATCATTCACATAGATAGCATGGTCTCCATTATGTCTGTCATAACAGAAACCATTGAACTCTACTATCTTTATGAACTCTCTTGATGTATATTGTCTCATACTACACTTTCAGAATGTCTTTATACTTCTCATAAGTCTTCCTTATGACCTCTTCCCCTATTGGATTAGGTCTCTTTGAGTCCCTCTCTATACAGTCTTGAAGAGGTATGAAGAAATTCTTAAATTCCAATTCATACTTAGATTCTATCACAGTGGGAGCATATTCATTAGCATTATTCCAATCATTAAGTACTCTTTCATAGTACTCCAATTCCTTTGGATTAAGATTCATATTGTCAATAACAATATCAAATCTATAAGACATAGCTTTCCACAAGAATAAATCCTTTAAGTCTCCTACAAGACCTTCTCTACTGGGAACCCAATACTTACCTAACATATTTCTGATGTCATCATTGTTGAACCTTACTCTATGTTCAGGGTCTTCAAGTACCCATTGCTTAGCCCATGTAGTTTTACCACTACCTTGAATACCTCGGCATAAAATTATCTTTGGCATTGTCTTTCCTCCATGTATTCTTTATGTTCTTTACAGTACTCACTACCTTCCACAACAGGCTTCCCACAAAAGTGGCACCTCTTTTTAGCATTAAATCCTAATTCAATACTTGACTCTACTGAATCTTGGATTACTCCTCTAATAATACCAAAGGCAGTATTCAGTCTATCATTCTCAAGAGGTGTAAGTACTCCTTCCTCAAAGGGAAAGCCTACCATACCTTTTAACCTCCAAAGTATTCTATTCCTTTTCTGCCATCTCAGTTGCTTCTCTGTCATATTATTTACTCTTGCTGACCACAGAGTTCAAAACTAACAAAGCATCTCTAAGGGTTTTCTTTTGAGCAGGAGTACAGTTACTTAATTCACCATACTCCTGTTCAAAAAGATATGACCTTAGATGGTTAGATAGTTTCAGAGTCTCTTTAGCCTTTGTTTTAACACTAACTTTAATCCCACTCATCTTTCTACCCTCCTATGATGGACTTAGAAAGACTCAATGTACTCTGCATCAGGAAATGTAGCATAGACATCATCCCAAGCTGCATCTCTCTCATGCTCTACATCCTCATCATACCTATTATTATAGGTTTCTCTATGTCCATCTTTGAAATGAATTATAAATGTCATATATTCATATCTTTATTATTCAACTTATTTTGTAGTTCAACCATTTTATTCTGGTACCACTGGCATTTAAGAATATCTTCTTTACCATTCTTTTTATTAAATCTCCACTGATACTTAAAGGCATTACACATGCAGAACATGATAACTGCTTCTGTGCCATAAGCACTTTCCATGGCATCAATACACTCAATCTTCCCCTGATTATAGTGAGAAGGATGATTTACCTTATTATCTTTTTCTTCCATACCTCTTTTTTTTCTTTTATTCTTTTTTAGTGAACCCAGTAGGTAGGTAAGCTACCATCTTCAAGTCTACTAATATCTGCATCAAGTTTAACTTTCTTCACAAAATAAGCTCCTGATTTTACCATTATATCATATAGAGTTTGAGCTACATCTTCTGCAATCTCTTCAGGGGCTTCACAATTTATTTCATCATAAGGAGTTACAGTAATTAACACCTTGAATAATAAGTCATTGTGCCTTAAATATTCAAAGAAGTTCACCATACTTACCTTATAACACAATGCTCCAGTATGCTGTATAGGATAATTGACAGATTGCCTATCAGAGTCAGCTCTTCTCTTGAAGAACTCCTTTACCATCATCACAGTATCACACTTAGGTGCATCTATTTTCATCTCCCTGTAATAGTCCCAAAATCCAGGTTCCCTAAACTTAGTTTGTAACTTCTTGAGGTAACTCCAATCATAGATATAAGCCTTATACCCTACCTTAGGATTCAAGTCTATATAGCCTTTATTGAACCAGTCTTTCTTTCTGAACTCAATATATCTCTTAAGGCCATTAAAGCCCCTCATATAATTGTCATATATCTCCTTAGCTCTTTCAGCAGTAAGTCCAAAGTTCCTCATAATGGTATTATCATTGCCTGCATAATTAAATGCAAACTCATAACCCTTAGCTTCTTGTCTTAACTTGTGATATTGCTTCTTGACCTCCTTAGCTGGCATATCCTTAGGAATCTCAGGGAATACTATCTTGGCAGTCAGAGTATGTAAATCACCCTCTCCATAGGTAAGTTCCCTAATCATCTCCTTGTCATCAGCTACATCAGCCATAATATATGATTCCTGACCTGAATAGTCAATTGAAATCCATCTGTTGCCTTCTTCAGCAATAAAGCAGGCTCTTGTTTCAGCATCAGCTGGCATATTAAGCATATTAACATAATCAACTTTAGCTGCTTTATCCTTGCCTCCTGAGCTTATTCTTGCTGTATCAGTACCTAATGAATTAAAGTTAGTATATAGCCTACCTGTTACTTCATCAATCTGCTTGAGCACATTTTCTCCATAGGTACTGCATAGCTTCTTCATTTCCTTGAACCTAATATACAAAGGAATAAGGCTACACTTATCTTTCTGTGGACCTAATACCTTAGCTCCTATGCTGTTCTTGTCCTCATCATCCTCCTTATCAAGAGCTGTAGTATCAACTCCATACTTTTTGAATAAAGGAATTACTTGCTTAGAACTATTCCAGTTAAGAGTTACTTGAGGTTCAAGATTAAAGCCTGAGAACAAATCACCTTGCCTGTCTATCTTGATATACTTTGAATCAGGCTCATGCTCTATAAGCCATTTATTCATTTCATCAACAATACCATCAAGGATAGCTTGGTCATGCTCCATCTTCTTCTCCCATCTTGTCCTGTCCATCTTAATGCCACAGAAGCACATATAGGCAATAGGGAGTATAGCTCTATTCTCATACTCCACAGCTGTCAATAGTCCTTGCTTTCTTAGTTGCATAAGCTGAAGTTCCCTTATTTTCTCAAGATACTTAACATCATTTGCCGCATACACAATTACATCCCCTACAAGACCCTTATAGATAATCTGCCCTCTTATAGACTTGTCAAGTTCTACTCCAAGATACATCTCACCTAACTTCTTTAAGTTCATAAATAAGACATAACTTGCTTTTGAACCCTTCTTCTTAGGGTCTGCTGGTACATAATCATACCTCTTACATTGTATCTTTTCCCACACTTCAGGAGTTAATCTAACAGGATAACCAAGCCACATGAGCTTCTCTGCTAAGAATAAGTCATAGACATTATAAGGAACTATATGATACTTATAAAGCCATTGTAAATCAAACTTGGCATTATGGAATAGAAATAATCTATCTGATTCAATATAGTCTTTATACAGTCTTACATCTATAGTAGAACAATCAATGACTACTTGAAAATCATAGCAGCCAAGCTGAAGAGACAGCAGCTTATCCTTATGGCAGCTTAGTCCACTGGTTTCAGTATCAAGACCTACTATATCTAAGGGACTTAATAGGGATAGACTTTCATCTACCCCTATTATCTTATAAGCCTCATTATCAAATAACTCTCTATTCTTTGTAACTAAATATATCATTATTCAAATGTTATAGTCCATCCATAACCCTCAACAAAGTCTATAGATTTGACAACTGCCTTGGCTTCCTCAAGCTCATAGCCTACCACAATCATTGGACCTCCTGATGGGTCAATAAACTTATTTCCTCCCTGAACTTCACCTACTCTTAATGTGGGTACATCAGTTTTAAGTACATAAGTTTTAGAATCAGTACCATCAGGTTTAGGCATTTTCTTGAGATAGTTTTTAGCTCTATATCTGGACCTAAGTTTTATAATATCTTCCATTACTTACTAGAATAAGCTATTAAAGAGTTAAAATCCAGAACATACTGATACCTCTTGAAGAAAGAATTTCCAAGTATTCCTGAGAGGGTTACTCCACTCTCAGCCTTTACCTCATTAAATGAAGCAGCCATATCTACAACTTGGAAATCTTCCTCATAGACTTTATCCTTATATACTAGAGGTGCTCTTACATAGGAAACATCAATCCTATTACCTTCCATTCCCCACAATACTCCAGTTGCTTCTACCTTTTCATGTGGGAAATTATTAAGAATATTGGAATCAATTACTGATAGAGTAGCTCCAGTATCCAACAGGAAGTTAAACTTCTTGCCTCCATTGTAGAATGTTACCACAGGCAACTCTACCAAATCCATAGCCTCTTTGAAAGACATATTTACCCTTTTGCTCTGCTTGCAATAATCTTCTACACCATTAATGATAATAGATAGAATGATTACTGCAAGCATAATACCAATTACTTCTAATACCATGCTTCATGCTTTCTTTTTAGTTATTACTTGACACCAGAAGTACCAAATCCTCCTCTGTTATTATCACCTAAATCATCCACTTCCACAAGCTCAATACCTGAACTTAGCAGCCATTTAATCTTCTGCCACATAGTAGCTTTCTGACTAAGCTGTATCCTAAATTGACAGATTCTATCACCTGCTTCAATAGTGGTCTCTCTCATAGGAGAACATACATAGTGCCACTGGTCATCATTGCCATTATATGTGTTATCCACTACACCTTGACCACTTGGGATGAATAATCCTAACTTCTTAGGACCACTACTCCTTGAATCAATAATAGCTTCAAATCCTTGTGGTAGTTGCATTGCCACTCCAAGAGGGATGTAATAGGTAGGAATTTCTACATCCCTATGACCTACTCTCTCTCCTTCAATAGTTTTTCTTTTAAGGACATCAGCCTGTGGTGCAGGGATGGTGATATTTATGGCAGACCTCAAATCTATCCAATCACCATTCTCACTAATTACAGGCATACAGCCTTCAGTTAATACTTTTACTTTAATTTTTAGTTTCATATCTTATAAATCCTTTTACTTTAGTTACTTCTTTGATGGGAGTAAGTTGCCCTACTGCCACATTGTTTGTTGAAGTCTTTCTGAACTTGAATATTGGAATACAAAGAAAGGTAACAACAGTAGTCCTTACTGCCAAGTTGCCTTCTCTGTACTCCTGTGTTACCATACTTATCATTACTTTCAAAATTTACTTGTTATGTCTACCAACTCCTTGCCATTGACTTTATAGAATCTCTGATTAGTAGTCCTACTGTTAAGTGGACCAAACTCTTCCTTATAGGGTCCAAGTTTTATATAATCAAAGTTGCACAGGTCAATATTATTATTCAACTCCTGCCTTCCACTATACCAAGCTACCTTTATGGAATTATAATGGTTGGTAATAAAAGAAGCCAAAGTATTTACTTTATCTGGCTCTGCATCACCTCCCATAATAGCTATACAGCTAATTCCACTATTCTTCTTGATAAGTTTCCTTACTTCATTGAAAGTTAATTCAGTGCCTATATCCTGTGCCAAGTAAGAGCTATGACAATTTTTGCAATGACAAGGGCAATTACTTATGTTTATACATAGAGAAATTTCATCAGGAACTTCACTAAATGTTACTTTAGTATCTACATATTTTAACATTTTACTTCATCTTTACCATTAGAATAAACCCTTTTACCAGCTTCTATTTGTCTGTCTTTACCAAATGACTTGATAGGTCTTAAATATCCGATTACCCTAGTGTATTGGGTAATGTTCTTACTATGGCACTTAGGGCACTCAGTGATAGGATGCTTAGTAATGTAGCCACAATCATCACACTTACTATTAGGAATATTAAATGTGAAGTAGTTGGTTCCATTAGCTATTGCAAAGTCTATCAGTTTGAGATACTGTTCCTTGCTAAGGTGGTCTTCAAGATTGATGTGAGCCGCACTGCCTCCATCAGTATATTGATAAGTCTGCCTTCCATGAAGAATAAACTTATCAAGTACTGAAGTATCATCATGGGCATCATAGAAATATGAGTTATACAGGTTCTCATCTTCAGGAACCCAGTAATTGTCTTGCTTATCCCATTGATAATTTTTTCCTCCTAACCCTTCAGCAGGAACTACCTCAGAATTGAATAAGAATGGTCTATTGGCATTATGGATAGAATGTATCTTGTTCTGCTCTTTGATAATACCAAGAACCAGTTGCAGGAACTCAATATACTCCTTGTTGTTGCCAACAGTCATACCTAAGAATCTTGCAGCCTCATTCAAGCCATTGATACCTATGGTACTATATAGCTTACTGATGTGGATATATCCACCATTTGAAGCAGCAAACATACCTTTATCCTCAAGGTCATACAGCATTGTCTTAAAGGCAATATGATACTTGTAGACTCTTTCAAGAATATCTACTAAGTAATCCTTAAGAAATGAAGTATTTTCTTTCCATCCTCCATTCCTCTTCAATCCATAAGCCTTGTTGCAATCCTGTACAATCCTATTGATATTAAGAGTAATGACATTACAACTACCAGTCATCACACCAGTAAGACCTGATGTAGGATTAAAGGTATTCTCTGCAAGTTCATTCCTTAATCTACAACATGATGCAAGACTATCAGCACTATCTGATATATAGGTAAAGAAGCTATGACCTTCTGCATACATTTCTGCCACAAAATCTTTCCAGTCCTTATCTATAATATCATTAGTCTTTGGGTCATAAACCATCGCAGCAGTTTCAACAGGAAAGGTTAATATTTGTTTAGTTCTTAACTTATTAAAGAACTTCATAAATAGTCTCTGTAAGCAATTAATCGCTTCCCATTGAGGCTTAGTTCCATCAGGATAATAGAACTCTCCAAACAGTGAATCAAAATATGTATGGTCGTAATATGAAATGTTTGTAAATGGGCTTTGGTAGCTCCTGTTACCAGCAGGCTGATTTACACCATAGATAAACTGTTTGAATGCCTTATAGATAGCATCCCTGATAGTCCTTTGCTTGTTACAATGTTCTGTGGTAGTTATCACATCCAGCTTTTCATACCAATTAGGACCAAATTCCTGCACAATGTAATAGTTAAGGGCAATAAAGTATTCACCTACTGCCACTGCCCCCTTACACTGAGAGGATAACAAAAAGATAAGATTGGTTACTTGACCACTGAATGATTGTAGGTCATTAGGAGGTGTTGGAGTGATACCATCAATATTGCCAACTCCTTCCATCATAAGAGGATATAGACTCACAGCCATACAATACTGCTTCAAGACAGGAGTAGTTGCTTCATCATGTGTATAAATGACATGAGAGTTCAAATCCTCTTCATACTTCTTGGCTACTTCAGGGTACATTTCATTCAGCTTGTCTTTCATTCTTTGCCTCTGAATAACCCTATTAGTAGTCTTATACACTTCACCCTCAAGGTTGGCAACATTCTTCATAGTTACATTTGCATTGGCATCTGTCTCTGATGAAGTAGCTGCATTCTCATTAGATTGACTGTACTCATTCATATAGTCAATTCTTTCCCTAATGAATCTTGCCTGCTTATGTTGCTCTCTATAAATGATATAACTCTTTGCTACATCAAAGTGTTTGTCATTCATGAGAACATCCTCAACCTTATTCTGTATCTCCTCAATACCTATAGTATCTCCTTCCAAAGTGCCAAACAAGGCACCTATCATATCATACAGATACTGAGGCATTTTCTTGTTGCAAGACTTAAAGGCTTTTTCTACAGCACTTATAATCTTATCAACATTAAATTCCTCTATACTGCCATCTCTTTTTACTACTTGCATATTACAATGTATTTAACCATTCTCTTAAATCATTAGGACCAGTCTCACTAATTCCCATAGGCACCTTTGGTCTGGAAGTGAGATAAGAAGAAAGCTCTTCTCCTATCACAAAAGGACTTCTCATCTCTATTTGGTCATTCTTTCCAAACTTCAATGTACCTACTGCCTGTGTAAATGGACAAGTCCACACCAATGGGACAAGGATTCTCCTATTGACTACAATAAAATCATAGTCAAGCAGCTTGAAGTCTTTGAAGTACTCATCTTTATCCATATTCTGCCTTATAATAGCCCAATATAGTCTGGCTTGAATATCATATCTCCAATCTACAAAGGATTTATAGAAATCCCACTCTGTATGGGAACTTGTTTTCAAATCTACTGGCTTTACCCACTTCTCCTTATGATTGACTATGATTAAGTCAGCCATGTTTCTATACTTTACACCATTGAACTCTCCTTTGAACTTCAACTGATAGAATCTTTCAATATCTGGTTCAAATGGATTGTCCTCTGCAAAGTAGAATTGAGTGGATTTGCTCTCTTTCAATGCTCTTACTGCATTGCACACATCTTGATAGGTCTGAGTATCAAGTATAGTCTTACTGCCTGCTATAAATAACAGGTTATAGTAGTCAGCTCCTTTCTCCTTGATAACCTTAGCTCTTGTCTCAGGCTTCCAGTTCATCTGATAACTCTGATATTCAGTCTCCTTAATGATTGCATCATCAGGAATTGTGATAAGACTCCTATAAGAATCTCCATACTGACTGAACAAAGATTTTACCATCTTTGTAATAGAGTCTGGAGTTGAAGGAAACTCAGCAACCATAAACCTTTCATCAAACTCTTCTTGACCACCTGTGATTAAGGAGTCCACTGCTTGCCCATATATAGTTGACACAGTGGAAATAGGATTAAATAAATCAGATAATCCATTAAACCCAGTTCTTTCATATTTACTTAATATAGAATATGAGAGAGAGGGGTCTGCCCTGTAAGTAGGTTCATCAACTAACCAGCTAATGTCTTTCAATGATTTTTTTCCACACATATCCTTTATATGTCTTCAATTTATTATTACAGCATTTAAATACTCCATATTTATTCCCATCTACACTATTTCCAGCATCAGTATAATGACTAAACGTAGCTATAAGATTTCCAAATAAGTCATACTGACCTATGGTGAAAGCGGGCATAGAATATAAAGTATTATGTTGTTGAGTGCACCATTCCAAATTAGAAGCTTTATTGTCTAATTTATTCTCATTCAGATGATTTATACAAGGAAGATTAAAAGGATTAGGAATAAAAGCTAAAGCCACTAATCTATGTACCCTATGACAGTATCTTTTACTATTCATTACAAGTACAACCTCTTTATAACCATGCTTACCTATCTTGGGTTTAAGTACCATCCCTTTTCTAAAAGATTTACCTGAAGTTTTATAATTTACCTCCCTATCAATACTTCTAATCTCTCCGAAATTACTAACTTCATACCATCCTTCAAATTTAGGTATAGGTTTCCATATTTCTTCCATTAGTAATAATCTTGATTGTATTCCTCACTACTGAAATCTTCATATTCATCCTCCTGCTCTGACAACTCAAGAGCCTCACAATAGGTGTCTACTTCTAACTTCAATTTCCTCATTTCTCCAAGGTCTGCTTTCAGATACTCCTCTTTAGGATTTTCCTTACTGAGACCTTTCTTTACTCTGACAAGAGATGAATCAACTAAGAGTTGAAGAGACTCAAAGTCCCTACTATTCAAGAACTTATGTGCAAGCTTTGCATCTCCCTCAGGCAATGAGGGAATCAAAGCCTTTATTCTGTCTATTGGTTCTCTATTGTCCATAACTCTTGATAATTTCTATTGCCTGCAAGAGTTGTTTCTTGGTATATACCTCAAAATAGATAGACTTTTCACCTTTTTCAGTGTATAGGTTATCAAGATATTTTATAAACATCTTTTTCTTGATATAGAATACATCATTCTCTATTCCTTTGGCTTCAATGTAAACATTGAGGTCATTATATTTGAAATAAAAGTCTGGTGTATATCTGATACCAACAATTTTACCTGTTTTCTGAATTAGTATCTTTGAGGGACAAGTATTTGTCCCGTCTGATAATCTTTTGATTTTCTGCTTGTCAGTCTCCTTATCATAATATGGGGTAATAGGCTCAAAACCCTCCCATAAAGTAAAGGTAGTTGGCTCATATTGAGGCTCAAACCCTTGTTGAAGAAGAGTATTGTATATGCTCTTCTCCAACTGGGATTTGAATGTTATACCCTTAGAACTACTCTGTGTAGCATTTCTAATCTTCTTATTTGCCACTTTTGAACATTTCTTTAAGAATGTCTCTTGTAATTCTGCAAGCAATCTTAGCATCCTCAATAGTCCTGAATGCTGCGAAGTTCCTATAGTTCTTGATGTGGGCTTTGTTAGCCTTAGTGATTCTACCATCAAGCAGAGAGATTCCATAAATCTCAGGACTCTTCTCAATATGGTCCTCATACTTCTTGTCCAACTCAATGGCTACTTCTCTGAGTACCATAGAGAATGCAGCAGCAGGAAGAATAGTATCTACACTATTGAGATAGTTATAGACCTTCTCAATCTTCCAACCAAGTTTCTCTGCAATCTTCTGAATGTAGTACTCCAATTCCATAGGAACCTCAGTCTCAACTACAGACTTTGCAGGTTTGGTAGTAGTGACAATACCAGCCTCAAGGAGTTCAGGAAGAATGTCCTTAGTCACTACAATGTGCTGAACTATAGTGCCCTTACCAAAGAAGGGGTCTTTCACTTTAGATACTTTAGTCAGAGTGTCTCCAATCTGTACTTCCTTACCATTTGTCAAATAAATCTTTTCCATTTTTTTTTGTTTAATATTAATACTCTTCGTACCATTTTATAGGCACACCATAAATCTCTTTTACCTTATTACTTATATCAACAAATAGCTGATGTGGCATCTTAGTACCACTCCTTGCAAAATATGCAGGATGTTCAATCTCTATAATATGATTGAACCTATCATTAATATAAGGTTTGAAGGTTTGGGCTTGTCTGCCAAACAATACATATACTATAGCTGTATTATATTCAGACAAGTTCTTTAGCAATTTAGCTATGAAAGGTCTCCACAACATCACATGGGAACCTATCCTATTCATTTCTACAGTGAGTGCAGAGTTTATCATTAGTATTCCTTGTTTAGACCAACTCTCAAGAGAGTTGTCAAAGGTAATACAATAATGTGGAACTTCAAAATTAATTGCTGCTTCTTTAACAACATTTAATGAAGGAGACAAGTTATCCTCATCAACTTCCTTTCTATTCCCGAATAATACTCCAGTTGCTACTCCCTTTTGTGGATAGGGGTCTTGACCTAACATAACTACTTTCAAGTCATTGAGAGGGCAAAGCTCAAATGCTCTGAATACATCAGATTGGGCAGGACACAAAGGCTTTCTCCTGTATTCTTGCCCAACCTTAGCCATTACATTATTAAGCTCTGTCCTATCAATTACCTTCATCCAATCTCCAAAGTATTCATCTAATGTCATATCAACATCATTATGTCATCAATATTGTCAATAAGGCATTCATTCAGTGCATCATTAGAGCAGGCAGATGGAGTAGGTTTAATAGGTTCTACAAAGAACTTATTGAAATTATCTACTATGACCTTTACTTTCCTGTCCTCTGGATTACTGCTGAAACTGTAATTGCTTCTTGGGAAATTTATATCCCTACTTGTATAATAGGGAATCAATTTCTTGATGATACCTTTATTAATCAACTTATCAGACTCTAAGAATACTTTGGGACTGACATGGCACACAGGTCTGTAATAGACCATAGTATTACCATTGTCCTCAGTATGTACACTTCTTGCAGTTAATGTACATAATAGTAATGGAGTGTAGCTCTCATCAAAGATGATACCTTTACCACCATAATACACTTCGCCCTTATTGGTAGTTATCTTCTGCAATCTTTTACCATATCCTACATTAGTAAATAATTGAGCTATGATACTATCAAAGGTTCTTCTTTCTTGGCTTGGTGCATTATCATATAATGGCAATATTATCCTCTTGATTCCCATAATTGCGGGATAAGCCATATTGTCTGAAACCAGCTTTTCAAAGTGTTCTCTTGCAATCACAGGTATCTCTACCTCATCATTGTTTACTTCAATGACAAGGCTTCTTCTAAATACATTGTTACTATCAAGAGACAGATTCATTTCAAGCTGGTCTGGATTACCAGACTCACTGCTATTGAAAACACCCATTACATTATATGCAAATCTTGGGTTAAATTCCATTATACTTCAGTTTTAAGATACATTGTTTCTGCATTATATGTGGTAAGGAATGGCAGGTCTCTATCAATGAGAGGCTCACATTGATTAGCACAGAAGTTTACAAACAAATTAACCATATAAGATGCAATCATGTTTGCACAGAAGGTAGTTTGTTTATAGGAGCAGATAGTTTCATCAGCTTCTGCATCAGAGAATAGGAACTCATTATTGTACCTATTGATGTTGTACTCATCATCTCCCTTGATACACAATACCTGAAACTCTTCTGCTGCTAATCTACCATCAATAAACAGGCAATTCTTTCTCTCCTCCTCTGGTTTGGATTGAACATGATTTACCCATTTATTAAAGAAAAGTCTTCTTGCTGCCATGTTATCAAAGCCACAAATCATAATGTCTGATGCCTCAGATTCATCAGTGAATCTTTCACTTATTGCAAAGACACTGCTATAGCCAGCATAGTTTCTAATCATCTCAGCCAGTGCAGATACCTTAGGTCTACCTAAATCAGATTGACCATATAACTGACCTGACATATTGACAGTTTCCACTATGTCATCATCATAGATAAACATGGAAGCTGGCTTCATTCTTGCCAATAAGAAGCCTACATAACTACCAATGCCACCTACACCTGCCAAAATGACAGTCTTCTTCTGAATGTTCTCATACCAAATGGCAGAACTAAACCTACTTGTAGCTTCATCCACAAGCAAAGTTGCAGAGTTTGTAGGTATCTCTTGATGTGCATCTTCTACAGCTTGGTCAAG